ATAAGTCTCGTGACACACCATACCCTGGGTAAATAATCCATCAAATGGCTCTGTTAAGTTTAAATTTATATTATTGTAAGAAAGTGCATTCATAAAAAATCTTGAATAAAGAAGATGCAGTATTGCATGTTCAACTCCACCAATATATTGATCAACAGGCATCCAATATTTTAAATCTTGTAAATCATACCCATAACTATCTTTATTAGGTGAACAAAACCTTAAAAAATACCAAGATGAGTCCACAAACGTATCAAGTGTATCAGTCTCTCTTACAAGTTTCTTTCCATCTAATGTTATACTTTTCCAATTTTCATCAACATCAAGTGGATTTCCCGATGTTTTAAATTTGTCTATTTTGGGCAATTTAACAGGCAACATTTCTTTTGGAATTTTTACAGGATTATTTTTTTCATCATAAGCAATAGGAATTGGACAACCCCAATATCTTTGACGAGAAATACCCCAATCTTTTAATCTAAAATTAATTTTTCTTTTCTTCTTCTGTTCTAGGAATACCTTTATTCCACGGAACAACACCTTTTCTTTTTTCGCTCATAGATTGCAGAGCTTCTTGTGAAAATATCCCCGTCATACCTTTATTCCAAACAACATTATTTTTATGCCATTCTTTATGACCCATTCGCATTTTCATTTTTTCCTCTTCAGTCCTAGGAATACCCTTATTCCAAGGAACTTGTCCTTTATTCTTTTCTTTTAACTTTTGTTTTGTTTCTTCGCTGTGTTTTTTACCAATCCAAGGATGTGGTTGATTCTTCCAAGTTTCTGCTGTCTTTTGCTTTAAAAGTTCTTTTGTTTCTTCTGTGTGAGTTTTTCCATAAAAGGGATTTTTTTCACCTATCATATCATAAAAGATAAATTTTTTAGAAGTTTGTTGTGCTTTATTTGCAAAGTGTGGATTTTTTCCTACTTCATAAAATTCGTGAAGAAGTATTTCATCTGCTATTGCTTCTTCCCTAGTTTTATAGTCACTTCTTAAAATGATTTTATGAGATGGATTAAAATTTTTATCACTAAAACTTCCAAAGTAATTTACATCTTCTTCTGGTAAGCAATTACAACTTCTGCTACCAAAATAACCCATACCCCATTCTTCATAAGAATAGTATGTATAGTGGTACTTCTTGTTAGACATTTCTTACTGATTTGGGTTGCATTATTATTTATTCATATTATAGCATTAAAAAGGAGGGACTTCCACCCTCCTCCTGAAAAGTGCAACCCAATCAGGTATTTGTATTTATCTCTATCTGGACCTATCCATATAGCAGTGTGCCCTCTGCCCATCAGCCAAAACAAAATGAAAAAAGATTTGATGATAATAAAGTTCAGTTTCTGAAGTCTTTTTACCAAACAGTTTCTTATTCTTCTTCTTTTGTACACCAGGCATCGGGTCTCTCCAATGTGGCCTCTCACAACCCTTGTAGACCATTCCATCACCTGGTTTTAAGATGACAGATCTATTTTCTCCAGGAACCAAAACTTGAGTTTTCTTTTTATCTGTGTATTGGTCTGGAGTTTTTATGTGTATTGGCCAATCAGCATCCTTACCTTCTAGGTTGGTGCTGACATGAACTGATACTGAAATCTCACATGCATCACGATCAGCATGACGAGTCAGTTCCTGACCAGGGAAGTAATACCGATCATAGTAGTAAGTATTATACAACTTACGACCGATGATTTCCTCCAGTTTCATACGAATACCAGAGTGAATCGCACGATATTGTGGGTGCCAATAACGAGATGTAGAACCTTCAACCTGCTGCTCTACAGGAACATGATTAAAGTGTTCTGGGTTCTTATCCCAATAGTTATACTGACCCTTTTGTTCGGGAACTGGGTGATAAAGTTCTTCAGCATCCCAAAGATCTTTAACTACCAGATATCCATTCTTATCAAAATCTTCATTACGAGTCCAGGCAGTTCCAGTGTTTTGCCTCTCCTGCATCATCAGTTGCAGTTCGTTCATTTGTTCTGCCATTTTCTACCTCACTTCCAACGGGGTCCAACAGTCCATCCAACGATAGACTTTCGGGTTCCTTTTGTGACTTTCAAAACTCGGTGTTGTGTGCGGGAGTCAAACAATACAATCGTGCCACGCTTACGGGGAACAATATAAGAGTTGCCTGCTTCATCCAGCAGTTGCACATTACCACCCTCATAATCATCAGGGTCAGAGAGTTGCATCGCAAAAGATAGTTTACGAACCATCTCAATATTCTCATTCACAAAATCATTAGCGAGACCTTCTTGACGATTGCCTACTGATTGTGGTTTGTATTGAGTGGCAAGTCCTGCATCATTGTGCCATCCGTAGAACTGACCTTCACCATATCGGGTGTATTGCATTGATTCTCCATCAATACACCGCAGATCATACAAGAAGTTCTCACGGTTTGCTCTTTGAATATAGTGCCACAAGAAACCACCGACCCAATGAGTCGTTGGAATCCAAGCATTTTGTGAGTTACGCTTGTCTTTATTCAGGGCATCTCCATGAAGTTTGGAGTCTCCCATTTGTTCATCAAACTTTTCCGAAACATCCCGTTCAATAATGTCTACAATATCTTCTGGTAGATCCGAGTAGTACCACACGCTCTGGAAGGCCAAAGTTCAATCTCCTATTATGTGTTCAACGATATTATATATCAGTTATGAAAGAGTGTCAATTATGGAGTATATCTGATGACAACTATACCAGATCCGCCATTACCACCGCTACCACTGACATCACCACCACCACCTCCACCACCACCACTATTAGTGGTGCCAGCAGATCCATTACCACCACCGCCACCTCCAGTGGCAGCACCGTTACCTCCACCTCCAGAACCTCCAGCTGCAGGACCATTTCTAGATCCACCGCCACCGCCTGCAAAATATCCGCTTAATGGTGAAAGAGCAGGAACACCAATCAATGAACCAGTATAGGCAGGGAACTGTGATCCAACACCACCGTAAGTGTCAGAACCTGGACCACCAGCACCACCGGCACCACCACCGCCGCCACCACCATTGCTCGCTCCGCCACCTCCAGAATTTCCTTGTGCTGTTGGAGATATACCATCCGGAGATGTAACTGCGGATCCTCCTCCTCTCTCTGTGCCACCACCACATCCACCGCCACCGGAACCACCATTTGCTCCTGGTTGATTAGCAGGCGATACGCTTTCAGATCCTCCTCCTCTACCACCACCAGTAGCTACAACTAATGTTCCAATACTACTATCACCACCATTTGTTGCTGTTGATGGCTGCGGAGCACCAGTTCCTCCAGGACCAACTGTTATTGTATGAGAACCGGTAGGCAATGTTAATGATGAAATATTTCTAACACCTCCGGCACCTCCGCCTCCACCATCATCAGCACCTCCGCCACCACCACCGGCAACAACAAGAACCTCTACACTTTTTTCCGATCCTATTACAGTAAAAGTTCCAGGTGAAGTAAATGTGTGATATTTATAACCGTTTCCTGGTTCTAATCCATCAACATTTCCACCAGATGCTGAGGCGGTCACTCTTGAACTCTGAACATCACCTCTTAGGGATAAGTCAGTATCTTTACTAACACCAAGAAGTTTACTTACAGTTCTTGCGAGTGATGATTTGATTGGAGCCATATATCAAACCTCCTTATCACCAGTTACCATGAAATTAACATGTGTTGCTGCCAATCCAGTAACATTTCCTGTTCCTACAACCAACTGATCACCAGTTGATTCCAACACAATCGGATATGATGGTTCTAATAATATCGTCTCACCTGCATTTACATCAACATCAAAGATTTTATTTGTTGGTCCACTCGTAATACCAGAAGGACAATAATACACCTGTGCAGTTCCAGTACCAATACCCGTTCCAGCAGCATGGCAAATAATAGATTTCACATAAATCTTTTTGTCACTGGTAACCGTAACGATTCCTACGGATGTACCAGCACCAACTTGATGAACATCAGATAATTTTCCTCTATTAAGTGCCATGACTTATACTTTTTAGTTATTTAGTAAGATTAACCAGCACCATATAACCAGGTGTCAAATTGATTCCAACTCTCAACACCTGTAAGTGCTGATCCATCACCTTTGAATGATGTGGCGGTTACAACACCAGAAACATTTACACCAAGTGCAGTAACAATACCAACAAACTCAGCTTGACCAGTTGCAGTAATTGTACCACCAACACCTGATGCACCAAACTCAATTCCAGATCTTGCAGTAATAATACCAACAGAATCAATATTAGTTACATCTTCATAAGTTAAAACACCACCAACAGTCATATTGCCAGTGACATTTGCCGTTGTCGCAGTTAAGACACCAGTGACAACTGCCCCAGTTGGAATACCAATAGGACCACCAGTTCGGTTTCTTATATTGTCAACGTATAACTGTGACATCTTAGATCTTTCTAGTTATTTATTAGGTGGGATATGCGATGAGAACAATACCGGAACCACCAGCACTACCATCTATACCATTAGGTCCACTAGAACCACCACCAGATCCTGTGTTTATAATTGCTGCTCGACCTGCATAGTATGTGGGTGCATGAGGAATACCAGCTTTATTACTTCCACCACGTCCACCTCCTCCATATCCTCCATCTCCACCCCAGGTGTCATATGAAGATCCAGTGTGGGCTGCGTGATATCCAGCACCACCACCTCCTCCAAGGTATCCTCCACCTGCTGCTGGACCAGGCGTTCCATAAAATATCTCTGCCGCATCATTTCCAGGATCACGGAAAACAGTAGGTATCTGAATTCCATTTCCACCAGTGCCGTTAGGAGTATTTCCAGCACCACCAGCACCACCGCCCCCGCCGCCAGTGCCACCACCACTATAAACTAGCCCTGTAGCTCCATTATTTCCTTGAGGTCCACCGCTGCCTGCGTTTGGACCCGAAAGTCCTGGTTGTATCAGTGCTCCACCACCACCTGATCCAAGAGGAACTGTTGCACCAGATCCTAAAGGACTTCCTGGTGGTGGTCCTAAAGACCCACCTCCTCCGCCACCACCACAAGTAACTGTTCCTGTGGGGAAAGCAACTGTTGTACTGCTACCATTACCTGGTGATGCATCTTGTCCAGCAAGACTACTTTGTTGGGGAAGACCAGAACCACCCGCAGCAACAGTAACCGCAAAACTAAACGGTCCCGAAAATGGAGTAGTGCTTGTTACATATCCACCAGCTCCACCGCCACCACCATGTTGGACACCACCTCCTCCTCCACCACCGATTGCGACATAAGTGACGGTTGTGCTATCAGACCACTCTGATGTGGAAGCAAAAGTTCCAGTTGCATAAAATGCATGGATTGTATAAGAACCTTGAGTACTTATGACACCACCAGTTGCTTTTTGATCATTAACTAGAGATCCACCAGGTCCGGGAACTGCATATCTAATAACAATCGCACCACCACCACCAGATCCCCCACTGAATGAAGCACCATCCCAGGCACCTCCACCACCGCCACCACGACTTTGTGCAGCATTTTGACCGTTTCCACCACTACCATCACCGCCAACTGTGTAACCACTGGTAGATGCTGAAGGACCTCCCTGTCCTTGTCCTCCTACACGGGTTGGATAACCACCCATTCCTCCTCCACCACCGCCGGCAAAAAGAACAGGTAAAGTTGGTCCAAAAATGATTGTATGTGGATCTGCATTACCACCACTACCACTAGCTGGTGGTGGACCAGCACTACCAGCACTACCAGCGCCACCGCCTCCGGCACCACCATATGGAGATGAATTTGAACCAGCACCTCCAGCATAACCTTGTGTTGGGGCAGGACTACCGCCAGGAGTCTTATTAGCAGGTCCAGCAGCACCACCGCCAGCACCACCGTTTCCACCACCACCAGAACCACCAGATTGACCTGCTCTATCAGTCGCACTGGAACCATTATTTGCTCCTCCTCCACCACCACCTTGAGCAGGTGCTGTTTTTGAACTAGGTGGTCCTATAAATGATTCTCCACCAGGTGTTCCTGCAGTGGGATTGCTCGATGATCCTGCTCCACCTGCTCCAATTACAATTGGATATGTTGTTCCTTCACTAACTGGCATAGTGGATTCTGCAGTTCCACCACCACCTGGACCCTCTGGCATGGAAGTTCTGAGGCCTCCTGCACCACCTCCACCACCTCCAAGGGTCGCACCGCCTCCGCCGCCACCAACGACAAGATAATCAACCGAAGAAATACCTGCGCCTGGCTCTACGACGAAAGATCCACTTGCTGTAAATGTATGACTAATATAAGTTTGTGGTCCAACTGCATATTCATGAACAACTCCACCAGTTGCTTTTGTTTGTGGTGGTGGTGGTGTCCCTGGAGCATTGTAAATGTCTCCTTGTCTCTCAAAATATCCATGAGCAAATAAATCTAATATACCACCACCAACAGCACCATCTGCACCACCAGGAGTAGAATCTCCTTTATCCTGTGATAAACCTATCCTTCTGCCGAGATATCCCATTACTTATTCTCCTCAGCTAATTTCTTCGTATGCAACAACTACGTTGATACTTCCTGCATTTGGTTGACAATAAACTCCAAGTGATCGGTCTTCTTCTAAGTATATTGCGTTCTCTTTACCAATAATAACAACAGAGGAGAATGTTGGAACTGCAATCGTTGATGCAATTGAAACTGTATTTGCTGCTCCAGTTGCAGTTGCTTTGTCGTAAATCTCTACTGTCACTCCTGTGGTATCTCCAACACCAGCAGCAACCAAACTATTAATCTTTAATACCTTTCCACTACTAGCAGCATTAGAAACGATGGTGGTTACACCTGAGGTATTTTTGGGAACAGCAACCCCATCACCACCAGTATTGATTCCAGCAATAAATGTTGATATGCCCGTGATAGTCGCAACATTTACAATATTCGGTGCAGCCATTTCCTACAATACCTCTTTTGTTTATTTATCAACCGAACACCATAGACAAAGCAATTGCCTTGCCTGGTGATGTTTTGCCATCAATCGCAGTTTCTAATGCACTACCAGATGCTGCAGCACTTGCTTCTGATGCAGTTCCTGTTACATTACCAGTTACATTACCAGTTACATTACCAGTTAAATCACCACTGAAACTCGTTGCAGTTGCTACACCAGTAACGACGGCTCCTCTGGAAAAACCAACGGAACCGTCATCATCCTTATTTACAATATCATTAACTTGTAACTTTGACATGAGTTTATGTTTTTAGGTATTTATCAGGTTGGGTATGCGATGAGAACGAGACCAGAACCACCACGAGCTCCTCCAAGTGGTGTTGCCGTAGTTCCACCAGCTGCACCACCACCAGTATTTGCCATGCCATTAAAACCATAAACTGGATATCTTGGATCAGCAGGGTTTCTACAACCACCACCACCGACACCACCCACACCAGTAGCACTTGCACTATATGGTGTTGGTCCTAATGGAGGAGATGCTTGTGGGAATGGAGTATAAACTGTTCCTGCTCCACCACCTGCTACAAAATAACCAGCAGTTGCACTAGGTCTAAATGGGTGATCTGGGAAGTTGTCATATTGGAATCCATTTGGATCTCTAAATGTAGTTGGAAGTTGAACACCAGTTCCACCAGTAGAGTTTGGATTGCCCGCACCTCCGGCACCACCACCTCCACCACCAGTTGCATCACCTGGTGTTCCATTACCACCTGGATGTCCCCATCCAGAAGTTGGGGTAGCACCTACTGTTCCTGGATATGGAGATCCAGTACCAGAAGCTCCAGTGCTTCCACCTCCTCCTTGTGTTCCACCAGCACCTGATGCACCAGGTTGAGCACCTCCTTCTGGTCCACTTCTAGAAGAACCACCACCAGGAATAGCAATTGGGATTGTACCAATACTTGATGGTGAAGCTATTGGAGATTTTGCATTTCCTCCTGCACCAACAGTTATTGTGTAATTTACACTAGATCCAATGGGGGTAGTTCCAGTTCTGTATCCACCAGCACCACCTCCACCAGTAAATGCTCCACCACCTCCACCAACTACAACATACTCACATGTTTCTGAGAAAGTGCCTGGTGTTTGGAATGTACCAGTAGAAGTAAAGGTATGGATTGTCTTACCACCATAGAAACTAATGGCACCACCACTTGCTTTTGCATCTCCTGTGTCTACCGTACCGATTTGATAACGAACTACTACGATACCGGAACCACCGAATCCTCCACCTCCGTTTGTGTGGGGAGCTCCACCCCCACCGCCACCTGTGCTTGTACCCCCACTTCCACCACCAGTTGATGATCCGTTCTCACCACTAAATAAGGCACTTCCTCCTCCGGTTCCAGGAGTGCCTGGTGGTTGTGATCCTGCTCCACCACCACCTCCTATTCCTCCATTACCAGCAGTTGCTGCTCCGCCGATACCTGCTGAACCACCGCCACCGCCTGCAAAATAATAGGGACTTCCTAAAATAGTAGATTCAGCTCCTGGACCACCTGCACCACCTGTAGCAGGAGTTCCACCAGTTCCGTTCGTACCAGCACCGCCAGCTCCTCCTCCACCACCAGCACCATGCTGCCCAGACTCACTTCCTGAACCACCTGGAAATCCTTGTGTTATTGGATATGGTGATGGGAGTGGAACAGCAGAGAGAACAGGAGCAGGAGTTGATGGATTATATCCAAATCCACCACTACCTCTCAAAGATCCACCACCAGAACCACCAGGTCTTCCATTAACTTCTGGACTACCAGACTGTTCATGAGCACCGGCGCCACCACCATAAGAAATGACTGTACCAAATACTGACTGATTTCCATTAGTTCCTACTGATGGCGAGGATGGAGCTCCTGCACCACCCCCACCAACAGTGACTGTATAAGAACCTGGAGATGTGCTTACAGGAAATCCAGTTGCAGTTCTAAATCCACCGCCACCCCCACCACCAGATACTACACTACCTCCACCACCACCGCCAGCAACCACAAGATACTCAACAGTATCACCAAAAGTACCAGGTTCTGTTACATCAAAAGTTCCTGATGTAGTGAAGATGTGTGCTCTGTAAACATTACCAGGTCCTGGTTCAGTATAATCACTAACGACACCACCAGTTGCTGTTAGTCCTTGTGTTGGTCCAACATAGTTAGTTCCTCCACCACCAGCACCAAAAGTCTGTCTAAAATACTCTAAAAGGTGTCCGTCTGATTTGTTAAGACCTGGACCTCTACTCTGTGATGATCTTGCTCCCATGTCTAATCACCTCAAATATCTGTGTCGCCAAGGATTTGGTAGTTGATAGCACTACCAATACCTGCTCCTCCAACTTCTGCTGCTGGTTGTGTAACCTCTACAATAATCTTCTCTCCATCAGTCAGCACCAGAGGATAATTCATCTCATAGAAGAACGTTTCATTGGATGCAATATCAACTCTTGCTAATCTATATGCCGTCTGTCCTACAGAAATATCACTTACACCATTTGGATACACATAAAGTGAGGAGGTTGCGGTTGCTAGTCCAGTATTATGCATCACCACACCACGCAAATAAGTGGTTGATGCAATACCAACACCACCAGCAGTTGGAGTAGTGCCAACCGTCAAGATACCAACGGTATTAATACCAGTAACTGCTTGAATTCCCAGTAATTTAGTTCTTTTAAGTCCCATTGGTATATACTTTTAGAGTTATTTAGTTAAACAGAGCTGCATCAAGTTCATTAAAACCTGCTGGAATATTTAATCCTGTCAGTCCTGATCCATCTCCACTAAATGAAGTTGCGGTAACAACTCCTGCTGTTACGTTACCAAGAGTAGAAATACCAGCAACAACGAGAGAACTGGTGCTGACATCAGCAGTGGTAATACCAGAACTAATAGAAATATCAAGTTGATTGCCACCTACATCAGTAACAGCAGCACCAACAAAGTTTAAAACATTAACACCAGTGCTTCTTACTGATGTGCCAGCAGAGGAAATACCAAGTATTGACTGTCCAATCGTAAAGGCTTTATATGCAACGATTTCAACAGAATCTCCACTTTGTACTGCTGATGTGATTCCAACTACACTGCCATCTGTGGCACTATAATCAGAAACATTAAGCAACTTAACACCATTTAAATATACATCCAAATATCCTGGCGTATATCCAACATTAAATGTAAAGTTTGTTTGAACTCCTGTTGGATTGTAGACCTGACGGGCAATGATAACTGGCGTGTTGTCAGGATTATTGCCAATATATCCGTATTTTGCCATCAGCTAACTCCTCTAAGGAAACTCAGACTTACGTCAAGTGCATTATCAGTGTTAGTTGAAACGGAAATCGTGCTACCAATTCCAACAACTAACTTACCACCATCAGAAATAACAAGTGATGAACCCTCAGGAATAGGTGCATCATGAATGATATTAATATGCTCGTTATTATGTTGAGAAAGAATGACAGATGCTCTTACTTGTCCAGTTGTATTATTGGAAAGAGTCCCGCCAACAAGAATACTCTTCTCAGTTGGCGTATCAATACTTGTTACAGTATGAAATCCAACGATTTGACCGGTAAGAGCAGTTGTATTAGATGAAGTTTGATCAACAGTGATTTGACCACTGGTTCCAAAGTTAGAAGCAACGTCAACAGATTTAACTCTCGTACCACCAATAAAGTTTGGATGGTCAACTAACATATCAGCACTTACGTTAAACGTAGAAATGTTAGTAATCGTAGTTGCCTGAGCACCGATTGAAGCAGTGGTGACCGAACTGGTAACACCTATTGCCCTAGATGATGCATTTGCAAATGACTCTGCCATTGTTCTTTAATTCCTTTGTGTATTTAGCCGCCAAGGGCAATAGCAAGACCGATTGAAATACCAGGTTGAATTGTTACTGTTGTGATTCCAGATGTTACGTCAGTAATCGCAGTAATCGCAGTTCCAGTTGTTGATTTAAAATCAATCGTGGAAGTTGCTGTACTAATAACGTTAGTATCACTTCTAATACCAATCGTGCCACCACCAGAAGCAGTGACTCCTGTTAATCCAGCACCACTACCACTAAATGAAGTTGCAGTAACGATACCAGTAACATTTAAACCAGCAATAGAAAGAGTCGCAATACCAAGATTAGTAAGAGTATCGCCAGTTCCAACAACAACAAGTTCACCAACATCACCAAGAGTAGATACTGTTGCTAAACCAGATACTGCAAGATTTGTAATGTCAGTGTCAGTTGCATCAAGATATGTAATCGTACCGACGCCAGTAATGTTACCATTTCTAGCAGTAAACTCATCAAATACTAAGTCATCAGTGACATAAAGATCACCACCAACATAAAGATCACTTTGGAAAGTACCAACACCAACAAAAGTAGATAAACCACCAACTCTTATATCACCTGAAATGTCTGCAAATGAGTTGATATCTACATTTGAAGCAAAAGTAGAAAATCCACTGACATTAAGATTATCTAACTCAGTATGACCATCTACATCAATATCACTGTAAAATGTTGCAATTCCAATAACAGATAAAGAATCATTAAAAGTTGAAACTCCAACAAAAGTAGAGAATCCAGTGACTCTTACGTCTTTATCAAAAGTTACATTTTCATTAAATGTAGAAACTCCTGTTACCTTAAAGTTGGTAACAGAACTCATTCCAAGAACATTCAGTTCATTAGAAACAGTGGAAAATCCACTGACATTAATATTGTTATTAACTTGTACTTGGGAAAACGTTGCGTATCCAGTAACTCTTAAAAGAGACGATACAACATCCGTTGCTGCGATGGCACCTTGTACGTCAAGTTCGACCGTGGGCAGTGTGCTTCCAATACCAACCTTGCCAGTGGCAGAATCAGCAAAGATTTGGTTAGTATTAACCTCTAAACCGTTCTTGACAACAAAATTTTTGTTAATTGCCATCGGAGTTCACTATCCCCCCAGTCTATGTTTTATTTATGTCGATGTGACTCTAGAAATTTTTATAGATCCATTATTGGGGGAAATGTTTCCACCAAGCTGAGTTGATAACACAGATACTGCTGAACTTGCCCAGCCAGATCCACCAGCACCACCATCACGATTAACTGATGCATTTCCTCCCTTTACCCCAGAACCACCAGCTCCGCCTTCCAAGTATCCAAAACCACCATTATTTTGATCACCATCATCACTCAAATAAGTTGCACACGATTGCTGTCCCGTTGAATTATTGACACATCTTCCTACAGTTCTCACACCAGTTGTTGGATAATTTGAATTATCTGTTTTATTATCGCCAATATCTATTGGTGGAACAGACTGAACCGATAATCCACCATTTCTTCCATTTCCTGCCTCACCTGCAACGTTTAATCCACCACCAGATCCACCTGAACTATCAATTCCATTTCCACCTCCGCCACCGACAACAGATATCAGTGTTCCGCCTCTATACAATAAAGTAGAACCTCCGCCATATCCTCCCTTGCCAGAAAATACTCTTCCACCACCGATACTATTATTTTCTGGATCATCAGCAGTCACTCTTTTTCTACTACCAATTCTAAGAGTATGAATTACACCTTTTTGAAGAGTATATCTAATCGTTCCAACTCCACCGTCACCACCACCAGATGATGCAAAGTTATATCCTTGACCAGAGGATCCTTTCATTTCAATATCAACGCTTATATCTTGCTCTTTAGCATAAACTTGCCAAAGTCCAGAAGACTCTGATTTTGCCTCAAATGCACTAGAGGAGAGATTCCAGTCAAATTGCTCTGATGATGGAAAAGATCCATTAGAATTAATTGAAGAACCCTTTACCTTGGTTATTCTCAAAATCGGTCTAGCACCCCTTAATAAAATGGTAAAAGATTCTGAAGTGACTGAATCGGCATTTGGATGACTTACAACAACATCATATACTCCAGCAGTCAGAGTTGAAAGAGTTGCAGTCCCAGAAGTTGTGATATTTGAGACAACAGTACCATCTTTTCTCCAAGAATATTGAAGTAACGCAGGATCACCAGAGCTAATATTTGCCTTTGCAGTCAGAATAACAACTGTTCCTGAAGCAAATGTTCTTGATTTTGCCATATCAGACCCTCGTTATCGTGAAGTTGCCATTTCCAGTGTTTGATGCTGTTCCGAAAGAACCATTACTGATTTTAGATGGATGTAGATAACCAGATCCACCACCACCAGCACCATCAGCACAACAACCATTATAAGGGTTGCCAGCAGCACCACCAAAATATCCACCACCGCCACCGCCAGCACCAGATCCACCTTGTAGAGCAGAACCGCCTCCAGCACCGCCAGTTCCAGCAGATGTTTGAGTTCCTCCTCCACCACCTCTTCCAGGAGCATTTCCTCCATTTCCACCATTTAGTCCGCCACCAACACCACCTACAGCAGGATCATTAGCACCACCACCACCGCCACCAGCAATGATAATAGCATTTGCTTGTGCTACTGTAGACTCAAAAAGGCCAGTAAATCCACCACCACCGCCGCCAGCGCCAGATCCTCCACCACCATTTCCACCACCAGAATAACCACCGGCACCACCAGTTACCCCAGCACCACCTAATCTTAGTTTATAGGATACCCCAGATTCAAATACAAAATCACCAGTAGCATTACCACCATTTCCACCAGCAACACTTCTTTCTATAGATGAACCACCGCTTGCTCCATTTGCCGTGAGTTTTGCTACAAAAGTTCCTCTTGGGATTAGAGTATATTCAATTCCAGCTGTAAATGCACTAAACGTAGATTCATCTGCTGACAGATTAATTTCTGTAGTTCCATCAGTACCAGCAGGAGATAGATCAATTACAAATTCATCCGCAGGAACACCAGGAGTATCAGTATCTGGTTGAGATGTAATTGATATAAGTGATTTTACAGATAATGTAACGGTATCAGAAGATAGAGGAGAATTGAGAGCTTCTGGTTGGAACGTTTGAATTCCAACTCTGGTTGAATCTGGATAGAAAATAGCACGTTGAGTTATTTCTCTACCACTATCAGAAATATCGGTTAAGTTGGACAAAGTGAGTTGAGTTCCAACTCCTATTACACCAGTGCTATCTCTCCACTCATATCCAAGAGTTCCAATTCCTGGAACGTAATAATTTACCGTAGCAATACCAGTTAAGGTAGTGGATCCAAGGTGGGCAATGGATCCACTTGATTCTGGTTGAGTTACATATGCAATGAAAGGTGGATTTAACCTTACATTAGTTTGAATCTTTCGGCAAAACGCTAAGGGACTCATCCGAAGTTCTGTCCTCCTGATACACCGTAGAATGATGAACCGCCATCAAAAGTAATAAAGGTGTAAATATCAGTCTTGTCAGCAGTTGTAGTAACAATTGGGATCACAGATCCTGACCAGTAAACAGGAATGGCAACACCACCACTATCCTTAAATGTATCTATACCAACAGCATAACCGCCAGTTGAATCTTGTGTTACTTTTAAAGTAAAGGAGGAAGATTCGGAAGGAATATTAGTGATGGTAAATTGAGTGATGATATCATTTACATTAACATCAAAAGTTTGTGCTTGCGAAAGATCAATCGTAACAATGTTTGATGATGGGGAAACACTTTGAACTGCTTCAAAATATGTCTTGAATCTGGTGCTGCCATCAACATCAAACGTTGCACGTGGAGTGATTGTTCCAACACCAACTGCGGATCCAGAGGCATGGAAGACTGTTCCACCAACACCAGCACGGAGAGTTGATGTCGCAGTGATGATACCAGCATTGATAGTACCAACACCCGACAATGCAAACTGATTAGAGATGAACTGTCCGTTAACGTCTAACAATCCAGCAGGTGAAGTGCTATTAATTCCTAATCTGCCCGTTGTAGTAATACCAAGCAGTTCAGTTCCACCAGAATCTTGAACCTTAAATGCTTTATCTGTGGTAGTTGTACCAACACCAACTGTCAGAAGTGCATCTGGAGTTGTCGTTCCGATACCAACAAAGATATCACTTCCAGCACCGCCAGTGTAAATACCAGACTTAGCACCAGATGCAGTGCTAGTTGAATCCCATTTAGAATCGGTTGGAAGATTTGTAATGAATCTACCATCACCATAGAGATATGTTCCAGCAGTAATGAATCCAGAGGCATAGATATTCTCTTCAACATGCAAGTCATACTGTGGATTTGTAGTTCCTACACCAAATGAACCACCCAGAGTTACAACTGCTGTGTCACCAGTATTGATAAAGAGTTCTGAATTACCAGTTGTAGTTGTTCCAATACCAATACGATCAAAAATGCCAATACTTTCTGTGGTTGAAGCACTGACATTACCCCATCGATACCAACCGTTATCGGTAGTATAAACCCATCCAATAAATCCACCTTTTGCAGGATTTGCATTGAATACAACGTCACCAGCATTACCAGCAAGTGTTGGTTGAGAAATACCAACGGTGTAGTTTCTAGAAACTGTGGTTGTTCCTTGCAGGAAAAGTGAATTAGCTTCAAGTCCACCAGCAGCAGTTGATGTTACTTTGCTGTTAAAAATAACAGGACCATCAAACTCAGAAATGAGATTACCATCAGGACCACCTTCAACTTTAATCGATCTTGAAATCGTAACTTCGAGAGGAGTCAGAACGTCAAATCCAATGCTAACTCCGGTATCACCAACCTCTTCACCAACTACTGATGGAATAGGAGCATCAAATACTTCCTCTTGTCCAGTAGCAGAACTAACTTTCTTATTGCCGATAAAGAAATCTCCATCGTTATTCATACCAGTATAAACGTTGATACCACCGTCATACTTGGTTGATTGACCTAACAGTTCTTCCTGCGGAGAAAGTTTTCTGTCATTTCTCTCTGGTAGAGCAGTTGAATAGTTACCAGGACCGAAACCAACATATTCAAATGTATGTCCAGAAGCACGGATGATAGAGTTTCTACGCAGTTCAATTGGGTAACACTTAACTCTCTTAACAACGCTATTGACAACATGTGATGTTGCTCTGGTTCCAAATATACCTCTGAATACAGAGATTGGATTGGAAGGAGCACCACCAGATCCATCAACACTGCTTGTAGCAGTTGTTGACTTGATACGCATCAGTTCTTCATCAACTTGGATGAAATCACCAATGTTCAAATCAAGTTGATCAATATCTTGTATTGAAATCGTATCAATCGTTGAGTTAGCAATAGCAGCAGATAGAGTTGTTGTAATACCTGCATACTCATAAAGCATACGACCATCAATATTTTCATCATCTGCTGTTACGACTCCACCAAAGGAGGATACTGCATGTTTATAAATTCTAGCAGTTCCAGTTGCAGGAGTTGTAGTTCCGACTCCAATAGAAGCAGTAAACGATGTAAGTCCAATAATACTCTTAACAACAAAATCACCGTTATAGAGAGAACTTGCTGCCTCAGCAATCCTAATCTTATTGTTTACACTTAGACCGTGACGATCAACACTTGCAAAAGTAGCAATACCAGAACCAGCATCATAACTGAATCCAGAAATAGCAACACTCAAACCAGAGTTTTTGATGATCGAATCTTCACAAGATGCAGATCCGATTCCAATAGTTTGTGCTAAACCAACAGTTGTTGAAGAAACAACTTTAATTTCCTTCTCTTGTCCAATGGTGATTCCACTAATCTTATATAAAGTATTGTAAGATTGGAGTCCAGTTGATCCGATTCCTTGAACATCTAATACTTCATTAGTTACATCATAAATCTTTTCAACTTGAATCACAGCATCAGTTACACCAGCAAGTTTTGGAATATTGTTGATGGTCATCGTATTACCGATGGCATACGCGGAACCACCATCAATAATCTTGATATCACTAATACCACCAGCAGGTTCAACTGTAACTCTTGCAGTTGCGTTCTTACCAATGGTAGATCCAGCAAATCCCACTAATCTAGCATTATAATAGGTCTCAGTAATACCAGATCCAACACCATAGTTTGCGCCACTGCTTGCGATACTTACAGAAACGATTCTGTTTAAACCATGATCAATATTAGTAAAGATTGTATGTGCAGTTCCAGCTGGATTTGATTGAATATCAGTGATACCAAGACCAACAAGAGAACCAAACTCAGAGATTCTTGCAAATTCACTCTCTTTTGTTATGCTATGTTGCGGATCATCAATTGTTATCTCACCAATCGTTGAAGGAAGTGCATGAGATTTTGCTACAATCGCATCAGAAACTGGATTATCTCTATTGGTTTGGGGATAGAAGAACTGAATATTTTGATTGAATCTATCGCCCCTAAATGGAGCAACAGTTGGTGAAATAGAACTCTTGGTAAACAGAAGATGATATACACCATCTTGTTGACCAGTTTGATATCTCTTGATTTCCGTGGATCTATAAAGACTTAAAGTTTCACTTGATTTAAACCTCTTAAATCTCGGCAGTTCTGTGGTTCTAACGCTTGTTGTGTTAGTAAACACACCAGGAGATGTGCTAAGTCCAATAACAAACTGTTTAGCACTTGTAACTCCAACAACAGAGAAGTCTCTATTGAATCCAGTTCCAGCAACACCAGTTGCGTTATTGGTGCTCCTTACATTGACCAAACTAACTTGCGATCCAACTGTTAAACCATGAGGTTGTTCAGTGTCAATATATGCAAATGGTGAAGAATATGTACACGTTGAAATATAAGATGGGTTTCTTAATTCACTAACGTTATTAAGAGTTTTTGTGCTATTAGAATATAAAAGTTCTACTTCTGCATCATTTCTAGCACCAGTATCATTTGATTCCTGAATCACATATCCATCAACAGGAGGACGGGCAGAGGTGATTCCAGCTGCCGCAGGAATTACATATCTTACTCTATAAATCGTATCAAGTAATGCTCTATCATCCTGTTTCCTAGTGATATATGTTCTAGGAGTTGCATCACCAAGATTTGCAGTTCCGAGTCCAACGATTTGACCATGTAATGTATTATCTGTTGCTGCTGTTGATACGTTTACATACCACTGTCCAACCGTTGAGTCAAACTGAATCGGGTGTCCAAGATCACCGGAGTTTTTATCAGATACTCTGGATTCGACTCTCAGACTTCCGCCAAGACTGTTAATTCCAATAGCATCAGCAGCAAGAGCAGCATTTAGGGAAGTTGCAACCTGAATTTGATTGTTACCACTAAATCCAGCATTTGCATTCTCTTTGGTAATAACAAAATAAGTTCTGTTTGGTCTCAATCCATCAGGAATCGCACCATTATCAGAAAGAATACGGATTGTCTCACCATTGATAAAGTTATGATCACTTGTAAGTGTCATAATGTTGGAACTAATACTGTTAAATCCAACAGCTCTTCCAACATATGCAGTTTTAACTGATGAATACTGAGTTGTGGTAATGCCATTGATTGGCATTGTGATTCTTGCTTTATACTCAGTAGCAGTTCCGCTAACACTTAACTGTGCTTTGAGTTCATCATTAATCTTTGCACCAAGTCTATAACCTTCGATTACATTATTTGGTTTGCTGTCAAGATTAGTTCTATTGTAAAGATAAAGTCTGCCAGTAGACCCTACACCAACAGCAGTTTGATATACATCAATAGCATCAAATTCAACTGAGGTATTTGTTGTTTCAAGTTCTCTTGGAGGAATAATATGAGTGATGTATCCAACATCATCCTTTGCAAATGTATCTTTCTTAAATCCTTTGGTAACCAGTGATTTTGCACCAAAGTTAGAGTTAGAGTTTGTAACTGATTGGTCACCACCAGATTCCGCAACAAAGTGTTGTGCATGACCAATAGCAAAGATAGAAACTAACTGTAAAACAGAGTCGTTAGAGCACTTAATATGGAAGTTTTCATATGCTGGTTTATAAACAGCACGGGAGTCACTGGAAAGATTTGTAATTGTTGCTGCATCATCATATGAACCAGTGGTTGAGTTATATTTTACAAATGCATTGTTGTCTTTTTGTAGACCAATACCAGTAAACTGAGCAACAACCATGGACTTAAATCCTGTTGCCTTGCTACCATCAGCATGAAGACCGCACATGCCGAAAACAGATCTCAGTGAAATATTAAAGATATAAGGAGACGCTGAGGTTACAGTATCAACAACAACATTAACATTAGCATTGGCAGGATTCTCTAATGCAGTGGCAGGAGCATTGGAAACACTGTAAGTAAACTCAGTTGTACTTGTAACGCCAGCACAAACAAAGTTGCCATTATAACCAGATGCAGTAACACCACTAATTCTAATCGGAGTATCTACATCAATACCAATGTCTCTGATTGAAGAGTTAGTTTGTACAGTGATTGTGGTAGTAGCAGTTACACCATCACCAGCTTTGATGGAGGAAATACCAACTTCGGCACCCTTAGAACCAACGATACGATATTCATCAATCTTAGGTTGAATATCAATATTACCAACAGGATAATCTGGCGAAATAGGTCTGCCAGTTGCATCATCATATACATCAGAGATCTTTTCATAATACATTTCAAGATCAGTTCTGGTCTCAGCAATGTTCAGGAAACCATCATCAATCACAATATTGTTTACACCATCAGCATACTCAAAACAAGTAAGTTTGTGGTGTGAAAAGTTAGGAACAAAAACGTTATTTGTATAATCTTTATAACATGTGCTATTTGGATCAGCATCAAAGATAGAAAACTGCCAATAATAAGACGCACCAGTTACGCGGAAAATAGCGGATCTTTCAATCGCATCATTTTCTGGATTTGGAACATACTTTGGTCTAATCTTCGTCTTTCTCAGGTCCATACCCACCAGAGATGTACCTCTGGGGATAATCACACCACCGTAAATTGAGTTTAACTTATAAAGGTCGTTATCAGCAACAGTGAGATCAAAGTTTGATGTCAAACTAAAAGGAGAAAGGATCAATCCAGAAGATCCGTTTCTATTTCTATATTTTGCGACTCCTGTTCCATCATCATAAGGAATCCATCCTGGTCTGTTGTCAACAACATGATCACCAGGATAAATGAGGATTGTGGTCTTGCCGAATCTATCGTTATCTAGACCAGATTGATATGAAAATCTTGCTGCTTCAATCAGTGCCCTTTGAATCGTTTTAAAGGGGCGAGTGAGTGAATTACCTTGGTTCTCAATACTATCAGTAGCATCAAGATCATTAGGATTTACATATAGAATATTGCCTTTGGCATTCTTTAAAAAGTTTTGAAGTCTACTGAGACCCATTGTATTACGACCAGATTTTTCTATATCTTATTTAGCTTCCACCTCACATCAAGTGTTCTATCAAAGACCATCATAAATCGATGTTTTCTTGTTCTTTCTCTCCACTCACCTTCAACACCTTTTATGCTACCACGTGAGTGTTTTGTTCCATCAGCATAATAAAAATCTTTCTTTGGATCAGTTAACCCGTAATAACCGAAATTGCAAGCACGGTATATAGTTCCGTCATGACGAGAACTGTCAGCGTAGCTAATAATAGCACGAACTGTGGCATCTTTCTTAAACCTCTTAATACATTTACTTACAAACCAAGATGTTATATTATATTCTTCTTTTTGTATGTCAGGATGTATACAAAGTCTTGAAAGTTCGTACAATCCGTCTTGTTGATTTCGTTCTAATCCAAAAGCACCTTTTGCTATTTCTGGAACTGGGAGCCCAGTAAAAATGCAAACACCAAGACACCCGCCAATATTAAGAGGGCATTCCCAGTCAGGACGTTTGAAAAGTCCATAGTTGTACCCAGATTTGAAGTCTTTTGATTCGTCTTTTAGGTAATGATGAGTATAAAGTAAGTTTTTAACTTCATTCTTACCAACTCTATTTATGTAAAAATTAGACTTCACGTGGGTATTTGTGCTTATTTGCTGATAAAGCCCCTATTCAGAATTGAACTGAACTCTGCTGCTTACAAAACAGCTGCATCACCACAATGCTTTAGAGGCGTGAATAATGTCTTCTAATAGGCGGAGCGGGATTCGAACCCGCACTGTACAAATTTTAAGTTTGGTGTCTCCTGCCAGTTGGACTACCCGCCCAATAAAACCTTATTCAGGTTTCCAAGTTGATGGATGAAAAGCACAATACTCATTAAAGGTGATTTTCATCTCCTTATTGGTCAAATTAGCATGTTTTGCTGCTTTGGGTAAATTCCATTTTGCAGAAAACAGCATTTCCATCGATTTACGTGTTTCAGGTCTCATCAGATATCACAGAGAGTGTCTTCATTATACCAGAAATCATCCCAATCTTTTGATGTTGCCTCAGTGATGGTTTCAACTGCTTCTTGATATTCTCTGGCAGGCATAATCACAACCGATTTTCCTTCATAATCGATACGAAAGGATTCTCCACCTTCGACTCTTTCAATGAGTGAGTCAAAATTTTCTTGGAATTCATTAACAGTGAACTGTTCCATTTGTAAAAATCAAGAATTTCTTGGTAAATTTCGGGTTTGTACCTATTCATGAAAAAGTAATAGGGTAATTTTTTGGTGGAATTTTTTTCCCGCCTTTTTTGGAATTAAAAGTCAATTTCCGCTGGCTACAAGAGGTCCAGAGTATGCCAACACGTCATCATCAAGAACACTTCGGCAGAATTCTAGCACCCCCATGAACTCATCGATGGTGTCACAGTCAATGATCTTCTCATCACCGTTGTCACTATACAAATAGAACTTACGGCAAGAGGTGTCAACAACGACGCGACTCAGGAACTCGTCTTCGTGCATGGGGGTGCTTTGCTTTACCTATGTATTATAGCAGGATCAGCGGAGCATGTCAAGGGATTACGTCCAACTGCCTTTCAATCTTAACAGTTGTGAACTGACCCTCCGTAAACGGTGATGCCCCACCATATCCAACATCCAAATGAGTGTTCATTCCACAATGCTGAATCTCAAAGGTGGTATCAGCATTTACAGAAGTTCTCGCATATCCAACAGAGAGGGATACATTTCCAGTTGTAAATCCAACTGTTCCAGTTTCTACCTGAACTCCATTTGTTACATCATAAAGACGAGTCTGATGTGTTCCAACACCAATAGCAGGAGAATGCCAATCAATATAATAGGTGCCGATTCCTAATACAAATTGATTACTTGATACAGTAACAATATCTGCTCGATCACTAATTTCTGTGTTCAAGTCTCTGGTTTGCCAAACTGGAACTGTATTGGTGTTCTCACCACCACTTCCATTAAATGTTCCGCCAAGAACGTATTGTGCTTTTCTATCAGCAATAATAGCGATTTCATTAGGTCCCCCTGCAAATGGAGTTAATCCAACACCCCAAATTGATCCCTGCGTTGAAATACCAGCAATCGCACTGGCACCAAGACCAACAGAATCATCAAGATAAGTTTGATATCTAGCCATTAAACGTTTCTCCCATAATCGTAACCAGCAATAGAAAACTGTTCAGCGTTACCAGGATAATCAGCTGGCGTCTCACCTTCATACTCAGGAATCAGTGGTTCGCCATCCTTTCTAGCACCATAAACAGAATAGAAACAATCAATATTAGTTCCACTTTCAGATCTGACTTTGATCTGTGTTCCCCATTTGATTTCTTCAACAAAAAGATTTTGATTTGTTCCGATTGGAGTCAAATGAACTGAGATTGTTTCAGTATCAACCAAGTCCCTCCAATAATCTGGAAGGTGAATTATATTTGTGCCAGTGATTCTTCCTCTGGCATAGACACCAGCTTCTGGACCTTCGAGACAAACATATCTCAATCTGTGACCTTTCTTTGATGGGTGTTGAATATCAAATCCTTTCCAAGATTGGACATTGATATTTCCAACAAAAGTAGGAGCAGTTACAGTTCCTGTTGCAGTAATGTTTGTAACAGATACAATGTCTCCATCAATTTCAAGATCTTCACTGAGGTGTCCATTTGATAACCAAAAAGAAATCAAGTTACAACAATCTTCTTCAAAACCATCAGCACGTCCAAAGGTTTCATCTTGTTTCCATACACTAGCACCACAGTTTACTTCCTGTTCTGGATATAAACCTTGGCATGTTGTTGGGTGCATAATTTACCTCCTATTGTCCAACAAATTTATCAGTTAAAAGATCCTCCGAAGGGAAAACATTTGGTTCCCTTGGAGTATCTGCTCTCTCCCCATAGATTGTATAGTGGCAGTTGATTGGCATTGCAGAATGAGATCCAATCTTAACCTCTAAACCTTGAATACCCTTTAAAAACAGAATCTGTGGTGCTCCAACAGGAGTCAGATTCACTGTGATCGAATCTTTATGGACCAACCACTCCCATTCATCTGGAAGTCTGATGACATCAGTATTAGTTAGTTTACCACGAACAAAGACATCCTTAGTAGGACCTTCAACACAGGTATAACGAAGTTTATATCCTGGTTTCGTAGCATAATCAATCACAAAGTTACAACTGCCTTTGTTGATTGTGCGAATAAAAGCTTTTCTTACGTTGATCTTATCAGCAACCAAAGTTTTAGTTTTGGTTTCTTGTTCTACCCAAAGATTGTCACGGATATGTTCATCATCCTTGACTTCAAGAGCAAAAGGACCTTGCTGTTCTGCACTTTTATTGATCATCACGGTTCCTTCCATGAGACCAAACTTGTCAGGTGCTCCTACATGCATACCATTTTCAACGTATTGAGAACCTAGAATTTTTTCAGAGTCCGTCTTCCCTACGCATGAGGAAGTTTGTCCTCCGATAACAGATTGCTTATGAACCTGTTCGTCATCAAATGTCCATGCCATGATCAATCCCCCGTAATTTTTTCTTCTTGTGCTGTTCCACGTTTACCATATCTAGATGATGCAGATTGGCAGGATACTTGTGATCCATACATCCCCATGGTTCCGTTAGATTTCACAGTGACAGATTGTTCACTATTAATATCACACTTTTGTTTACCGTTTATCTCAACATTCGGTGAGTTGAGTTCGATCTTAGAGTTAGATTTCAATGTGATGTTGCCATCATTATTTCCATCACCCTTTGCTTCAATGACAACATTTTTGCCTTGAAGATTAATGTCACCACATTGACAGGTCACAGCAAACTTACCATTCTCTACTTGAATATTGAATGTGAGGTCTGCTCTTTCACGATCTTGTCCACATTTTATCACGACTCCACCAGGAGATTCCAGTGTAGTGTGACTATGAGTTCCATTACCCTGAGGGCGATCAATACTCATGTAGAATCTATGTCTCGGATCCTGTTTATTGTTTAGATAAACAGCTTCTCTGACATTATCAGGATCTAAACGACCAAATTCTAGTTGACCATAGTTATTTTCTGTCCAACTAGTAAAATGATTTGTTTTATCTGCCATTAAACTTTCCTACACAATCAACGACACTGATAATCTGATCTGGTGTAACCTCATCAAGTACTTCATTAATGTTGTTTCTTCCTCTATATTTTACACGAAGAAGAGGAGTAAGTAAAGCCCCAGCACCAGTGGATGTATTTATAGTAAGATCTGGAATGTCAGTAAATCCTTGCCCTCTCTGATCCTCAGGAATTCTAACTCCAAGAATAGATCCATTGGTGGAGAGAATGGGTTCTAGTGTAATCTCATTACCGTCTCCACTGATAGTAATTGTGTCACCTTTGTTAAAGGAGACTCCTGCCTTTCTAACTGCAACGTCATCAAGTTCTAAAATCACAGGGAAAGTTTCAACATCTAATTCCGTTGGTTCTGGAACTGGTGTTCTAAAACTATATTCCTCAGGAACAAAAACTCCACTTCCTTGTGTCAGTCCTTTCGACGGTGTGAGTCCAGAAACAAGATTGCCTTTTTCATCCTCACTTCCATCAGGAAATACAAGACTAGACCCAGCTGGTGTGTAAACAACAGTTCCAGCGGGAACAGTTATGTCTCTACCAGGTGCAAATTTTTGGAAATCTCCATCTGGGGTTTGTGTTACCGTCTCATCTTTCTCAGCAAATGTTCCATATGGTCCGCCAATTGATCCATCTGGTGCTGGAAGAAAATCCTTTCCTGGTTCCAAGACAATAATTTTTTGGATTGGGCGAGGATTTGTTTTGAGATTATCAAATCCAAAACGAGGTCCACCAGTACCACCAGTTCCAGTTCCAGTACCACCAGTTACAGTACCACCTCCACCAGTACCACCTCCTCTACGAGTACCAGGAGGTTCCATAATCACTTGAAGACCAGCACCACCACCTTTACGTCCTATCTTTCCACTTACATAGACAGATGGAACACTAGTGAACGTTCTATTTTCAATTTCAGATCCTTCAATATCAACTGCAATAACTTTTCCTTTTTTGTTAGTAATCAAATTAATATCCGTAGGAGTAGTTCCTCCGCCAAAAATTGTAGCAACTGGTGGCGTATTTAATTCAGCAAAAGGATTACATGCTTCAAGTTGTGCTAGTGCTTGTCCAGGGATTCCGCTAACAGCATCGAAAGCTCCCTTTGCTGTTCCAACAAGACCCTGAGCAGCACCTGTTACAGCACCAACGGCACCAGTAATAGATCCAGCAACATCTTTACCTGCGTCTACTAATCCACCAAGTGGTTCTGGAAGTCCCCCTCCGCCACCAAGTGCTGATCCAATCATACCAAGAAAATCACCAGGTGACTCTGGTGCATTGCCAGAAAGCATATCACCCTGAGCAATTTCCTGACACTCAGTCTCACTTTGACAAGTAAAGAGTGCTTTGAGTGATGCCAAGAAACTTTGAGCAGCAGCGAGAGGAAGTTGAACAGCACCCAAAACGCTACCAAGGGCACCCGTAACACCACTAACTGCACCACTGACTGCACTCATGACACCATCAACTGCTCCCGTGATTCCATCAGCAACACTATTAATAGCACCAAGAGCACTGTTTAACATGCCACCAATGACATCGTTCACAACACAGTCAAGAGCACCAGTCACTCTCCCCATCATATCTTGAAGAAGGCCACCCATTTGGTCAACCAATCCACCAATAATATTCTCAAACAAACAACCCAATCCGTCCAATGCTTTATCCATGGCTTTCTTAAAGTCTTTTGCCATGCCATCGATAGGAAGTTCCACCGATATTTTTGCCATTGCCTCTGACATGGTTTGCAGGGCAACACCACGAACTTTGTCCATGATGTCCTTCATGTAGGCAGACACTGCCTGCGAAGCTCTCTCTACCTCTCCTTGAATGTTTCCTAATTTTTGAGACAGTGGATCTATGAAAAGAGATTGTTGTTGTTGAATAAAAGCAACCTGTGCCTGAACACGTTGAATAGCGAGTTGAATACCTGCCTGAGGATTATCATCAGCACAACTCTGTGCCGTCTTTACCTTTCCCGTGTTCTTTGCATTTTCATGTGCTGCCTTTGTTCCATGATCAGGAATATCTTGACGAGGAGATTCTAAATGAGCACCCTCAGTAGCAAGGGTTGGTTTTGTTTTAACGCCACCAGTTCCTTGCTGAACATCTGCTTGTGTGGGATCAGATTCTCCTGGTGCTCCATCCTTTTTAATATTATGCTGCGATTCTACAAGACCGTTAGTGTATCCACTAAAAGGTTTGAATCCAATATCAGGTATTGACTTTGGAAATGTAAGTTGACTCGACTTATCGAGAACTCCCATGATAATGGGTTGTTGCCCATCCTCACCGTCAAGGAAGAAACCAAAGACCCACTCACCACCAGAGAAGTTAACGCTGGCAGACATACCACCCTGATTTCCACCAGCAGTGACAGGCATCATACAATATGCCCAAGGCAAATCATCATCAGTGAGGACTCCTGGTGCCGCAGTATGATAACCCATAATGCGAACCTTTACCCTACGCTTCATTCCAGGTAGATCCGCAGTGGGAAGACCAGGTGAGTTGTCCTTCCATTTCTTGGAGTCAACTACCTGACCTAACCACCAGAAGAATCCATCTCTTCCGACAAATTGTTTTTTAAGAAGTCCTTGTTCTAACATCAGCTTTCGTAAATCCTACATTCTTCGGCATCTGGATGAGCATCACAAAAAAGTTCAAGTGGAGTTGGATCATGATGATCCTCTGGATGACGCTCTGCATATGATTCCAAGTCAGCCAACTCTTGTTGAGTATGACGACGTTGTTGAGGAGAAATTGTTGGGTTGTCAAGGATTTCTTTATCCTTTTTGATATGTTGTTCGATGTTTTCCATTAGGTGCTTACCTTACCGTATGAATCTCTAATCAATCCTAACTGAGTAAAGCATCTGTTAGGAGTAACGAAGTGGCATAGATTTGATATTAAGTATTTACCACTTGTTTTCTTATCTATCTCTTTTGTATCACCAGAAACTCTTGGAAAGTCACATTGAATGATGTCACCAGCACGTAAACTAAAATCTCCTGGTATTGTAATCGAAGTTACAATGGAATACATCTGGTTATAACGCATGACTGATTGAACCATACGTTCCATCACTTTATCATTAGTTTCTGATTTATTTGAAGCCCATCTTGATAGTTGTGCCTTGCCATCTGCACCAACTGGAAGAGTTCCCACATCAAGAACAGAACTCATCAATCGTGTAGGTGTTTCTGTAAATAGTGGATTTACAAAATCAAAATCATCTTGTGATCCAGCATGTTTGACACTCTTTTGTTGAGTAATATCATACTCTTTCATCTCATATTTAAACTGATACGGGTCAAAAAAGATTGTTCTATTTTTAAATGCTCCCAACATCATATTAGATTGAACATCCACAGTTCGATGCAAATCATAGTTTAAGATCTTATCATCATATTTTTCGGGGATTCTATCACTATCATTGAGAATATATCTCTTCTTAACATCCTGCCCAAGAAGATTATCAACTGACTTGAAGTTCATTCCATCTTGTGTTTGATAGAAAAAGAATCCACCAGTTTTACCATAGTTCTCCGTTGGAATTGACTTGGTTCCTAACCACGTACAAATATAAAATGGTTTTCTATCATTTCCAATAAAGACATACTGATTTGAAGTTTCTTCAATGTTCTCTGGTTTAAAGTCTGCCTTTAATACTTCTCTTAAAATCTTGATTACTGATTCAGATATTTTTCCTTCATATCTTTTCAGAACACGGGTAGTCTCATTGGAAAAACATTCCTTTGTCACACAATCCATCGTCATACGATCTGATGTTGTGGTTTCATCAAGGTCTCTCATTTTATTGAGATACATTTCCATCTTCAACTGAACTTTTTTACTATCCTCAATCGTAAATCTAATCTCCTCTCCACCACGAATCGGCAAACCCTCTAAGATGCTAACTCTTTTTCCATCACGTTCGATTGAGTTACCACTATCCATCATTTCAAATGATGCTGTCGCATGATTTGATAGAATAGTTTCATAGTATGAGAAAGAAGTAATACCCTCTTTGATATCAACACCTCTACCAGCATCCTTTGCTGCTTGGATTATGAATTCTTTTATGTTTGCGTCTTGTGCTGTATTTGACATTATCCTTGCTTATATAAGAATCCAAACAGTTGAGATTTATAAAAACTATTTAACGATGCACCACCAGTGTTAACAACAGACATACCACCAGTTGGTGGAGTTCCAACAGATTGAAGTGGAATTGGTAATGGTATAACTCCTTGTTGTCCAACAGTTGGTGGACCTCCAACACCACTTGAAGGAGAACCAGAAATAGTTTGTGCAGCACTTGCTACTCTTGGTGCAGTAGGAGCAGTCATGGCAGGACTAGGTGTTGGGCGATATTCTGGTTCTGATGTAGATGGTGCAGGTGCAGGAGCTGCTGGTGTTGGTGGTGCCGTACCAGTTAATGGTCCTGGTGTGGAACCTGATGATGCCATTTGAATTTTAAATCCCTCACCAGTACCCAAATAGTTTTTGGCAGCAACACTAAAATCTAACATGTGATTAGATGAATGTCCTTTTACTCCTGGACCAACATCATTAACTCTTACAACTGCTCTCTTCCCTTTACTGTTAGTCACAATGATATTAAAGGGTCTCTTTAATGTTCTACCACCAGGAAATTTACGAGCAGGAACTGTCATGCTGCTTGGAAGTAATGCAAGTAATGGTGGAAATGCAGCAGCAGAAAATACTTCTGGACGATAACCTTCACCAGTGGAAGTAGCAGGAAGTCCTTCGGCAGTTTTATATCCACTTGCATTAATACCACCCAATGCTGGATCATAATATGTTGTTTTTACATTAGAGACATTCAAGTTACCAGCACCAACAACTGGCGCACCAGATCCAGGACCAGATGGAGTTGGAGTTACACCTCCACCAGTGGTAGCAGCAGTCATACCAGCAACTGCTTGTCCTGCACCAGCAGCAGCTCCCGTAATAGCACCAGTAACCTCTTGGAATGTGCCCTCTCTTGTTAAGAAATCCCAGAACTTATCTCTATTGTTCCACAATTTGCTTACATTTTTAAAGAAAGGTTTGATGGCATTTTCCCAGATGAATGCATATGGACCAGGTGCTATAAACAGTTTACCAAGTTGTTCCACAACAGACTTAAATGCTAGCGCTGCTCCCATAAGATCAAGCTTATTAAGTTTTTCAATACCAACACCCATCGCATATTTTAAATCATTAAATGCTTTTCCAATTGCTTTTATGAAGTCCACACCACCCATGAACTTAACCATAGAAGAGATGATATTCCATGCACCATTTCCTATGTCTCGCATAGTTTTGAGTAACCAATCCACAAATCCCTTACCAATCTTACCCCAGTCTTGTTTGAAGAATTTTTCTATCGCTTTACCAACAGTTTTACCAACAGCACCAGGACTCTTACCCATCTTTCCACTTAATACATCATAGAAGAATCCACCTAAAAATTCACCACCCATACTTCCAAGCATATTGCCAAGAAAAGATCCAAGAGGCACTGTGATTGGTGCCAATGGTCCACCAGCAGCACCCAATGCCCCACCAGCCCAAGTTCCGATCATCTGTCCAAGGCCACTGCCAACGGCCATTGCACCAGATCTTAAAATAGAATCACCAGATGCCCAGTTCATTCCAAAGACCAGCAATGGTCCAATCACGGGAATTTTGTTCATGATTTTTTTCAGACCCTGAACACCACCCTTTCCAATCACCTTTAAAAAGAATCTTTGCGTTGCCCTATCAACACCTCTACCAAAAATCTTTGAACCAATAAGATTCTTAGCAGCAGGACCACCAACTGTTCCTCTGATTCTGTTTGCTCTTGCAGACAGAGTTCCAAGTTGTGGTTTTGATAGTGATGGTTTTCTCTTTAATGCTCTCTTTACTGCATTGTCAGCACCTTTCTTTGCTTCAAATGCAGACTTACCCTGAGATCTTAGATCATCGTATTTTGCCTCAAAGATTTCTCTGGCAGCATGTCCATGTTTAATCTGAACTTTTCTTGCCAGTTTTCTCTCTGGTGATCCTATTTTTGTTTTTTGTATTGGACTTGAACCAGTTTTAATCTTTCGATCTGCTGGTGTTCTGCCACTTAACGTCTTTGATTTCTTTACCCTCTCTGCTTCTTGTTTCAGTTTTTGTTTTTCTTGCTCAGGAAGATCAATATCTTTCTCGCCAAGATCTCTCAATGAATTTGCAAGTAAAATGCCACCAACAACCAGAGCAGCATTTAAAAATCCATTGATAGCAGGAAGTAATGCATCTAGTTGTTCTTTAAACTTTCCAGTAAGACTCCCGTCTTTCCATTCGTTAAATCCATCTGCTATCTTATATCCAAACTCAATGACTCCTGCAAGTATATCAATCGTTGTGACAATAATACTTGATGCAACATCAACAATTCTGGCAATACCTTTATAGATTGAAAGAAATATTTCCGGATTATCAACAGCCCACATTGCAATCTTTGCAACGATAATCGTTTTGATTGCATTTAAGATGTTATCAAAAACAGATTTGACTGGTGCTACGACTCTATCTCGAATCCCAAGACCAAGTTTCTTTACAAGATTTTCTTTTTCTTCCTCTTTCTTTTGTCGCTTTCCTGTTTCAGTTTCTTTCTTTTCTTTTTTTCTTTGATCTTTGTCAATCTTATTTCTTTCTCTTGTATATTTGAGAAGAAGATCAATCTTTTTTGAAATAGATCTTGACTTTGGTTTAGATGGATCTGCCTTTGGAGTTTCTCCAAGTGCTGGAACGACAAGTGCTGGAACGATTGGAGGTTTTGTTTCTACTCTTGCACGTCTTGTTTCAACTCCTTTCACAAACCCTGACATTGTTGGGCGTTCCTGACGAACAAGAGCACCACCTTTCTTTCTATCAGTACGACCTGGAAGAAGTTTGGTTGCTGATTTTACATTACTTGCAGTTCTTGCTGCTCCAATTAATGCTGGTAACATAGTTAACTACCCACTATGTTATACATTGATTTCATAACGAGAAGACTATTATTATTGGGATCTAAACTACCAAGTTGAGGAACATCACTACCATTTGTTCCGATTGGTTGACTCGTTGCTCCTATATTTGAAACAGGAGTCATACCTTGCTGACCAACAGATGGCAGTCTACTTAAACGTATGAGATATGACATCAAAGCCTGAGCATTGGCATCGCCAGTGCTTGAACCGGGAGCAAGAGTTCCTGTTCCGCTGCCAGGAGCAACCTCTGGACCAGGAGTACCAGAAGGAGATCCTCCTGCTTCTGGTATTTCCAAAGCACCAGGTTGTCCCATGAACTGTTTAATCTTTTGACGAAGTTTGTCTCCACCAGTTCCAGGAGCATCAGTTACTTTTGTCTTATACCAATCCCAACGTTCTCCTGTTCCACCCCATGCAACGGGACCATAGTTGTCAGTAGCATAAACTCCATCTTTATTTGATCCTGCCTCAGCATGAGTCATTACACTTTTGATATTGACATCACTAGGACTCCAATTCCACAACTTTGCAATCCTTGCTGCCTCTTTTGCCATGTTATCAATCTGAATCTGCTTAGCTGGATATTGACCAAAGTTATTTTCTTGTGCCCCAGACATGGCAGCAACGCTCAATCCAACAGAGTTTGTATTTCTACCCTCTGTGTGACCAGTTCTAGTATTATAAGCAGCATGTCTATAAACGCTACCATCACCCTGAATCGTTGAGTGATAAGGACCTCCACGATGACTGTATCCACCAGCAGTCCAATGTAAATACATTTTCTTGTTTTGTTTTGCACCCATTTGACCACCACCGGCAGCATAAGTGATGCCATTCATTATTTTAGGTCTATTAGCATTAGATCCAACGTTAAAATCAAGAGGATCAACACCAGTTGCTGCGATTTGTCTTTCTCTTGCACCAGGTTGAAGAACAGTTTCTCCTGGCGTTAACATCGCAGGAACGGTGTCTGTTCCCATTGCCTGTACAGGAAATATTGGCTGGCCACCATTACTAAATCCTTGAATCCCCCTTTGAAGGATGGATTCTCTCATCAACTGTTGCGTTCCTGGTGTTAACATCGCAGGAACGGTGTCTGTTCCCATTGCCTGTCCACCATTACTAAATCCTTGAATCCCCCTTTGAAGGATGGATTCTCTCATCAACTGTTGCGTTCCTGGTGTTTTACCAGTCTTCTTTGTTTCCTCAGGAGTAACAGTTGCTTCTGGGGATTCTTTCTTTTCTTTTTTCCTTTGCTCCTCATTTTGCTGAGAAGCAGCATAGGCACCACCAGCAGCAAGAGCACCGCCAACAACAAGTCCAGTGACCACTGGATTTTTTGCAGCAAATCTAAGTCCTTTTCCTAATCCCCTTCCAGCTAATCTTGCTGCGGCGATTCCAAGTTTGGCAGTTAATCCAAGAAGTCTCAACACCAGTTTTGCAGTGACTCCCATGATTGAAGTCACCAATCCACCAAGTCCAGATCCAATGATTAAGAATCCAGCAATGATTGCAGGCCAAAAATCCTTAATAAATCTCACTATTGTATTAACTTTTTTTTGATTTGATGGATCCGTAAACCAATCAATCAGTTTGATCAATGCCTTAGTAAATATTAACTTTAATATACCATCAAATATTTTTTGAAATATATTTCCAATGGGTTGCAGTGCCTTTGTGATAGGTGCAACTAAAAATTTCTTAGCAGATTCTAAACGATTTTCTTTTTTCTTTCTTCTTTCCCTTTCCTTTTCAACTCTCTTTTTCTCAGTAGACTTTTTCTCCTCTTTATTTTCCTCTCTAATTTCACTCAATAAAGTATCAAGTTTCTCATCAATATTATCAACGTCCTCTTTTACTTCTGCGGTTTTCTTTTCCTCTTCTTTATCTGGTTTCAAATCAGGAACTAAATCAGCAGTTCCTGGTAAAAGTATTTGTTCTGGAACAACAGATTTTCTTGCACCAGGAGCAGCGGCGGTGTCACCATCTCCACCGATAGCAGCTGCCTCTGCTTTTTTTTCAAGAACTTTATCAACAAAATTCTTAAAATCTATTTTACTCTTTCTCTTTTTAAATGCTTCTTTTCTTTCAGACGGAGTAAGTAGTTGACCATCTATCGTGCCACTTTCAGTTATTTCTTGTACATACTTTTCATATCTCTCTTCACCAAAAAACTTTGATGGAACAATCGCGGTTACTTTTGGAGGAGGAGGTGGTGGTGCAACTTCCTCCTCCACTTCCTCCATCATACCTCTTGCCATTTCATGCAAGTCAGTATCAGTATGTCCTTTGAATATTTTATTATCTAAATCGCTCTGTTCACTATCACTTAAAGAGTTATAATACTTTGAAAGTATTTTAAGTTGATCATCAGAAAGTTTAGACACAAAAGCTTTGCCGAGCTTGAACTCATATGCCTTTCTTAATCTTTCTGCTTTGTTAGACATTCTGTTGACGTTGTTGTTCTAACTTTTGCTCCTCAATAAACTGTTTCAAAAGTTCTACATAAACGTCCCGTTCCCAGGGCATCATGTTTTCAATCTCAGTCAATGAATATTTATGGTGCTGCATGAGAGCGAAGTTAATCTTAAAGTATGCCTCCAAATTCATGTGGGACATGCTTACGCGAAAAAACTTGACAGTCCCTCCAATACGACTTCACTCTTTTTCTTGGTCTTTGGATTGGTAACTTTAATCGTATGAGAAAGTTTTGGCATTGTTGAAAAGAACTTTTCAATCTCCTGGAACTGTTTTGTGTTTAGTTGATCCAGGAACTCTTGCAGCTCTTTCTTGCTTACATCAGCAGCAGACCATGCTTCCTCTTCATTAAAGATCGTATCAATGCATGATGCAATCAAATCAAATGTTTTTTCTACATTTGATGCATCATCATTGAAGTCAAAGTTCTCACTAATAAACTGTTCCAATGATGGATATTTCAGACGTAAAACTAAACTCTCATCAAGTTTAATGTCACGATTGTGGTCTTCATTTTTTACAACTTTGATATCATCAATATCAATAACCACTGGAATTTCTGTCTCCTCATCATCAGGAGCAATGATTTTCAGTTCAATCTCTTCACCAACTGACTTACCACGAATGTTGAGGAAGAGATATTCAATATCAAACGTAGGAAGATCTTCAACCTTAATATCAGTCTTTACGCAAGCTCTGATGACATCTTTGATTGTCTTCGTGATTTGTTTTTGATCCTGACTTTCCATTGCCAGGACTAAAAGTTTTTCTTCTTTTACAAGGAAAGGTCTAAACTCAATCTTCTCACTTGTTGATGGAAGTTCTAACACATAATATGGTGTTGCAATCTTTGGTAAAGGCATAATCTCCTATACAATTCAGTGTCTTTATTTATGGGATTATTAGAAATCTAGTTGACCATCATTACCATCAAAAAATGTAACACTGGAACCAAATGGATCAGAAACAGTTGCATATCCTTGCTCTGATAATCCACTCAAAACAGCACTGTTTGGATCAAATGTATTACCAGCAGCAGTTGCCTGATTAGTTGGTCCTTTTGGTTCTCCACCAGTTTGAATAGCATTGGATGATCTATTCATAAAGTATCTGTCATACTTAAAAGTAACACTTAACTTGATGATAGTTGAAGAATCATATGAAACTGGTATTGATGCAATACTTGTTGGATATGCGTTCACAAATGAATACAAAATATCTGCTCTGTTTATATCATAATCTTTATTGAACTTATGAACATCCAAATCACACTTATAGAATTTTGGATACTTAAATCTATAAAAACTATTTCTCATCTTTGGTCCACCAGTGCTCACCACAGAATAACTTTCATCTGGACTGGAAATATAATCCATCCAAGTTTCAAAAAACTTCAATGTTCTATATTGAGTGTCAACATAAAACTCCAAAGTTAAATCATCAAAATCTCTTCTGTATGCAAACGTTTGATTGACGCCATAATAGTCCTGCAAGTTCTCTGTTGTAGAAAAACTTGATCCAGGAAGAGATGCATTGCTACATAAAATACTCAAATCATCAATGTATCTTGTTTGTGGTGCGAAGTTTTTAGTGAAAGGCAAAGTGCCGATCTGTATCACAGCACGAAACTGACTGGACTGAGCCAGATTTGAAAATCTTTTTATAAACTCACTTGTGCTTATAGTCCTGTAAGGAACGTTGCCGCCTCCAAGTGCCATCTAAATACCTATTAGTCCTGCTATACTATGTATGAGTTATAAAGGTAGATTTCGCCCAAGTAACTATCTAAAATACAAAGGTGATCCTACTAACATTGTTTATCGCTCCCTTTGGGAGTTGAAGTTCATGAATTGGTGTGATAAGAATGAAAATATTCTGGAATGGGGTAGTGAAGAGATTGTTATCCCCTACATCAGCCCTGTTGATAATCGGATTCACCGCTATTTTCCAGACTTCTACGTCAGAACACGGACCAGGAGTGGAGGGACTCAGAGGTTCGTTGTCGAGGTTAAACCAGCTAAGCAAACTGTCCCGCCAAAGAAAAGAAAAAAAGTTTCAAGAATATATCTGAATGAAATGAAAACTTATGCTGTCAATGAAGCAAAGTGGAAGGCAGCAAGAGAATATTGTGCTGATCGTAAGATGGAGTTCAAGATCATCACAGAAAAAGAACTAGGGTTATGAATCGCCTACTATCATCTACAATCGATCTTTCTGGACTCAGAAATCCAGATGATTTAATGTTAAACATTATGGAGATTTTAAAGGATGATATTGAATATGCTCCCGATAATGTTGGAGCAATGTACACATTCATTTACCAACCAAAAACACCTAACATTTTATATGATGAGCATCCTCTTGTAGAGATCACTGAGATTACAAGGTGGGGATTTAGGGGATTCAACTACCACTGGAATGCAATCAGAAACTACACATTTCCAGAAATCGTTGGTCCCATGCACAGATTATATCCAGAAGAGTTGAAATATCTTCGTGCGATTCCATATAAAAAGATTCGCTCCACCCGATAAATAACTAAAAAAGTTTTAAAATGCCTCGCGCAACATACCCTGGATGGAAAGATAATGACGGAAATCTTGAAGCGTCTTTCTCGCAAAAATTAACTTCACCTACTGGGAGAACTACTACCGCAGAAGTAGTAGCTGTTGCTAATCCAACAAATGGAAATTATGATCTTTATTTGAATAACAAAAATGCTTTTGGAATTAGTCTTGGTAGGACACCCATTGCTAGTTACAATGCATCAACAGGAACGGAAGTTATACGAAATAAAACTCTATATAATCAATTTTATGCTCCTGGATCAAAAAGTGGTGGTCAAGCACAACTAAACAATATAAAATCTTCTGTAAAAAATGGAGTTGTTAATAATCTTAAACTCAACGCAACTGATCCGATTGATCAAAGAAATCTAAAATCTATCAGAGACACCCCAGAATATTCTTCTTTCAAGCAAAACGCGCCGGCGCCAGAACAAACCAAAACTCCTACACCGCCAGCTGGCAATGGCGAAACACAACAACCTGCTGCCACTGCTGCTGACACGGATACTGCTGCTACTGGTGGGGCAGACCAATCACTGATTCAAGATGCAGCTGGCGGGGCAGATCAACTGGCAAAACTTTCTTTTGGAGATCTCCGTTATCCACTTGAAAGGCAAGAAACAAGAGATTATGATCATGTTCTTTTTTCCGCAGTGGAATATGTTCCAGCAGGAGCAGAAGGATTTGATGCAATTATATCAGAAGGTGGTGCTGCTACCGGGCGTCCCAGTAATAGAATGAAAAAAGAAAATCGAGTTGGATCTATAATGTTGCCAATGCCAAGAAACCATAATGATCAAAACTCTGTTGTCTGGGGACAAGATAAGTTAAATGCATTGCAAGCAGCAGGAAATACTTTGATACAAGGTATTTTAGGTAGTGGTGATCAAGTAAATCAAGCAGTAGATAACGTAAGATCTGCTGTGGGTACGAATGCTGGACAGTTAAAGGATTATCTTAAAGCAGGAGCAGCATCACAGATTCTTGGTGGTGCAAATATTCTTACGAGAACAACTGGTGCTGTGATGAACAGTAATCTTGAACTTCTTTTCACTGGTCCTGGTTTAAGAACTTTTAATTTCACATATAGAATGACTCCAAGAGAACGTGATGAAGCTATTGTATGCAAAAATATTATTAGATCATTTAAACAAGCTATGGCAGCAAGAATAAGAAGTGCTTCGTTATTCATGTATACTCCTCACGTATTCTTTATTGACTTCATTCACAAAGGACGACCTCATCCATTTTTTAATCGTATCAAACCATGTGCTCTTTTGAATTTTGGTGTCAACTATACACCAGATGGAGCATACATGACTTATGACGATGGATCCCCAATCGCATATGAACTTACTTTTAGCTTCCAAGAACTTGAACCTATATACGATGTAGATTATGAAGAGGGTGATGGTGTCAGCGGAATGGGATTCTAATGGGATATTTCAGACAACTTCCCAACTTTAACTACGTTTCCAGACTAGACCAAAAAGTTTCTAGTTCGGATTATGTTGAAGTCAAAAATCTTTTCAAGAGAGCAAAAGTTAGAGAAGATTTTTTCCAAAACTTTACTGCCTTTACAAGATACACAATCGTTGGTGATGAAAGACCTGATAATGTTGCAGATAAATTTTATGGTGATCCCCAACTAGATTGGGTCATTCTTTATATTAATAATATCATCAACGTAAGAGAAGAATGGCCTCTTACAAACATCTCTTTTAAAAATTATCTACTGGATAAGTATGGAAGTATTGAAGGGTATAGTGCCATTCATCACTATGAGACCGAAGAAGTAAGAGATCAAGCAGATAATATCATTATTTCAGCAGGATTGCAGGTGGATGAAGATTTTTCTATTACTTATAGAGATGCTGCTCAGGGAACAGAGGTGATTGCATCTGGTATCACCAATGGTGTGACAAATGAAGAATATGAAACACGTCTTCAAAATGAAAAAAGGCAGATCTACATTTTGAGATCTGCCTATCTTAACGTTGTATTGGATGATGTTGAGAGAGTTATGACTTACTCTCCTTCCTCTCAATATGTCAATGACAAATTAAAGAAAGGAGACAACATCAGGATCAAGTGATCATGCCTCAGCGAGTTTCTGGAAGTAACTCAGGGCATCATCTTCATCCTCATCACGTGACTCTACAACTGATGCTTCCTTCATGGTAATGTCGGGTGCATTGAAGTCACCGCGATCATTGTCCTCATTATAAGTCTCTTCATCGAAACTACGCTTCGGTTGAGAAACGCGGAGCACCATGTTCAGACGCTTTTCAAGTTCTTCATAAGACTTGAAACTAGAAGGTGCAGTAAACTCTGTCAAAGAATACTCTCTCTTCCAGATTGCTTCAAGTGCATCATCGTCATCAAGGAGAGGTGCAGGAGAATCAAACTCTGACTTGTCATAATTCCAGTAGCCATCCACCTTGCGGATTTTGAGTTTGAAGTTTGCACCTTGCCAGAAATCAAAGGGGTTGATAGGAGTTTCATCTTCAAATTCTGGCTGCATAGCAGCAAGAATCTTGTCGTGAATTTTCTTACCATATTTGAACAGGAATACTTTTCCTTCGTTTTCGGGATTGGTAGGGTCCTTTACAACATAAATGTTGCTGTAATAGGACAGTTTACGCTTTTGCTTGCGGACAGTATCTTTGTCAGCATCACTACCACTGTTCCACAGATCGCGGTTGTACTCAGAGACAGGATCTTTCTGACCAATAGTTGTCAGCGAGTTCTCAATGTACCAACCACCAGGACCTTGGAAGGCATGGGAATATACTTTTGCCCAAGGAATATCCTCACTCTCAGGTTGAGGAAGAAAACGAATCACGGCATAACCATTACCACTCTTGTCGAGGGATGGTTTCCACAGTCGCTCATCTGCACCACCGCTCTTGACGGCAGTTTTTTCTACCTCAGCAACCAGTTTGGAAGTGAGAGAACCCAGACGGGACTGTTTTTTAAGATCGGAAAAAGACATTTGGATTTGGCTTGTAGTTTGGCTTGTGTGTACTTCGTTATTATAGGACCTAGGTCAGGTCCCTGTCAACCTGTTGGCGCATCGTTTTGAGCATCTTGTCCATATTATTAAACACAACACTCATATCAACATCCGCAGGCATCCCCATCATCCTTGCGGACTTGGAGATGTTCTCCTTCATCATCTTTGCCTCAGGATCATCAGAAAGAGATAATCTTGTGTAAAGAACTCTTTGTTTGTCCAGAAGACGTTCAAGAGTTTTTACATGTTCAATCTTTTCTTCCTTTGTCATCGTTGGAAATTCAAAGACCTTTGTATAAACTTCTTCTTGAAGTTCAGTGATCTCTGTCATTTCTGATCTAACCACTTCGGAGTCGAAGAAACTCATAAAATTATCTCCTTTAAAATTTTCTTATAACGAAATACATCAATATGTAGGAAGGGAGAATACTTGGTTATACGTTTTGATATCAGTACCCAAACTGGATCTGTTAACTTCTTATCGAACTTAGATTTGTATCCAAGTATTCTGTCCAGGATCACCAGAGTTTCAAGTGAAATGTTTTGCTTTAAGAATTCCTTGACAATTTGCGGATGTCGATTTTCTTCACTCTTGAAGAAACTATCAAAATCTTTTCCAGAAAAGACGGATCCAATCTCTCCCTTGAAGATGTATGAGAGTGATTGATTTCTTTTTTGCCAGGCGACATATGTTTTCTCCCCGTTCTTTACAATGTCTGCAATGTAAAGAGATTGTGGATCATCACAACTGGCAAAGTTTGCAATAAAAAACTGTTCGATCTCTTCATCACTTTTTTGTCTGGACATTCTTTCAAAGAAATATCTGTCCTTTCTTTTATTAAATGCATTGGCAGATGCTTTTACTCTGCCACAATATTTCAAGTAATCATAACTATCTTTCGTGAAGTGTTGCTTCATCGCAAGATAAGTCTTATAGCACTCGATTGGCATCATGAAAAAAGTAATAGGTCAAATTTTTACCGGAAAGTTTTTCAGGTAAAAATCAAATCAAAGGGGCAATTTTGCTCTGGAACTTCTCTTCAAAAAGTTGAGTTCCATAGCATCATACTTCAACTTTTCTTTTAATGGTTTAGATAAAAGTTTAGGTACAGATTCAAGTTCTATTTTGTTTTTATCGCAGAACACAACGACAGCATCAATATAGTTTAGATCGTCATTTTCATGCACAAGTTTTTCAATTTCTTGTGCGAATTTAGCAGGACCCAAAAACTTTTTTTGAAAGGCTTCGTCTAGTTCATTTAGCATTGGTGTAAGATAAATTGTTGGTGACAAATTCTTTAATATAGCGAACTAGTAACTTAATATACTCGTCTTTGTTTCTTTTGTCAAATACCTTGACCTCTCCACCAGGAGTAACCATTAAAGTAATAAGTTTGGTGACAGGAATGCCCGTCATCTCATAGTACATACATGCGTATGCAGTTTCTTGAACAAAATAGTTCTCCAACCACTTCTCTGGTTTGATCTTCTCTGATGTTTTGAAGTCAATGATTGCTAGTTCACCTTCATACTCGCCAATACAATCTACTCTACCTGCAAGTCCTAGGTATTCTGAGAAGAGAGTACGTTCAATGGCATGAATATTATTTATCTTATCCAAATATGGCTTGGCATGATGAAACATAAACTGAGTGGCAGGAAGAAACTCATCCCAATCCAACCGTAAGTTCATGAGATATGCCTGTGCCGCTTCATGAAAATCCGTACCACGTGTGGTTGCTTTCTTCGTAATTCGATTAGCTTCTTCTTCTCCAATTCTGTTTCGCCACTCAGTAAAAATCTGGCGATTATAAAAAGAAGTGACAGAAGTAATAGAAGGAACCCAATCACCATTTGGGACTTTATAAAGTCGGCATCCAGGAGTTTCTTTCTTTTCAAGTTCAATGTCACCGAGATAATTATGATGAATAAAATTCATACCATACCAATTGCGTTCTTTGCAAGAATGTATTCTTTAACAAGACCAGATCGAACAATATCTTCAATACCAAATTCAATCAGTGAGAATGATTCCATCTTTGTGAGAATGCGGGTGAAATCAGAGATTCCATTCCTTTCAAAGGTTTTTGTCAAATCTGATTGTACTCCATCACCACAGAATACGATGCGGCTATTTTCACCAACACGGGTAATGATCGAATCAAGTTCGTGGAAGTTTAGATTCTGACATTCATCGACAATGATGATTGCATTGTCAAGTGTTGTGCCACGAATAAAAGATGTGGACCAGAAACTAATCGTGCCTTGTGTTTTTAGGTTGCCATACAGCATCTCAAAGTCAGATTCTGTCGGTAACTCAAACATATATTTTACCATATTCTTATAAGGAATCTGGTAAAGAGATGACTTGTCCTCATGGTCACCAGGCAGGAAACCAATCTCTCTGGTTGCTACCAGAGATCTAACAATGTAAATCTTTTCATAGGGTGAGTTGTCAGAAAGAACATCCCTAAGTGCATTGTAAAGGGCAATGAAAGTCTTTCCAGTTCCAGCACACCCATAAGCAAACAAATGTTTTCCTTCCTTATAATCTTGAAAGAATTTTTCTTGATTATCAGTCAGTGGTTCAATGTCAACCAACAAATCCATGTTGATTGGTTTCTTACGACGCATTTGTTTTGCAGTGTATCCAACTCCAATCGGGTCGTCGCTCTTTCTCTTTCTAGGCATAAGTTAGATCTTAAACTTTTGTCGGGCTGATGGTGCGTTCTGTGCTTTTTCAAGCACTTCATTCCAACCTGGTTTTGATTTGACGAGTTTGTCTTTCCACTCGCCAACTTCACCAAAACCTGGTGCGTTATCAGGGGTATAGTATCTTTCCCAATCGGGATTATCTTTACGCCACTGATCCCATTCATGAACGCTCATCACAACATCCTTAGTTTCACCAGTCTCTTTGTGCTTTACGGGGTAAGTTGCCATATCAAAACATAATGTGTGTATATTTATGCCCAATCAAGTGCTCTCGCAACTGTGGGATACTGATGTGCAAAGATAGTCTTACACTCCTCTGCAATCTCCATATGCTCCTTCTGAGTGCCGTTAGCAGACCTCAGAGAGATGTAATGAATCCAACTACGACAAGATCCTGTCATGTAGATTCTAGTGGGTGTAGCAAGCGGTAGAACAAACCTTGCACATTCCTTAGCAACTCCTGCTTCAAGCATATCTTCATACAGATCTACTGCATGATCAAACTGTAAACGAATACGTTTGCGGAAAGACTCTGATACATCACGGGGAAGATCATCAATAGAGTTCTGACGATTCTTTGTATCCTGACGACGAAGTTCGGGAATAGAAATCTTACCCAACTCTGTGCTATCAGCATATCGTTGAGAAAACTCTTGAAACGTAAATGAACGGTGCCGCAAAATTTGTGCCGCAATCGCTCTTGTAGTTTCAATTTGTAGAGTCATGTATGCTTGTTCAAACACAGACCAATGCTGATGCTTGATGCAATATTTTAAAAGACCTTCAAAACTTTCATTGTCTTGATTCTTTGGATTGCTCACACGGGCAATATACGCCATGTTCTGTTCAGGACTTGGTGTTGCCTGAATTAGTTTTACTTTCATCAGCAATCCTCGCAATCCTCTTCTTTATGTTTCTTTCTGATCTTTTTAAGTTCTTTCATCTCTTCCTTGATCATTTTGTATGCATCTTCGGAAGAAATCTTTCGTGCCATTTCCATAGCAACGATAATCTCTACTCTCGTTCCATAATGAGATAGAGCTTTTTCAAAACAGTTTAGTTCTTCGTACATAGTTAATCGGGGTAACCATCATCATCGTTAAAGATTTCATCATAACTATCGATTGGGACAACTTGATAGTCATCATATTCATCTTTATGTAGATAACTTTCTTCGTCTGAATAAACCTCAGACTTTAAAGATTCGACAAGAAGTTCTAAATTTTTGACAATCAGTTTGAGCCTGTCTTTGTTCATCCTTTCTTGTATGATTTGACAAATTTATTATACACAAAAAAAGAGGGAGTGTCAATCTCCCTCTTTGATTATTCACTTTTTGATTTGAGCAAGTTGTGCTTGCTGACGACGCTGTTCTTTTTCAAGTTGATCTTTGATCAGTTGAAGAACATTGATTTTGTGATCTTCGACATTGTACTTAACACCACGATAAGTTGCGGTAGTCATTTGTTTACTCCTGAATGAATGGGGGGTTTAACCTTTTACCCTTTCGGGTGATCCGTTTCCCGTTCCTTCAATCGTTTGCGTCCCAGTTACAACCTCTTTCTGTTGCGTCTTTAATAGTATTGACAATTTCTACTTTGATTAAATCACTCATGTCTTGATTAGCCTTTGCCCTAGCAACAAGTTGCTTAGCATCAGCACAAACCAATTCAGCAGAAAGTAAAAATTCTAACATAGGATGAACGCTCCGTTCCGCGATTTACTTGCGATCCCAAATGGGATTGAACGTAAGGTCATTATAGACCATATGCCTTATATATGCAAGTAGTTTTGTAAAATGTGATACAGTTTAATCTTCTTCTAATAATTTCTTCACACGTGTCTCTGTGCCATCCATCTTTTTGATTTCGTACAGAGGTGACTTCATATATTTTTTGATCTTCTTATACTCTTTGGTCAGTTGATTGATGGCATCAAGATCCAAAGTAACTTTATTAAATCCACTCATTTCTTTTTCTTCTTATCTGGTTTCTTGTATCCCCACAGTTTGGGATTTGTTCTACCCTCAGTTTGAGTAAACTGAATGAGGTTCTCTCTATACTTGTCCCAGTAATGATCAAAGATATCTACTTTTTTATTGCTCATAACAATATCAAAATGAGTTGTCTCTCCCTGAACATACTCTACGAGATATGTTGTGTATGGAAGAGACTTATCATCTGATAAAGATGGATCGCAATCTTGATGGATAATTTTGATTGAACCCATCAAGAGCGTCCTCCCCATTGAATATCAGGGTAAGCTTCTTCAATGTGACCGCGACTGATATTGTACTTATCAATCAGTTGCTTATCCTTAACAAGAATCAGGAGATCTGCTTCTTCTGGGTGAAGACCTTCCAGCATCTGAATGAAGATGGTTTCACGACGAGTCTTGGAAAGTTTATCGTTACCACCTTTCACAAAGTTGTAGAAACTGCGCTGTTCGCTCCTCAGAGACGTGTGCTCAGTTCCTTTGGGGGCTTCATTGGGTTTGTATGGAACAGGACCCTGTGGAAGGGCAGAGATGACACTATCATCAAAGTTCCAAATCAAAAGAGAAACCAGAGCATCATTACGATACTCTTTCAAAATCTCGATTTTTTTTGCTCTGGTTCTTGCTTTTGATACCAATTCCAAAATTTCACTTTGAAATGGATTTGGAGGAAGTTCGACTCTTTTAGTCGTCGTCTTCGTAGTCGTCGTAGTCTTCGGCATTTTCAAATCTCACTGCGAGTACTGTATCGGGAATCACGTTGCCGTCTTCATCAAGGAATTCGGGATGTAGATTCACTGTGTCTGGATGATATGGTGTGGTCTTAATGACATGTTCTTTTGCCAACCAACCTACCATACCTCCTACAAAAAAGAACATTATAGAAACTAATGTGCTAATTGTCAAGATCGTTGCGACCATCTTCCTACTCCTTGTTTTTTAGGGTTTCCTTATATCGAAGGAAAAGTTTAGGAAAATGTGAAACTCTCTTTTCAGGAAAGAAACCATCTTCCCAAACTTGATTTGGAATGTTTTTGGTTCCTCCTGTTCTTTTTTTGTTTTCTTTCGGAGCATTAGCTCCACACCTTTATTTATCTGCAAATCAGGATTTTTTCTTTCGTCCTGGTCTCTTGTTTTTTTCATAACGTGTCGCATCCTCTAAAATACCACAAAGGTAGTTTCTAATCTTACGCGCACGTGGTTTAGGTATGTGTCCATAACCCTCACGTAGTTGTTTGTGAACATTGTCATTACCACCTTTTAAGTATTCATCCAGTTCAATAATAAGATCACCAAGTTCAGCAGCAACTGAACTCTTAATGAATAATGTCATATCTTTCTTAGTCATGTTCGATGACTTTGCATATTGATAAAGGTTGAGTACATACTTATCCTCACGGAATGCATAGTCAATAGCAGTTTCGACGACGTAAAAAAGATCTTCCATTAATCGGGCAAGTGTTTTTGTTCTCTTAGAAATCTAATAGTATCAGCACATCCACCAATCTTTTGTTCACCAAAAATTACTTGTGGAAAAGTGGCACCTTCACCATACTCATCATAGAAAGCTTCTTTGGTAAAGTCTCTATCTAACTTATAAACAACATGTTTTACCTCAGTAAATTGCATCAACTGTTCAATCTTAGAGCAATAAGGACAGTTGTCTTTGGAATAAATCGTAAACGTCATAATCGATTACAAATTGATTTTATTTATTAAAAAAGAGGGTCACGTGACCCTCTTAGTATATTAGGATTCTTAATAACTGTCAAGTATTGAGAATCTTAATATCATCCAATCACTGGTGCTTTGAGTGCCACAGGAGTGGATTCAACGGAGGCAAGATCCAAGGGGAAGTTGTGAGCATTTCTTTCATGCATAACTTCGAGTCCAAGGTTTGCTCTGTTGAGGATGTCAGCCCAAGTTGGGATGACACGGTTCTGACTATCAATAAGAGACTGATTGAAGTTGAAACCATTAAGGTTAAAGGCCATAGTAGACACGCCAAGAGCAGTGAACCAGATGCCAATAACAGGCCAAGCAGCCAGAAAAAAGTGAAGGCTACGGGAGTTATTAAACGATGCATATTGGAAGATCAGGCGACCGAAGTATCCATGAGCAGCCACGATGTTGTAGGTCTCTTCTTCTTGACCGAACTTGTAACCATAATTCTGACTTACTTCTTCGGTGGTTTCACGGATGAGTGAAGACGTGACCAGACTTCCGTGCATAGCACTAAACAGAGCGCCACCAAATACCCCAGCAACCCCAAGCATATGGAACGGATGCATAAGAATGTTGTGTTCTGCTTGGAAGACGAGCATGAAGTTAAACGTGCCCGAGATTCCAAGAGGCATTCCATCAGAGAAGGAACCTTGACCGAAAGGATAAACAAGGAACACCGCAGAAGCAGCAGCAACAGGAGCAGAGTAAGCAACAAAAATCCAGGGGCGCATCCCAAGACGATAACTAAGTTCCCATTCACGACCCATGTAGCAGAAAACACCAATCAGGAAGTGGAATACAACCAGTTGGTAAGGACCACCATTATATAGCCATTCGTCAAGTGATCCAGCTTCCCAGATGGGATAAAGGTGAAGTCCGATAGCGTTAGAAGAAGGAACAACAGCACCAGAGATGATGTTGTTTCCGTAGAGAAGTGAACCAGCAACAGGTTCACGGATGCCGTCGATGTCCACAGGAGGAGCAGCGACGAAGGCAACGATGAAACAGATAGCAGCAGCGAGCAGCGTAGGAATCATCAGTGTGCCAAACCAACCAACATACAAACGGTTATTGGTTGAAGTCACCCAAGAACAAAACTGTTCCCAGTTAGAAGTAGAACGTTGTTGTGAAAGTGTAGCAGTCATTGTTTTAACTAGAAAGTAAAACCATCAGGGAAATGGTGGTGTTACTATTCCTCAGGCACCCTCATCCTGAGGTATGAGAGACGTGTTTATACTCCCCATAGGTCTCGGTTAATGAGAGTTGCAACTGTTTAAGAAACGTTACATTCCTTAACGTGTTGATGTATTTATAATAACACAAAAAAAACCACCCGTCAAGGGTGGTGGACAGATTTTTTACTAGTTCACCAAATTCCAGGAATGATCTGCCCAGTAACAGCATAAGCACCAAGAGCAGCAATAATGCCCATCATTGCAAACCGTCCATTCATGCGTTCTGCTTTCTCGTTATGAGTTTCGTATACGTTGTTATCCATTTGTTTTTTTACCTCAGGGTCAATGTACATTTGGGGTTCGGTAGCGTACATATTAGTACGCCCACCATCTTCGGTTGTTACAGTCATTTATGATTGTTGTAAATCTTCACATATTATAAGACAAAAAAAGGGATGCGTCAAGCATCCCCATTTTGATTTAGTAACTTATATCAGAACGCGAACTTGGTTCCGATCTTAGCACCGTAACCGTTGTCAGCACCGTCAACGCCAGTGGCGAGGGAAACTTCACCGTAGAAGGAGAGTTTCTCAGTAGCAGCAACGGAACCACCAGCCTTAGCAGTGAAGATGGTCTCAGTGTCGCCACCATCGGGAGTCAGGATAGCAGGACCACCCTGGACATAGTAACCAACACGGCCAGTCGAACCCTCATAACCAATATGCAGATCAGTTGCAGCACCAGCATAGTCACTGCCAGCCCAACCAGCGTTGGTTTCTACATTGACATAAGGACCTGCAAAAGCAGCACCAGCAGACATGGAGAGAGCAGCAGTAGCTGCGAATACAGATTTGATCATTTTAGATACCTCGTAGTTTTTACTTGTGGAATGGATACCCACAGATGAAAGAAGACTCGACGTGTCTTCGTTGTTGTGAACCGTTACATTGTGTATCGGTTCAATATTTATACTAACTTGACATTTGAATTTTGTCAAGAGTTGTGAGCAGGATGACCTTCGATCTTCCCATTCTCATCATACCCAGGCGGGAGTCTGCCCAGGTATGCATTCCAGTTAAACAGAGACTTCCAATCTTCGATCTTATTAGACTCTGCCCAGAAACTGGAAATGCCATTATAACTGTTTCTATGAAAGATGTCAATATGTTCTGGGTGAATTGATGACCCTAGATCCAAACGGTAAAGGAACAGAGGAATGCAATACACTTTTCCACTTTCAAAGATTACATCTTCTGATGTAGCACGTGGTCTTACATCCTGATCAAGTTTAAACTTATTACCACGAACATGTAAGTTATAAATTTTCTGTGCGTGTGTGCGCTTCAACACATATACAGCAGCAGAAAAATCATTGATGAATCGATTATGCAACGTTACATAGACCACAGCAGGATTAATTGTAGTCAGTTGCATTGCATCATAGTTATATGGAAATAATGCTGCTGCTTCTTTATATGAGAAAGGCCAATACCTCACTGGATCAAAGCAAGCATCATCCTCCATAATCATAACTTCATCACAATCCATCTCTTCGATGAAGTATTTGATTGCTTTGAGATGTGACATACAACATCCAATCTCATTTGGAATCATTGTGTGTGGAACTGTGCCACTTAGATGCACACTAGGATCATCTTGACGTGCATCGATACCAGCAATCCTAGTATGATTCTCAATCTCCCAATATTTGAATTGATTCTCCATATGCTGACGACGTTGCACATCAGAATCAAGATTGATCCAAAGAACAGGAGGAATTCCTTTCAGTTTATATGCAGACTTATTTTTGTCCATTTCTCCTCCTCACATAATCAATTGTTTCATAATAGATTTTAAGTTCATCGGGAGTCATTCCTTTGAGAGTTTCATAAAGATTTTTGTTATTTTGAATGTGTGGATTAGTAAACCAAGAATTCATAGTTCTTACATGCTCCATGTGATAGATTGCTTGGTCAACTCTTCCAACTTTATATCCAAGTCTTTCAAATCTTTCAGGTCTTTCATTATCCTCATAACCGTATGAGATAAAGTTTTCGTTCTCCATTCCACCATCAATGTATGATTGTCGATTAAAGAACTGTGCCCAACCATAATCAGAGGTAGAGTTTTCTTTGTCGGGATGATTTGCAAATGAGTTTTCACAGAAGTCACTTTCAATCAGACTGTTAATGAGTTCTTGATTGACAGTAACTTTCTCTTGATAGTGACCCTGACCATAAGGATAAACTAAATCATATCCTTCTTTCAGAATCATATCATATGCAATATTGTAGCTGCTAGTCGGAAAAATCACATCTGTGTCATAGTTAATCACAACATCAGTCTTGGATTCCATCAACATATCGTTGAGGATTCTGGTGCGATGAAAGATAGGATCTTTACTTTCTTCATAGATCAAAGTAACCGAAGACATATCTTCAATCAGGTTCTGCAACTGTGGTGCAGCATAACGTTGAAACTTTGATTCTTCATCTACCTCTTGAATAATAACATTAGTATCGAAATTTTTCAAGAGGTAAGTCAGACTGAGGACAATGTTACGCAAACGATCTTGACTCTCAATTCTGAGAGGCATAATAAACGTTGCATTTCTCAGATCAAACTTTGTAATCTCTGGTCTCTCTGTGTTTGTTTGTGACATACTCTAACTCTTTGCTGTTTGCTTCCCATGATCCGTCTGGATGCTGGCACACAATATCAAAATCAAGATTTGCAGAGATGCGATGGTCACCCTCCCTGCTGGCAACAAGAATATCTTCAATAATTTGTGGCATACCATGATGATACCTCATTCTATGATAGAACTCTGTGTCCATCAGCATCTTACACTCTGGATCAAAAAGTTCTACTGCTTCTTTTCTCATAGTGACAATAGAAGGACCGCCCATAAAGTTCTGTCCTTCTAGAAGACGTTCAGACCAACGTGGAACCATTGGTCTGTAAAAATCTTTTCCATTCTGAGTGTGGGAGAATCCAGTGACAACCCAAGATGCATTGGTATCTAAGAACCTTTCTCTGATTCTCAGAAGAGCCAGTTCATCAGTAAAAACATCATCCTGAAACATGATCTTAATCAGATCGCCAGTACAGTGTTTGATGGCAACATTAGTATTGGCAGGACCATTTCCATGGTCATAGAAATTCCTTACATATATTAGGTTAAACCTATCAGAATATGTCTCGCAAAGATCAAGGATCTCGTTATTTTTTGAGTGATCGGATACAAGAACTTCAATATTTTTATATGACTGCTCTTGAATGCTCTCGAATAATTCTCTCAAATACTTTGAACCACATCCACGCATCTCATAAGCAGGAATGACAATAGAAAATTTATTCATGTTCTAAAAGCTGCTCCAACACGTTTTGCCATTCTAAGGAAAGTGCTTTGCTTTCCAGTATCAAATGGTTGAGATAGAGCAAGTAAAAGAAAATCAATCACTGCTTCTTTAACATGTTCTGTTCCACGCTCAACGTTGAATACTGTGTGCCTTCCATCCTCATCAGTGTACGGATGGTGCCAATCTCCTTCTTCAATAAACTTTTCTGTTTTATATTCTTTTGGATAAGAGAAAGCATTGGGCAGTGTGCTAAATCGTGCCTCGGTTTCTGGATCATCAGAGCAAATAAAGAATTTGTTTTCCGTGTCTTCTTTGACTACATTGTACCAATGATCAACATCAAAAGACTCAATGCCCTTGAAGTCTGTCATGCGAAGATGAATACCGTAGTATCCACCTTGAAGATTTTGATCAAGATACTCAGAAACCTTTTTCATGATTTTATCATTAAACAAAAGGTTTCTAATAGTATTTCTCACCTCTTGCTCAGGTAACCAATCGTAGATAAGTGGAGTATAGTAAAAAATATTCTTATCACTATTAGCAACGGCAATACATGCCTGTTCCAAAGTTAAAGAACCAGGATCAACCATCTTCATCGGACCATGTTCTCTAAACAATTGAACATGCTGATCGTTGACTGTCAAGAAATCATACTTATCCACATGAGGATAAAACTCTTTGAGTCTCCAATCGACAACGTTCTCAACTGGTGCAAAGATATCATCCCATAAAGCACGACACATATTTGTGCTTGGCCAACTGATGGTTGCAGGAAGTCCACACAGTCTTGCTAGTGTAAGACCTCCAATCAAACCACTATATCTGTTGCCAAAACTACCGTCACAACAGATATGAACATGTTTTACATTTTCACTCATCGTTTCTGATGTCCTCGATTACAAATGCATCTGGTTCTTGTTTGAAGTATCCAACAACTGTATTACGATCTTGGAAAATCTGATCCCAATCATCAATGTTAGAAATGAAATCTTTCTTTTCTTTAACCTTAACCGTTGTCATACCCCATGATTCTGGGCGATGACGAACACGAATGTAATCATCTTCATATCTGAATCCTTGATTACCATACTTCTCAAACAGTTCTGTAATACCAAAGAAACGACCAACAGCAACCTCAGGACGATCCCATTTGAGACCTTTCTCTTGAACCTCAGGATGCCAAGTTAGATCATGCATTCCTTCTGGCCAGTTGGTATCATGGAAGACAATAAATCCACCCTCCTTCACATGAGGATACCAATGATAAAGTTCACTTGCAACTTGACATGCAACATGAATAGAATCCACAAAAAGTAAACTCACTTCTCCATATTCATCGGTGTCCCAATACTTTCCAACACTAGAACTATCGCCTTGAATCAGATTATAGTTTGGAAACTCCCAAAGATCAAATCCTAGACGCCTAAACTGAGTATCTACACCGTAAACTTTATTGTCCCTCTCAATAGAATCATAGGTCATTGTAAGTGAAGAGACACCATAGTCAACTCCTAAGTCAACAAAGATATTTCCTTCACCACATTGATCTACAACTCTTGCGAGTTCATAGATGTTAGTTCCAAGATTACTAAATTGAAAGTTTTCTTCGGTGGAAAAGTTCCAACCACCATATTTTCCAGCACGAATACCAATACCAGGTACTACTTGTGTATAATGATGTCCAGTCATATCAAAATCCAATTTTTTCGTTTTCGCAAAAGGGATAATTGTTTTCAGTCAAATAGTTATAGAGAACTGATTTGTACTTTGAATTCTTTAATTCAGGAGTAAGTGAAAGAAACTCCTGTACGACATATTTATCAAGGTATGGGTATCGTGTTTCAATACCAAAAGACCCTGCGACGTGTTCTTCTTTGGCGATGTAAGTTTCTTGTGAGCTTCCGTAGAATGATGCCCATGGGAAAATTGTTCTGAGATCATCAGGGAAAATACCACCAAAATTACTATGTTGATATTTTTTTACTCCGCCGAATCCATAATCGGAGAAGATTTCGTCGGCACCTGATCCTGAAAGATAGACCTTGTTTCCGTCTCTGGTGGCATGGTCACATATAAAAGCGAGAGAACCACCACCGTGATCATCGACAATATCCATTCCGTATTCATTGTAGTCGCTCGATGATGAGTGTATTGTATTTTTGAAAGGTTCAACGACAGACATAATGTATTGAACAATCATTCCACGATCTTGTTCGGGAAGAGTGTACACTTTATGTATAGAGTTATCATTAAAAATTTGATGGCGGCGATCAAGCACATCCATATTTTCTGTGCCAGTCAGAGTATATGCAGTATGTGGTACATTTTGTTTACGAAGTTCGCAAGCAATCGATCCACTATCATATCCACTGGACAATCCAATGAAGATTTTCTCTCGACAATTTTGAGTCCTCTTTCTGATTGCCTCAGAGAATGCAGCATTCCAATCATCAAAAGAATCCTTAGTTTGATTCAAATCAAAATCAAATAGAGTTCCCTGATCCTCGATACAATACTCTCTGGTGTGTGAATCAAATCCAATCAGTAGTCTGGTGTTTGCGGGAACTTTCTTTGGATTTTTAAATCCAAGTCCCAAAAGTGCAGACTCGTATGAAGCCACACCAATCTCACCATCTTCAACACACCACCACAGTGGTTTGGTTGCAAAGACATCAGTTGAGAGAAGAATCTTTTGATTCCTGTAATCAACTAAACAAATAGCAAACTCACCATCTAAATGCCTTGGCATTCTAAATCCATACTGAAAATAACGAGGAATAATAATCTTCCCGTCACTATCATACCCATCTGCGTTATAAATCTCGCCGTTATATACAACTACAACTTCACGCTCTTCATCAACAAACGGTTGAGGTGTAAACTCACCAGTAATGCTGAGTAGATTATGCATAAAAAAATAATCTCCAACCTCAATGAGGTTGGTCTTATCAGGACCACGCCTCACCATCAAACGGTTGGAGTCTGCATTTGGTTCTTTACTAGAAAAAAGAAAACTACACATCTGGGGACAGAAAATTATGTACTCTACTGTGATTTGAGTTTCTTACCTGAGGAAGAATACTGTTTCTCATGATTCCATTTGCATTACCAGGCATAATAGCAGGTGTGATGCGATGTGCTGTCAAAGCAAAAGGAAGACTCAGTTGATCACGTGAAGAATACTTACAGATCAACTCCCACCATGTTAGCATAAGTGCTTGGATTTGTGGAGTATTTCTTTGAATTCTGCATGGAAGTTCATATAATCCAATTTCCTCAGCATAACCACAAGACTTATAAAAGTTCATCTGAGACTGAACATTATATCCTTTATCAAACTTTGTTGCTAAAATAATATCTGCCTCTCGATACACACAGTTACGTTCAGGATGTTTGAATAGAGCAATATCAGCATCCTTCAAATACATTTCAATAATCTGTTTTGGATCCATCGCAACCATGTGAGTTGAATCAATCCAAATATAGTAATCGTATCCAGGAAGAAACAGATGAGGGAGGACTTTAAATATTTTTGCGTGTCTACGATTAGTATAAGTTCTATCAGTTGTCCATTGAGGAACTGGATGAAACTTCCACATTGATTCAGTGGGACGTTCTAACCCAGAGGTAAAGTCCACAAAGGCATGGTAATCCACACCCTCAAAAGGATTAGCAGATTCAACGGGAAGACCAGCACCAACAGATGCTGTTACGACTGCGATTTTCATAAACGAATCCAATTACGATTTTCAGGAATCAAATCTTTGGTATCATGGCTTGCATAAGCAGGACCAAACCACTTCACGGGAGATACCAGAGTACGAGTGCGGTTCTTTTGAAGGAATGCACCCCACCATGATAGCGAACTATTAGCAGTGATGCCACCATCACACAGAGACATCAGACATAGATCAACAAATGGAACCAAGGCACCATCTTCATGCTTATCAGTAGACTCAGAGAAGTTGAAACGATCATCAGAGAAGAACTCTTGCTCTTTACACCAATCAATTGAATCGGAAAATACGATTACAGGTACATCATCTGGGAACTGTTTCAGTGCTTCCTCATAGTATTCCAGAGTCTGTACAGGATGTTGATCTTGTAGATTTACATATGCCCACTTGAATCCACGCTTGTCAGCAAGATTAGGATCACCGCGACGAACGTGCAACATGATGGGACGAGTTTCAAAACTCTTCATCATTTCTTGACATGGTTCAAGAATACCTTTCTTGAACTCAAAATCCTGACGGATATCGTTCTCAATATGTGCCCAATATTTAATGGTCTGATAGAAACCATAAAGGTTTACATTATCTGGACATTTTTCAAACAGCATTTCATTGAAATGAAACTGTCCTTCCTGCACATATTGCTCTGATGGATAAAATCCAATATTCCTGTCAGCAACATTAGTCAGTTTAAAACAGTCATGAAGACCATAGTTATCTACGCTGTCATACGGTGGTGGAAACATGAAGTCATATTCATGCCGTGCTGCAATGCCACGCAGAGCAGCATACTGGAACATCTGATTACCCAGACGCCCATTGTTTCCCAAACCATTATATCCAATACTCATCCTCTTTCCTCCTTCATTTGATTGAATACTTTTGCAATACCATCTTGAATATTAGTTTTCGGCATCCACCAACCACTAATATAAGTGTCTGCCTCATTCTTTTTATTCTGTTGTACTGTATCTTTTGCCTCTGCTGGCTTAAAGATAACTGTCTTATTGATCAGATTGAACTGTCCAGTAATTATCTGAGCAATCTCTTTGATCGTTGTTGTGTTAAAAGATGTGATGTGAAGAGGATCATCAATCTTGAAGTCAGTGAAAGAGTTCATCACTTCTTCAAGTGCCTCACAACAATCCTCAGCATACAAGAACTGACGTTCCTCAGTGCCATCAGTCAGCATCTCAACAGTGCCACCATCCTCAACTTCAAATCCTTTACGGATGAAGTCAGTAATGACGTGAGACTTCTCTTCATCATGCTCAATACCATACACGTTCCAGAACTTAACGGTCAGTCCTTTGAGAGCACGGGTATAAAGTTCACCCACACGTTTCAGAACACCATACGGAGAGTAACTCATGTTGCTCATTTGAGATGATGCAAACACAAACGGTTTCTTATACTTTTCCAAGAACCCAAACGTTTGTGCCATCAGCCTGGTGTTGTTGTTGATGAAGTCAAACGTGTGTTGATACTTGGCCAGATAACGTGAACCACCAACATCAAATGCAAGGAAGAATACAAAGTCACTGTCTTGAATCTTCCTTTCAAGAATCTGATTGGGAAAATAAGTTAGGTCTTCAAGAGGTGATCTAACAATATCAAACTCATAGACCTTGTAACCTTTGTCACGAAGGTAAGTTGTCAAGTAGGCACCAATCTGCCCACTCGACCCAAGAATAGTTACAGTCTTCATTTCTTAGCAGCAATTTGTTCAGAGATCCATGCGTAAGTTTGTGCAATACCCTCTTCAAGAGTTGTGCTGTAATCCCATTGCAGTTTCTCGCGGATCAGATCATTGTTAGAGTTGCGACCACGAACACCCAGAGGACCATCAATGTGCTCAATATTGATGGTTTTGCCAGCAACCTTAGCAACAGTTTCCACAAGGCGATTGATCGTCACCATCTCCTCAGAACCAATGTTTACAGGACCAAGGAAATCAGATTCCATCAGACGACGGGTGGCTTCAATACACTCATCAATGTAAAGGAATGAACGAGTCTGTTCTCCATCACCCCATACTTCAATGGTGCCACCATCCTCAGCATATGCAACCTTACGACACATAGCAGCAGGAGACTTCTCCTTACCACCTTCCCAGGTGCTATCAGGACCGTAGATGTTATGGAAGCGAGCAATCCTAACAGGAATGCCATGATTACGATTGAACGTCAAATACAGACGCTCAGAGAACAGTTTCTCCCAACCATACTCAGAGTCAGGACCAGCAGGATATGCATCAGACTCTTTCAGTCCAGGATTGTCTACATCCATCTGAGCATACTCAGGATACATGCAAGCAGAGGATGAATAGAAGATCTTGGTTTTATTAATTTCTTTTTTCTTATTCAGTTCAAGTTGTGATTTGAGGATGTTAAGGTTGATAGAAGCAGAGTTATACATTACCTCCGAATCATTTTCTCCACTGAAAATGTATCCAGCACCACCCATATCAGCAGCATACTGATAGATCTCATTAAAAGGTTGTTGAAATGATTCAGGAGTCTGATGATAAAAGTTACCTTGCTCACCAGAAAAGCGAATCACACGATCAACAAACTTTTGGTCTGTCAGATTTCCGATGATGAATTCGTCCGCAGCAGACTGCGAATATTCAGGAAGTTTAACGTCCACTCCACGAACCCAATATCCCTCTTCTTTTAGTCGGCGGACCATGTGACTGCCGATGAAACCACCAGCACCACATACAAGTGCAGTCTTAGTCATGATAGTTGATGTAATCCTCAATAGTTGTTCTTACTCTTGCGTGAAAGTCCCAGTATTCTTTGGACCTTTCAAAGTTTTCATTGATAATATCTACACGATCATCATAAAACTTTTCGTCGAGATTGTCAAGAATATCTTTGAGCTCCTCGATAGTATTAAAGATAATCATGCCATCGGTATTAAAGTATTCCCCGATGTTTGATGCACCCCAATAAATTGGAATAGTTCTAGTGGCAAGACAATCGATCAGTTTCTCCGTGATCCAATTGTTTCGTTGCTCATTCTCTACAACTATGTGGTATTTAGTAACTTCAAACAGGAAGTCCTTTGTCGGTATTCGCGGTGGTGATTTATGTTTGATGATACCAAAACCGTTAAGATCTTCTGCATCTTCAAGACCTTCCCAAATTTGCTGGCGAAGTTGGTGACCTGGTGCCCAACCTTTATTACTAGTGTTGAATGAGATATATTTTCCTTTGTTTGGTTCAAAAGTTTCTTGATCAATCCAACAAGATCCAAACACAAACTTTCTAGCATTAGGAAGATCAAGAAGATCCTCTCGCCAAGTAAGAATTAAATCCCACAGTTTCCAGTTAGATCTAACTTGTGGAGCAATATCTAAAATCGACGGTGGTTCAATAAGAACTAAAATATTTAAATCACACTCACTTTTATATGAAAGAGAGTCATAGGAGATATGAACCTTTTTACTGTATTGTCCCTCAGATGAAAGAGTACCTGAACAAATTACGTCAAACACTTGGATAAACCTCCTCCATGATTTCTAAAAGTCTATCTACTTTTTTCTTAGTTACAAACTGACTGTTACCAACATACAAACCATGTTTGTGCAAAGTTTCTACATTGGGATCACTCCTTTTGGTGCAAAGTTTATACTCTTTAAAAGCAGGATGACGAAGTAAGTTTCCACTGATGATGGGGCGATATTCAATTTCGTTTTCCTTCAAGGTATTTTTCAAAGTAGAAACAACTTGTGAAGGAGAGTTTGGCATCATAATAGGGATGATTGGGAAAGAAAAACTGCTGTTGCCAACTCTATATTCTGGAATCATATAGTTTGGAAGATGAATGACTCCATCAAAATATCTCTTGTAGTTTTCTCTACGAATCTCAATATTCTTATCAAGTCTCTTGATTTGTGATAGTCCAAGCACGGCACAGATTTCATGATTACGGAAGTTATATCCATCAGTCATGAACAAGAATGCAGGATCAATATCTGGATTCTCTTCACTATATTTTTTAAACATATGTGGAGATCCTTCACGTGCCATGCCATGGCTACGCTTCATTCTCATTAGTTCATATAGTTCAGTGTTATTGGTGCAAACCATACCACCTTCAATGGTGGTCATGTGATGACCGAAATAGAAACTAAAAGTAGATCCAATCGAATTACTGCCACGTTTTGTGCCATCTGGACCTTGAACTCCATGAGATTCACAAACATCTTCAAGAATCAATGCCTCAGGGAAGATCTCACGAATCCTTTCCACGCGAGCAGATAATCCAATCAAGTGAGTGATGAATACTGCTTTAATATCTGGATGCTGTTCCGCAACATATTTCAACTCATCAGTGTCAAAAGAAAAATTACGTAGATTAATATCACAAAAGATGGGTTGAAGTCCTGCCTGAATCACAGGAGCAACATTTGTCATCCATGTTGTGGCAGGAACAAGAACTTTATCACCATTCTCTAATCCATAATGTTCCTTTACAGCAGCAATCAATAAAGAGTTTGCAGTGCTACCACTAGAAACATACAGAGAATGTTTAACACCTAACCACTCAGACCACTTTTTTTCAAACTCACGAACCTTAGGTCCATTAGTAAGTCTGCTACTGGTCAGCACAAATGCTGCCATCTTCAAACGATCTTTAAATGAAATCGTGTCTTCCATCAAAGGCCAATACATCACTTTTCCTCCAATTTAAAGTATTCATAAGTTAGATGAAGACCAAGATCAAGAGTTGTTTGAGGTTTCCATCCCAAATTTTTGAGTTTAGTTGTATCCAATAAACGCTGTTTCATACCCTCAGGTTTAGTTGTATCCCAACCAATTTCACCTTCATATCCTACCACATCAACAATGTGAGAAACAAGTTCTTTGATTGATACATCACGTCCAACACCAACATTAATGATTTCAGAGTCATCATAGTTGTTCATCAAGAAGATAAGTGCATCTGCAAGGTCTTCCACATAGATGAACTCACGTCTTGCTGATCCAGTTCCCCAACATTCAATTCTTTCCTTACCGCCAACTTTTGCTTCATGAAATCTGCGAATCAATCCAGCAATCACATGACTTGTTTGTGGATTGAAGTTGTCTTTTGGACCATAAACATTTGATGGTTGAGCACAAATAAAGTTGGTTCCATACTGTTTGTTATATGCCTGACATAGTTTGATGCCAGTAATCTTAGCAAGAGAGTATGCTTCATTTGTTGGTTCAAGATATCCAGAAAGAAGATGATCTTCACGAATAGGTTGCTCACATTCTTTTGGATAGATGCAAGCAGAACCAAGAAACAACAGTTTCTTCACACTAATTTTATGTGCAGCAGAGATAACACTATTTTGAATCTTCAAGTTATCTTCAAGAAACTGAACAGGATGATCGATATTATCTTTGATACCACCACACCTTGCAGCAGCTAGAAAAACATAATCTGGTTTGGTCTCTTTAAAAAAGTTCAGCGTTGTATCTTCATCACGAAGATCAAGATCTTTTTTAGATGCTAAAATTAGATTAGTATAACCTTGTTCCCTGAGAGTACGAACAATTGCTGATCCCACAAGACCTTTATGACCAGCAACGAAGATCTTATCATTCGTATGCATAACGACTAAATCCTCCCTCTGCTAGGTATTCATCACGTTGAGCAAACTCAATGTCTTTCTTGACCATCTCTTTGATCATTTCCTCTACTGTTACTTCTGGATACCAACCAAGTTCTTGACGTGCCTTAGTGGAATCACCCAACAGAGTTTCTACTTCCGCATCACGGAAGTAGCGAGGACTGACCTCAATCACTTTCTTGCTTGTGATCGAATCAAATCCATACTCATCAACGCCTTCACCAGACCAAACGATGTTCATGCCCAGTTCTTGTGCTGTTAGTTCACAGAACTTACGGACGGTGATCTGTTGCATGGTAGAGATCACATAGTCATCAGGTTTATCCTGTTGCATCATCAACCACATAGCACGGACATAATCTTTTGCATGTCCCCAGTCACGTTTAGCATCAAGATTGCCAAGTTTCAAAGTCTTAGCAAGACCCATCTTGACACGGGTAAGATCACGGGTAATCTTACGGGTCACAAAGGTCTCACCACGACGAGGAGATTCATGATTGAAAAGGATACCAGAGCAAGTAAACATACCATAGGATTCACGATAGTTCTTTGTGATCCAATGAGCATAAAGTTTTGCCACACCGTAGGGTGAGCGTGGATAGAACGGTGTAGTTTCTGACTGAGGGTTCTCTTGCACCAAACCATACATCTCAGAGGTGGATGCCTGATAGAACTTCACCCTATCGGACATTCCAAGAATACGAATAGCTTCAAGAATGCGAAGAGTTCCCAGAGCATCACTGTTTGCAGTGTACTCAGGAGTTTCAAATGACACCTTCACATGACTCTGTGCTCCAAGATTGTAAATCTCATCAGGTTGAACCATCTGAATGATTCGAATGAGATTTGTGGAGTCAGTTAGATCACCATAATGCATGGTGAAGTTTTTATTGTTGTTGAAGATATGGTTGACTCGATCAGTATTGAAAGAAGAACTTCTCCTCTTGATACCATGAACTTCATATCCCATAGAAAGAAGGAGTTCGGCAAGATAGGAACCATCTTGACCCGTAACTCCTGTAATCAATGCACGTTTCATACAATTAGTCTTACGTCTTTGCTGTTGCCTAAACGATTATAGTTTGTTTTGTCTGGAATCAAACCATCATCACCGATTCTAGCACAATATCCATGCACATAATCAGTGCCGTCATCTGCTGTTCCCATATTGCAATAGATATTTTCTTCATCAAAGAAAAGATCATCGATGGTTTCGATAGTTCTTACACTTTGTCCTTTACCGTAACCAATTCCAGTGTTCAGGTTACTCTTTTCAAAGTGAGCAAATCCATCGTTCTTGTATTTACCAGGATCTAAATCGAATACTTTGTAATGGAAGTATGTGGGAATCACACCAGATTTTGTGTTGTGAGAGACTGGTTCAATTCTACCGGCAACAGGATTTTCACTTGGAATCTGATGAGTCCAATATTCATTTCCAGTATACTTAAACATGCGTGGTTCAAAACATGTCTTAGTATTATCCCTGAACCAGTAATGTTTGAATACTTCCGTAGGATTATATGTACCTTTCTCTATACTCTTCAAATACTCTTCCTTTTCGCTGGGATGTGGGAGAACATTGAGTTGATTCCATGAGATAACATCTGCCCATGGTTCAACACCTTCAACAACTTTACGGGGATCATGATAGACCCACTCGTCTGCCATAAAACAACCTACCCAATCACCAATTTCAATATAAGGTTTCAAATTATTGAAAGCCGCCTCACGAAGATACTGTTCGTGAAACGGCTTGTCAGTAGGATCTTTTGTGTAAAGGAGTCCATACTCCTCACACAGTTTTTTAGTGAAGTCACCATCTGATCCATCTACGACTGAGATCTTATCAAAGACATTGATGTGCTTTTTGACCCAATGTTCAATGATGAGATCATCATTGCGAGTCATTACAATACAGTGAACCTTTTGCATTTTATATTTCAAGGGTTAATATGCTCGCCACCTGGTTTTTGAAAAGAACCAGGAAACTTTGCGGATGTAGCGCACCACTTGCTCTTTATACGGAAGCAAGAAACCGTCGAGGGGTCCCGACCAGTGCTGTTATAGACCATCCGTGTCTTGGGTTTGACTCCACCACCTAGTTTCAGGAACTAGGAAACTCAGACTCTTGCTTTTACCGAAAGATACCAATCATAAAGTTCTTCGATTTTAGCAGCGAGATCATCAGAAACTTTACTACCACCACCACATTTTTCATGTGCCTGTGCTTCAAGTTTTTTGAGTCTTGCCTCTACTTCAACATCATACTTTGACATTGCTGCTCCGCTTGCTGATTTTGCTGCCGTACCTTGTGTTGCCATAATAGAACTGATTGTCTTTTTTTTTATTTAGTAACGCAATCTTTGACGTAAGCAGGAACTCTATCTGGATCCAACCAACATGTATAATCATGATCTTCCATAGCAGTCATCAACTGCATTTCATTATCACATAGATACATGTCTTTGTATCGTCCCGTGTAAGAATCCATCTTTTGAATTCTACAATCTGGTTGACCATTGATTTCCAAAGTGCCACATTGAATGTAGCGATAAGGAAATCTTTCAAGAAGAACAGTTGGTTTCTTGGTAACTTTCATCAAACTTTTTCCAAATCTTGTGCAAGACAGTTGATAAGTGTGCCATAATCATTGGCATCATTATTAAATTCTACACCCTCATTCGCATAATGTCGAATGATTTTTTTGTAGAGTTTAGGATTCTTCAAGTCAAGAAAGATAGATCCTTCAACAGTTTCTTCCAACAGAGGAAGATACTTACGAAACTTTTCCGTGACAGACATTGGACTTTTGATTTACCTTGTTATTGTAGGAGAAAATGGGATTGATGTCAACCCCAATGCTGGTTGCGTGGATCGAACACGCCTTAGGCGAATTATGAGTTCGCTGCATTCACCAGATTGCTAAACCAGCAATGCCGTTATTATAGCATCAGAACTTGATTTTTTCTATATCAATCGGTATTCCCCTATTATCTTCCAATGGATCATAAAGTTTGTTTCTATTTTCTTCCATATCTGTAATGGAAAAGACTTCTCCTGCTGCCATCCTTTCCATATAATAATCATAGTTTGCACGAAACTCTGCAACTGTAATGTGATTTGACATTGATAAAGTTTTCTTTTATATAGTCGGGGCGGCAAGAATCGAACTTGCACCTCCGCGTCCCAAACGCGGCATTCTACCACTATACTACGCCCCGTGGAGGAAGAAGCGAGATTCGAACTCGCGGAGGCTACTAACCCCATCAGTTTTCAAGGCTGACGCAATCAACCACTCTGCCATTCTTCCATATGAACAAACTGTTCTTGCATATTATAAAACAGTTTATGGGTTTCTGTCAAGACATAATACCCAACAATACTTTTACCATCATCTGTCCAACCATATCCCTTAACCCTCTCACATTTACCATCAATTGTAAAACACTTATCAGTGTGAAGATAACTCTGGTAACGGTCGTCCAGATTAATCATTAACGTACCTCAAAATCAAGTTTACGAACCTTTCGTTTACGTCGGTTCTCCTGGTATTCTAAGTCCTGTTTTGTTAGAATACCCTGATTATTTACAATCTTTTCAGAATTCAGTAATACTACTTTACTTAGGTCCGAGGCTGAAACCTTGTCCTCCCTCACCATCATCTGGTTGGGACAACCGCAGCACTGAGTCTTGTTGTTGCTTGTCAACTCTACATTGCAACTCTTGCATCTGACTGATAACATCTTTTAACATTCCTTTAATTTCTTCTAGTTCTTCATGAATATCTTGATGATGAAACCGAAGAGGTTTCTGAATCATTTCTTTGAGTTTTTTCTTTTTCATATATGTATGTAATAAATGGGAGATACTGGGATCGAACCAGTGACTCATTCCTTGTAAGGGAATTACTCTACCGCTGAGTTAATCTCCCTACTCTGGTGGGGAAATATTTAAAATATATTCCACAGTATTCGCAACATCATTCATAGCATCACGAAGAAAAGGTTGTTGACCAGCCTCCATTAACATTGGATCTTTATGATCCGTAAGAGTCCATCTCCATTGTTTCATTTCTTCCGAGTACCACAAATTAATTTTCATAATATGTTTTTTTGGTATTTATGGGCATGTGCCCAGAGCGAATGACGGGGATCGAACCCGTGACACCAACTTGGAAGGATGGGATGTTACCGCTACACCACATTCGCACGAATGAAGAGGAAAAATGACAACGGGCAAGGAGGGATTCGAACCCCCGACCTACGCATTAGAAGTGCGCTATTCTAATCCACTGAACTACTTGCCCAAATTATCAAATTCCCAATGACAATTGGGACATAACGCCATTAGGTTTTCTTTTGAATTTATAACACTTATTAAGGTGTCTCCTTCAAAAGTTGAAATACCCTTGATGTGAGCAATTTCAACATGTTTATTATAACCGCATTTGAAGCAGGTGTCAAGACCCAGTTTTTTAGCAATGGACCTTGCTCTTGTTCTAATAAGAGCATATGCTGAAGACCTGTGATGCTTCTCATAAATTGCTTCATTAAGCGTCATATCTACAGTAAAACTACAACATTTTCTACATCTTGTGCTTCTACTATCGATAGATATACCACATATTTCGCAGTTTTTATCTATTCTAGTTTTTTTCTTTTTTGGATAATGTTTATTGGTCCATTTGGCAGCACAACTTCTACCACAAAACTTGGGATTAGTATGCTCTACACCGCAGGATAAACATTTCATACCATTAATAGATATTACAAAACTATTTATATTTTTTATTTGTAATATCTATTTATTATAATGTATTTTTACCAAATTGTCAAGATCTCTTAAAGACTTTAAAGATGTCCCATCAACCCTGACAGAGTTATCATACTCATATTTAATCACCTTGTCAAGGGCCACATTCGATAAATAGCTGAGCACCCAATGAGTGTAAAGATGAAAAGGTTTTTACCTTTCATTATGTTTCTGATGGCGGCACCTGCAAATGCCGATATGATTCATAAAATTTCATCTAGTGTCCAGTTGAATGTTGAGGGTCCAGCTGTTCAATCGACCAGAATCGGTTCATCCTACTCTGTGAGCGGTAGCAACATAACAGCAGGAACTCTTGGCGGTCTTACTGCTCCTGCAAGTGCTACTGCCGCTGCTACGATGAGTTCAGGTACATACACACAGACAACTGCTGGTGATGCATTCACGTTCAGTGAATCGTTTAATCAGGGCGATGCAATCGTAACCACTCAAACTGCTCTCAGTGGTGGCCAGATTGATCAACCAAACATCTACGGAAACACCACCACACAACTCGGTGGGACCGCTGGAAGTCTTGCTGGTACTATTGGTAGCGATGGTTCCATGACGCTTACAGCAGGCGGTGCTGGAACGACTGCAACAGGGCAGTTTGTCACGGAGATTACTGTAAGATGAAAAAGTTCCTAGCAGTTTTAGCACTGCTAGGAACTCCTTCTTATGCAGTTCCTGTGGTGCCTAACTTTACACAAGGAAGTATGACTTCCCATACAGAAACAACAAGTAAAGTCGTAGAGACTATTAATTCTATTGACTACAATACTGGATGGCAGTATTCAGTAACGGGAACAAATGTCCAGCATAGTGGATCATCAATGTCCCCAAGTGCGATAGATACTACAAACCAAACCATTAACGGCGTGACTTCAAAATGGACAGGATTAGATGTCAAAAACAAACCAAACTGGACAATTGTAAATCCAGGAGGAGCGTTTCAGTTCACCGAAAGTTATTCGGGTCCTGGTTTGAGCAATCAAACAATCATTCAAAGAGAAACAACCATAGAATCCATTACGGACACAACCTCCGTATTCCAACAATAGTATTATCATTATTTCTTTCATCTCCCTCTTATGCTGAAACTGTTGGTGGTGTCTCTGCTACTGCTGCTCCTGTTGCTAATTCCAGCGGCAGCGTTACAAACCAAGCTATACAAGTTCTTCAAGGACCATACATTACAAACACATACGGTGCTGGTATTCAATGCCAAGGTCCCACTCTTAACATCACTCCATATGTAACTGGTGCTGCATCAGCAACAAAACCATATGAAGCATATTATGATAGTCCTGTTTATGATATGAGAGATCTATCTGGTGCTTTTGATGATGAAGGAAATATCATTCCAGATGGAGTTCCTGATAATCCTGGTGCCATTCTTTATAATGTTCCTACAAGAACGGGACAAAAAGATAACTACAACTTATCTGTGGGTGTATCTGCGACATGGAGTATTCCACAAGATAAGAAACTACAAGATCAATGTAAAGAAGCAGCTGCTGCTAACATCGCTTTGATGCAACAGACAACTGCTAATAAGAGATTAGATTTTGAGATTGCAAGACTTAAAAATTGTGGTCAGTTAATGAAGGAGGGTATTAGTTTCCACCCCAAATCCCCATACTATAAAGTGTGTGCTGATGTAATGGTTAATAATGTTACTTACATCAAACCACACGTGCATTCTATTCCTTCCCCTTCAACTTCCTCAGGGCGTGTGAGTACAAACGCTGCTGATCTTGGCGGTCCTTTAAAGACAAAACCTTAGGTTTCTTCCCCCGTAGTTTAGAAATCTTCTTCATCACTTTCTTGACCGTTGGTTTGATGACCTTTAATAGGACATCTGCCAGCGGTTTTGCCATAAGTGCTGATGCTGTTGCAACGACAGCAATACTAGCAGTTGTCATCACGACACCAGCACTGGGAGCACCAGCAATGATCTGTTCTGGGATTGGTACTTTCTCTGTGATCTGAATACATTCATTGTTGATAAGTTTATATTCAATAACTTTCTTTCGAAAACCTTCAATATATGTTCCAACAGGTTCTTTTGCCTGTTGTGATGCTGTTGGACAATCTATCTGAGCAGATGATGGTGCTGCAGCCTTTGGCAAATCTGGATTTACTTTTGGGTCAGGTTTATCACCCAATCCCCCAGTATTGATACCCTCAAATGGTTTTTGTTTTGGGGTTGGAATTACTTGTTCAGGTTCAAACTGAATAGGATTAAAACTAGGAAGACCAGAATCGCAATACGTCTGTACTCCTCTTTCGTCATCTGACTTTACTTGATTGTTTTTTGCATTGTTTGTCTCATGTGCCTCAACACACCCAGGCATATCAACAATAGGAACTCCAATCTGCTGTGTTACAGGAACAACAGGAGGAATTGCCTGAGGTGGTGTCATTAACCAATCAGGAATATTTGGTATTTCTAACTTTCTAATATTAATGTTATCAGTAGAAACATCAGGTATTTCCATTAGCAATCATTGAATATTGATCCAACTTCTGATCCAACTTCACTACCAACTTTATTTCCCAACAAAGTTGCCCATCCTGCGGCTAACCATCCGACATATGGAATATTCATTACAGCAGGAACAAGAACCCCAGCACTAATTGCTGTCCCTGCCATTGCACCTTGACTCCGTGCGCCAGCGTCCGCCACTATGCACTCTACGTCTTTCGCAGACTTTCCCTCACCGTCTGTTGCGGCACCTCCTGCACCAATATTACGAGTGCCGTTAATAGTGTACTCATCACGGCGATACTCACTACGCTTTTCGCTACCACCACCAAACCATCCATTTTTCTTTTTATCAACATCTAATGATCTTTCCGAGGACATCACCTTCGGATCATTTGCTTTATACTTAATAGAGTATCCATCCTTTCCGACATTAACATCGTAGGATGAATAATCTCCACCAGTTGGTAAGTTGATCGATGGAAACTGAGGACGATCTGCATACTTTCCAGTAAGATTAATCAGATGACCCAGAACTCCAATATGAGCAATTCCTATCGTTGCTCCAACAATGCCAATAAACCATTTCATTGGTGATTTCCTCCTCGTTGGTGTTTTATAAGGGCAGTGTTCTGCTGGATAGTAATCACCAGTTTCCATGATCAGAATGGAATAGCAGGACCAGTTGTTTTAGGAAACTCTGAAACGTTTGGCATCAATGGTTCAATGATTTTTGGAAGTGCTTCTGAAATTTCTCTCACAATCTCCTCTCTTGCACTTTCAATCATTGTATCTGCATTTTTATAAAGATACACTGTTCCAGCAACAGTGGTGAGAGAAACTAAACCAGATAGAAGTGCTACGACATTAATCAGTTTTTGCATCTTTTTTAGGCTCGATAGCGGAAACAACTTCTGGTTCTTTCTTTTGTGCTTGCTTTTGTTGACCATTTCCATTTCCACCATTTTTGGCAGGAGAAAGACCAAAAGCAGCTAATGAACCAGAGAATACTGAGGCAATGAAGGTAGGGTCAAAGTCAAGAATCTTTTGACCGTTTGGAAGTCTAACGTAACTAAATGTGAGAAGAGAAGCAGACCATATAAGTACAACTACTTTCACCAGATTAGCCAAAACTTCACCTTTATCTTCATGATCGGTGTGCTTTTCTTCTACAACTGCTGTCTTTTTATCAGACATTTGTAGAGAGATCAGGCATTCCTATTTATCTAATGAAGTCGTTCTGGCGCAACCACTTTTCAGTTAATGGTGTTGGGGGATACACTTCCCACATATTTCCAGCAGCACAAGCATGAAGTGCTTCCTGTGTCATGCCAGCAGTATGTCCTGCCCACATAGCTTCACGTTCCCATGGAAGTGATTGTGCTGGATATGTGTCTTTTGCGATTGCTGCCCAATATGCAGGAACATCTTCTTCTGGTTTAATGATAGCAATCATTGAATTATTAATACTGCCTGCCATACAATCTTGTGCAGCGTGCCAACCTTCGTGACGCATGACACTCATCAAAGTGCTTTGGCGATGCATAAAAGCATCATTAAGATAGAAATTATTACTTACGGTATGATAAACGCCACGGTGACCAGGTGGGAAATATTTTTGATCTGCTAGAAAAACCACAACTCCGATCTGATTAAGGGATACCAGCATCTGGTTAAACTCATCAGCAACAGCGTTATAATCAGACTCGGGATACCTATTTTTAAGATCGTTGATACTAAAAATTTGGTGGACATTATCTTTACATTCTTGGAGCAACATACATCCCATTGCATCCATAGTAAAGTATCCTTTGGTTGGTTCAGCAAGGACGGGTGATGCTATTAAAAGCAGAGCACTAAGAATAAATTTTTGCATAGTAAGCCTCAAAATATTTCACAATCCCAAAATGAGTTTTGTGTCCTTGTGATACCCAGTCATGAGCACACTCATAAATGGACTGTGTTGAATATTTAGGCTTTCCGCTATCTATTTGCCCACCAAACTTCGTGAGAAGAATATTTAATACTTTCTCACGAAGTTTTAAACGATCATTGTCGTAGCGCCAATCTTGATTCATTAGAATACAAACTTTTTAACATAGTCATATGCATATAACTCACGGTTCCCTTTAATACCCCAACCTAACCAGTAATATGCAGCAACCATATATTGCCTTACAGGACGCCCCGTTCCCTCAAACTCTGGCAGATACTTTTGAAAGATGGGTTCATTAATCATATAACGTGTCTGACATTTCAATTCTGAGGGATCACAATCATACTTTCTAGCAAACTTACCTAGCCCCAGATAACGACCCGTAGAGGTCCACTGAATGAGTCCGTAACCACCGCGATGGCAATTATGATAAGAAACCCTAGCACCTCCCTCACAAATATTGGCATGGAAGTTACTTTCTGATTTAATATTTCCAAGAATTGTTGCGAGTGCATTACGATCAACGATATTTGTCTTTTCTTGGAGTTGTTCTAAAACGTATTGTTCAGCAGGAGAACATGTGGGACACTTCCATTTTTTCTCTTCCACTTCGATTTTTACAACCTTTTCTGGATTTACTTCTCCAACAACTGGTTCATTTACTGCTGGTGGTGCTTTGATATCACTTAAAGTTGGATAAGCACAAGCAGCAGGAATAGAGGTTGCCAAAACAAGTGGCAGGATTTTTTTGAACATTTGAATGGTAAACTCAACATCCGTCTAGGCAAGGGAGAGGTTCCCCTTCTCGGGGGCAGTGCCCACGGCTCATGTTATTTAGAAAAGTAATCCTTTCGGTAGTACCTTCCTAAGATGTTGCTATTATAGTATGCAGGGGTCCCGTCTGTCAAGGATTCCGTTAAGACATTGTTAAGAAAAAGTTGACGGGTCTCCTCAAAATTAGTTTTTCCTACCGTGGAATGTAAAGATAGGATTTCTCGTTTGAAGGAAGAATGTCCATATTTTGCAATATCTTCTTTAAGCTCTGGACAACTTCCGTAGTATTTTTTCCAGTTACTTTCAGTTGTAACTCTTCTCCTCCGTGCATTACTAGAACAAGTTCTAGGTTTTCGTTTTTGCCAGAAATATTTTCTTCCGATGTATTTTTTACCATTAGCGATGTTAGTGATGCGGTACACAAAACCGTAGCAATCACCAATGTCATCGGATGTGAAAGGGCGTCCTTCAAAAATCCAGGGGTTTTCATAATCACACTCTATATTCTTCAATGATATTCAATACCTCGTCCAAATATTTATGGGCAAGGTTCAGTTCATAATCGCCACCATGAGGTTCACGATACAACTTGTCTTTGAGTTTTAGAACGCGCATTTTCATTTCATCGCGTTTAAGTTCGTTTCTAGACATTACCATCTGTTTCTACCAAAATGTTTTGTGTAATCATATTTCATTGCACCAAGAGCCCAAGAGTCAGTAAGACTTTTAGGACCCTCAGTAAGAAGCTGACGTTGCTTCTCAGAAAGTGTAGCACCTTTCCATGCCAAATAGGTTTCGGTCCAGGTTTGAGGTGCTTCTATGTTTTGATTCTCTAACTCATCAGAGTTGGAATCCAGCAAATGTTTTCTTTGTGACATCTTGTTTGATACCTCCGACAATATAAGACTCAACCTCAGTTTCCTGAGGAGCAACTTGAAGACCCTTAGAGGAAATCCAATGCTGAGTCCATGGTAGTGGATTGTTCTTGGCAGCAATATCATAGCACGGTTTCATGCCAATGGCTTTAAGTCTACGATTGGCAATCCACTCAACATACTGATGAAGCAGTTTGTCATTGAGTCCAATCATACTACCGTCTTTGAAGAGATATTGTGCCCAACGTTTCTCTTCGTTAACAGCACGGTCAAAAAGTGCATACAACCACTCTTTCTCTTCCTCAAAAATCTTTTTCATTTCAGGATCATCACCCTCTGCCCATTTGTTCAGAATATTCTGAGTCAAAACTAAGTGTTGGTTTTCGTCCCGTGCGATGAGGGAAATAATTTTAGCAGATCCTTCCATGAGTTTGAGCTCACCGAAGGCAAATGAACAGGCGAAAGACACATAGAATCGTATGCCTTCCAGAACGTTGACATTTGCGATTGCGCGGAAGAGTTTCCGTTTGAGTTCATACCTTGTTTCTTTGAAAGTACCAGCACCTTCAATCGCATGTTCCCATGCGTTAGATGAACCATACTGCTGTGCCTCACGAATGAAGTCGTTATACGCTCCTGTAACGCTCTCAGCGCGTTCTAGAATACGATCATCCGTGAGAATAGTATCAAACACCTCACTGGGGTTTGAATACACGTTTTTGATGATGTAAGTATAGGAGCGACTATGGATCATCTCCATAAACTCCCATACGGTCATTGCTGCTTCCAACTCAGGCAAAGAGCAATATGGGATAAAAGCCATCCCAGGACCACGACCCTGAACAGAGTCAAGCATAATCTGATACTTCAAGTTAGAAGTGTAGATATGCTTTTGCTCTGGACGCAGTGTTTGATAATCTCCACGATCTTTTTGAAGAGAGACCTCCTCAGGTCTCCAAAAATATCCTAACTGTTGAGTTGTAAGTTTATCAAAGACAGGATACTTATATGAATCATATCTTTGAACTCCCAGTGGAGCACCAAAGAACATTGGTTGTTTTTTGGTGTCTACTTGGTTGGCGTTGAAAACTGTCATGCCTTCAACTCTCCTAGATTCTGGATTGTCGTTGAGTTTAAACTGCACAGGACTCACATTCCCCTTCGTTAGCGTTTTCTAATTCTACCATCAAAGCTTCCAGTTTGGAAGACTTATCTTCTACCTCATCAGTCTTTTGATCGTGAGTGTTCTGATAGTAGGATGTCTTCCATCCATACTTGTATGTAGTTAAAAGATCATTTGCCATGACTGATGTAGGAACTTCACCATCAGGATAGTGCTCTGGATTATAAGACCAATTACCACTGATAGCTTGGTCAAAGAATTTTTGCATCATAGCAACAACATTGATATAACCAGTGTTATTAGGCATATCCCAAAGAAGAGTATAGTTGTTTTTGAGATGCGAATACCCAGGAACAATCTGTTTAAGAGGTCCTTTCTTGGATTTCTTAATGGACAAATAATCTCTGGGTGGTTCGATTCCATTGGTTGCATTTGACACAACGGAACTGCTCTCCGATGGCATCTGTGCGGACAATGTACTGTGTCGCAGTCCGAACTCTTTGATAGAATCTCGTAAACTATCCCAATCATGCTGCAACTCTGGATTAGCAATATCGTCTACATCTTTTTTGTAAGTGTCGATTGGAAGAATACCATCAGCATACTTAGTACGACCAAAGTATTCACAATGACCTTTCTCCCTTGCAAGTTGATTTGATGCTTTCAGGAGATAATACTGGAAGGATTCTGCTAGTTTATGAACTGCATCCCATGCCCCTAAGGAATCGTAATTAAATCCAAGTTTGGCAAGATAATGTGCAAGACCAATAAATCCAATACCAAGTGATCTACGTGCCTTAGTACAGATCTCTGCTGCTTTAATTGGGTATTCTTGATAGTCAATCAACTCATCAAGACCACGAACAGAAAGATCACATAAGTTTTCAAGTTCTTCATCAGACTTCACTTTACCAACATTAATCGCAGAGAGAATACAGAGAGCAATCTCACCCATTTCATCATCAATATGTTGAAGAGGAACCGTTGGCAGAGTGATTTCTTGACAAAGATTACTCATCTCAACCTTATCTTTAAAAGAAGAGTGTGAGTTGCAGTGATCGATGTTCATGATATAGATTCGACCCGTCTCTGCTCTCTCTTTCAGGAGGTCCAGAATGAGTTCCTGAGCTTTGACAGTCTTTCTTGGAACAGAGTTATCTGATTCATAACCCACATAAAGGTCGTCAAATCGATCAGTACCAAAAGCATCATACAAACCAGGAACATCGTGGGGAGAGAAGAGTGAGATCTCTCCATCTTGGATGAATCGTTCATAGAAGATTTTGCTGATCTGGATACTGTAATCTAGTTTACGAACACGATTGTCCTCAGTTCCTTTGTTGTTTTTGAGAACAATGATATCCTCTATTTCTTGGTGCCAGATTGGAAAGTGGACAGTTGCGCTTCCACCTCGGATGCCATTTTGAGTGCAGCATCGGACAGTTGCTTCAAACTTTTTAAGGAAAGGGACAACGCCTGTATGCTGAACTTCGCCACCTCTGATTTTACTGTTGATGCCCCTGATGCGACCTGCGTTGATACCGATGCCCGCCCTTTGTGCAACATATCTGCCGATAGCCATATCACTAGTAAAGATACTATCGAGGGTGTCATCAACATCAACAAGAACACAGCTAGCAAATTGTCGAAGTGGAGTTCGCACTCCCGCCATGATAGGTGTGGGAATGTTGATTTTGTGTTTTGAGATTGCGTTGTAGTAGCGTCGGACATAATCGAGACGTGTTTCCTTAGGGTAGTCTTGGAAGATCGTCAGGGCAATCATGATGTACATAAACTGTGGCGTTTCATATACTGCGCCACTGCTTCTGTCCTGCACAAGATACTTGTCAACGACCTGACGTAAACCCGCATAAGTGAAAAGATAGTCACGATGATGATCGATAAACGAATCAATTTTATCAATCTCTTCCTGAGAGTATTTAACAAAAACCTCTTTGTCATAAAGACCTTGATATGCAAGTTTTGTAATATGTTCGCTTAGTGAAGGAATATCATCAATACAGTTATACAGGGATTTTCTAAGAGAAAACAGCAGTAACCTTGCAGCAACATATTGATAGTTGGGATGATCCAAATCGATCAAATCTGATGCAGCACGAATCAAGATTTTTTGAATCTCTGCCGTAGTAATACCATCATAGAACTGAATACCAGACTTCATCTCAACTTGACTTGCAGAGACGCCTGCAAGACCCTCACATGCCTTGCCAACCATCAAGTGCATCTTATCTAAGTCGAGTGGTTCAATTCTACCATCTCTCTTTTTTACTTCGATACCGTTGCTCATATTTTTTTCCAAAGATTAAATTTGAGTTGTGCTTCTAAACCAGAATAGGTGTTTGATTCTATCATTTTCCGAACATCATGTCCAGCCATAACCATATCATTAATATCCTTTTCTTCAATTGAAGAAGGCCAAATGACTATCTTATCTCCTCGCTGTATAGTCTTAGCGATACGTTGTAAGATTTCTCGATTGCGTGGTTCGTTATCATAGATCCAAACAGGATCGCTAATCCCCCACTTACTAATATCAGCATCAGCTCCACACATAGCAATCGCATTGCAAAGGAACGTGCTATCAAATGGTCCTTCTGTAATATAGATTGGTTTTGATCGATCAATTTCATCAAGTCCATAAATTTTTGGCGCATCATCATCAAGCATGATAGTGATATATTTAACCTTGCTAGGACCTAAGGATCTCCCTTGGAATCCAACTAAGTTATTCTCATAAAACAGAGGAATTATAATGCGAGGTTCATCATGTCTCACATCTTCAAATGTTTCTTTGTGTGAATTGACAAATGCCTTGAAGTTCTCAGCAAAATAAAACTTGGAGGGATCGATCATCCTAGCAGTGAGATAACCACTTGCACTAGAATTCTCTGATGCCCTAGGTAAATTTATCTTCTTTTTAAAGATTGGTTTTTCAAAGTTGAACTGTGGATTTTCTATGATGGTTGCTTTACCAGTCTTCCCATCTTTAAACTTCTCAAAGACATATTGTTTCTGGATCATTGGATCCAGTTGCTTTAAAAAGTTATTGAATGTCATAGATACGCCACAGTTATGACATTTGAAGTTAGTATCTCTCTTCATTGAATAGAGATACCCTCTGGTCTTTGATTTACTTTTTTTAGAGTCTCCGCAGAGAGGGCAACGAAAATTAAATAAATCTGCTTTGACTCTTTTAAACTTTTCTAATCTACAAGATATAATTCCAATGTATTTTGAATCAATGTGATCCATTCACAACGGTTGCCACTGGGGATATCATAGCACTTTCAGCACTGGAAATCAAGGGTTTTAGAGTTTTGATTGCCTGTGGATTTGTTGTTGCTATAATTGCTCCCAATACTCCGATAGCAATCCAAAGTTTCCGTTCCAGTTTTGATAATCTTGCAACGACGCCGTTATGATCGCTGTCCATTTTATCACGGAGTTTGTCGATTTTATCAAATAATACTGAGTCCATTTCTTCTTGTTTTGATATTCTTTCTTCATGGACGGCAAGCATCCGCGACACATTATTATTTACCTCAGCAATCTTTTCAATGGCAGCATCTAACTTGGAAACAACAGACTCAAAGTTTTGCAGTTTTTCTTCTAAAATAGCAACCTTTACTTGTTCTGCCATCTTTTACGGCTCCCGATTCCTAGTGAAAGATAAGTTTTTTTCTTTAATCTTTTTCTCACCGGAGGATCATCGCCAGCTTCAACAGTTCCCGCAATATTTCCACTGCCCACATTTACTGTTGGTGCCTCTTCCCTGAAATATTCAAGTATTTTATTCAGTATCTTGTCCTTGTCCATTGTATTCCAGTTGAAGGAGTCTAAAACATTCTAGATCAACTTTAATATCATGAATATAACTTTTTGGAGTTTGAGGAAAACGGTTCAAGAATAATAAAAAAGATTTCATCGTTGGCCAAAGATCTCTATCAATCTTGTAAAATAAAAGAGGAATAGTAGCATCCCCAAAAATATTAAACAAAATAATAAAGTGATTAACCAGAAGATGAGATTTAAGTTCTCCTGTTTTTTTGAAACGTTTCAATAATCTTTTGATATATTTGAAACGTTTCAAATCATCCAAAAAGTCTTCTTTGGTTACAGAATGTGGATTCTCATAATGACGAATTGCAAAAAGCATGTAATTGTCATCATTTAATTCACGAAATATCATTCTTCATCAGACGTAGTTAGGATATGGTTCGTTACCAGTCTGAATACCAGACATAGCAACAAGAACCTCAGTCTTGACTCTTAGGTTGCCGTGATTATCAGTATAGGTCTGAACACCAACCCAACCAGAGTGGGCAGGACGATATCCAGTAGCAGTTGCAAGACCTTGATATCCAATGGTCATGGCAGTTGAACCAACGCCAAAGTATCTTGCAGTTGCAATACCAGATGTTCTTGCCTCAGCAACGGCAAGGGGATCCTCATCCAGAGACTTAGGCATTGTGGTGAGCGAGTAAGCAACACCAGCAATGGCACCGGTGGCATCAGGAATCAGAGCAGCAGTCGTTCCAATCGCAACAACTGTGGTGCTTGATACACTAACGATCTGAGCAAAACCACAAGTGGCACCAAGACCAAGTTTAATCATTGGTGAATCAGTTCCGATTCCTGCCTCAAAGGGACCAGGTTCAATAGTAATAGTATTAGCAGCGAGATCAACAGTGGCGATACCTACGGCAACCGACTGAAAATTGTCTCTATCTCCCCAAAGAGCCATTTCTTTACCTAAAAGATTTCCTAAACATATTTATAAAAATAGGAGACCTTAAAGTTTAGGTCTCCTATGATTGTACCAGTTTAAAAATTCAACCTTTCAGTTGATCTCTTCTCTGGATTTAATTGACTTGGTTACAACTTCTAAAAGTTGATCATCCATTTCTGTTTTGGTCAGTTTAACTGCCTTGCCGAGAATAACTAAACAAATCTCGATGAGTTTTTCGCCAAGTTCCTCATTATCAGGAATCTTAGCAACTGCATCTGCAACAATCTTAGATGCTAATGGAAGTAAAAAAGATAACATGATTCTAAAAAATACACCTCATCTTATATAGCAAAAAGACTGATTAAATCACTCCTTTGTTTCCAGGTATGCAATCCTCATGATATATCCAATAGATAGTCCAGTAAGAATAAGGAGAATCAATACTAAAATATTAACAGACCAAACAACATTAGACATCAGTCAAATCTTGAAGACATACTATTTTGTGATCTTTTAGCAGCAGCACGTTTTGCAGCAAGTTTTTGAGCAGGAGATCTAGGTGCTCCAAACTCACCAGCAACTGGTGGTTTCTTACCTGGTTCCTTCTTTACTCCTCTTGGTTGAACGCCAAATCTAGATGATCCCATCATTTTAGATACTGCTTTAAATGCAGCACTTGGTTCGGCAGGTCTTGGTTTGCCCTTGTCCTCTCTTCTTCTCTCATCAATCTGCTCAACTTCTTCCTTTGCAACTTTCTTTTCAGGAAGACCTTTGTGCTTGGTTCCAGCAAAATCCTTTGCTTGTTTTTTAGTCATGCCGGCAGCAGCTTTGGCAATCTCAGGTGATGCTGGCGTTTCGCCTTTCTTCGCCGCATAAACTGCTCCCATAAATCTTTGCTGCGCCTTAGAAAGTGCCTTTTCATCAAGTTGCTCCGATTCTTCTCCAACCATTTTGTATCTCTTATCTCCTGCTTTATACTTTTGATAAGCAGGAGTGTTTGCTTTCTTATCAGCATTGGTGACAGTCATGCGCTTATCAGTAGCAGCACCAGATCTTTCTGCTTGTTTACGCTTAGCATATTGCATGTAGGACTCACCAGGTCTCAAAGAACCTTCATCAAGTTCAATGAATTCAACAATCTCAGCACCTAACTCATGAGCGATTGCTTCCAGTTTCAGTTCTGGATCAATGACAACTTTATTCTTGACTTTTTTTTCCTTGATCTGTTTATCTTGTTCTTCTGTATCAACGATTTCACGAAGATCATCTCTCCAATTAGAAAAAGATTCTTTCTTTACACCAGTATAAAGTCTTTTTTTACCATCAGGAGTAGGTACAAACTCTCCCATAGGACCAGCCTTAGGATCATTTTTATCTACATCCCCATCAACATCAGCATCAATTCTCTTGGTTGCTTTTGATGCCATGCCCTTCAAAGATTTGCCACCGATCTTTTCTTCTTGTTCAGACATTCCTTTCTTCTTGGCAATTGCTTTACCGATTGCCTTACGACGCTTGTGCAGATACTTATCAGACTTATCTACATCACCATCGTTATCGATGTCCTTATCTTCCTTACCAACAGGATCCAGTGTTTCTTTTACATTCTCAACTTCTTCATTAGTTGGAGGGGGAGGAAGTTTCTTTCCCTTTAATTTTCCTTGTGCTTGAAGTTTTCTATCATAAGCAAAGACATCAACCTTGTTCTTTTTCTTCGCAGCATCTATACGAGCAGCACCCTTAGGGTCAATCATCTCATCAACGTTCTCAACTTCTTCTTTATAGTTATCACGTGCCTTGATATCTGCCATCTTGGAGAAACGCTCTTTTTCCTTTTGGCGAGTGATTGCAGAAACAATCTTACCAGACTTATTCATCGCATCTTCTTTCTTCTTACCCCTAGAAGAAAGTGCAGTACGTGCCAAGTTACCAGCACGGCGATACATCTTATTCTCTTTCTCGCGGTCAATCTCCTTATAACCCTCTTCTACCTCATGAGACTGAGGATTATTCATTTCAGCATAAAGCGCGTTCAGTTCTTGAACTGCCTTGCGACTTGCGTGGATATCCATGAATTGATTAAGATTTCTTCTTATACTTATTTATGAAATTCTTGATTGCCTTAGTATCAGTCATTCTCATTGCATACTTTCTAAAAGCATCTGTTCCAACCAATCTCTGATCCGAAGGAACCCCAGATTGTTCTGTATATTCATTGAGATCACGAATCCAAGATTTAAACATTAAGTTATCTTCGGTCACACAGATCAAATGATTTGTTCCTCTACGAATAATCTTACCAATCAATCCAGTATTAAGATTCTCTACAAAATCACCGACTTTGAAGATTAGTTCATTAACATAATTTTCTCTGAGACCTTTCCAATCAAGTTTAGGTGCAAACTGCCATGTTTCCATAGCAACCTTTGACTTGATTTCCATCTTCTTGCGGATGGTGTTAAAAAGTTTCATTGCATCTTCATCATCTAAGGCTTTGGGAACTCCCGTTTTGAACGCCTTGAAATCTCCATCAGCAGCTGCTTTTCTAAGTTTAGAGGCAGACATGCCTTCGACACCCTCAGCATCGGGATCGCGTTCCCCTGCTGACACAACGTTAATCTCATCAAAGTCGTAGAGTTCGCCGTTATACTTAGTTGCGAGTTTCTCAAACTCTGCCTGTCTATCAGCACCAACCATGATGTTGATGCTACCGTATCCGTCCTCATCTGCTTGCTTTAATACGTCGAATATGCTTTTCATATCCTCATCGTTAATGATCCTTTCACCATGATCTGGATACATTCTCCTCATGTAAGAAATCTTTTCATCAGGAGAAAGAGGATTCTTTTTAGGATCTTCTGAACGTGATGGATATATCTTGTATGCCCCACCTGCTGCTTGTCTTTTTGCAGCATTTAACAGTTTTTCGTGACCGACCGTAGGAGGGTTGAACCTTCCAAATACAACAGTGAGAGTCTCTCCCTCTCTTTCTTCTGAACCCTCAGATTCTCCGTCACCAGAAGGACGACGTGGTTCAGGTCTTTCTTGTGCTGCTGGTTCTGCATCTTTTTGTGGAGCGGCAGCAGCACGTTGTTGTTGAGGTTGTGGTTCTTCTTCTTTCGGTCCTCTCTCTTTACTCAGAAGAAGATCACCTTTATAAGTTCTACCTCTGTATTTTCCTTGACGATCATACCAGTTTCCATGTCCATCCGAAACTAATCCCAGACGCTTTGCTTTTTCAACAGCGCGTGAGATTACTGCTTCTTGAATGAATGCCGAAAACGTTTTCATTTATTAGTATCCTTCTTAACTATTATTTATCAATATATTTTTAGGAAAGGACCATTTGATGATCCAAACTCTTTTTTTGCTCCGTAATAAAGAACACGGCACCAGTCTTTCATTTTTTTCTTTTTAGCAATCTGAACCCAACAGTTTGCCCATTCCATAGCGATTAATTTTGAAGAGAATCTACCACCAGAACTTCTATCAGCTCCCGCAGTTTCATATATGATAGCACTCTCTAAAACATCAGAGAATTCATCTCCCACTTTCTGTCCATTTTGGTAAACTGCAACTTCACCAAAGTCAATCATTCTGTTGTTCTTTAATTTATTATACAAATCAACCCAATATTTTTTGTCAACATCAGTCCATTTACCAACAGGAGGGATATGTGGATGTTTTGTGGCAGAAGATGGTCTTGTCATGTTCATGCCCTTAAAAAATTTATCCAGGGCAACACTTGACACCTTTCCAAGTTTAGCACCAGCATCCTTTCCCTTGGGAGTCAAGTCTGTTTGTACCAGATTTCTTGCTTTTGAATACTGAAAGTTTCTAGACTGTCCATGAATCTTACCACCAGTTTCTGATTGAATGTCAAATCCAAGTTCACCAGTATCAAACAAATAATCTTTCTTTTTTCCAAGAGTAAGAGTACACTTTAAAGAACCAGGAACGAGATCAAGTCTAACTCTTGCACTTTTATCACCACCAAGATTAGCAAGTTCAACACTTGCTGTCTTTTTTGTTTTTGAAATAGCTTTGAGAGAAACCCCAATCAATACTTTTTCTTTCAGAGTTTCTTTCATATATGCATTTAAAAGAGACAGTTTTGCCTCTTTACTCATACCCTCAATATTAGTGAGTTCTTTTATTGTTCCTTCTACTGTCTTCTTCAAGGTCTTTTTGACCATCACGATATCCATTGGATTCCATCTATCTTTTACACTAACTCCACACTCAGATTTAGCGATATCTTCAATGTAAGGCATGATTCCATTGTCTCTGGAATACTCATAACCTTTTGATGATCCAAGAAACTTCTTTAATGCAGTTGCTTGCTTTTCATATGTTGATTTCCATTCTGCGTTATATCCATCATACACTCTTAACATCTCAGAGTCGGATGGAAGTTTTCCTCTCTCTATGTAAGATTCAAAGAAAACTCTGGATCCGTTCTCTTGCTTTGCAGTTTCTATCGCGTTGGTCGCCATAGTTCTTTTTAGAACTATTTAGAATCATCAACGACCCATTTGCTTGGCATACCACTTCTCAAAGTCCTCTCTACGCTTATCACCTCTTGGTGGCATAGGAGTTTTTTCTCCACGAACAGGAGCATACTTTTTATCTTCCTTCTCACCTTTCTCAGGATTGCGTTGATAACCTTCGGAGAAAGTGAATTGAGCAACAAGAGCATATGCTTCTTGCTCTGTGTGTCCTCTCTCAACCAATGACTCAATAATTTGATCGAGTTCAAACTCCTCTTTCTTTAAGTTTGCTTTACGATATTGAAGATCAGCACGGGTGCCACGGTCCATCCTACCCTGAGACTTGGGTTTGGTCTTGCCACCTACATCAGGTTGCATACCTGGGTTTGCTGCCTTGACTCTGCGACCATGAGTATATTCGGCACCACTCATCTTGGAGTCACCAGAGACCATCTTACCACCTTGGGAGCGAGAGTCAGCATACTCTTTATCAGATTGGCCATGCTTACCCTTATAAACTTCCTCTACTTCTTGGGGAGCATAAACATCACCATATGCTTCCATCAATGCCTTTACTTCTTTAAGATTCATTGTTAGCAAAAGTATTCTTCCTATTCTTTATTTAGTAAATACTCTTTTTCTTTTTGATAAATCGAAGAGGGGTTAAAATAAATCTCAACTCCCTCTTGGATTCCAGGAACTAACCATTGATCAACACGATAACAATACTTCCAGTTTACTGGTTGGGCACAGTTCAAAACAACCACAGACCAGAAAGCAGTAACATAGTTGATCAGAGTTTGCATTAGAGATCGCCTTCCACACGATTTTCAGAACGCTCAATACTAAATGCACCCTCAGGATAACGAGCACTCAGTTTGTCGAAGTTCATCTGAATTACCTCTTCGATACTAATATCAAGTGCCATACATGCTTGGGCAATATACCACATGATGTCTCCAAGTTCGCGCTTCATATGAAAGATATTATCTTCATTATATGGTTTACCTTGGAAGATAATCTTCTTTACAACCTCAGTAAACTCACCAGCTTCGGCAGTCATTCCAAGAGCAGCAGTCAGAAGTTGAGTGACATTACAATCATTTTCAAGTTCCAGAGTATTCAGACGAGTTAGAAATGCAGCATAATCCAGAGACGGATCGCTAGTGGTTTCACGAACAAATTCAACGTATTTTTGAGTGTCAATCATTAGAATTTCAGTGTAGAGAACTTTTTCTTTAAATCAGTGGTTTCTTTGTAATCATACTCCTCTTCCTTGCCGTTGTCAAGGATATCATTCTGTGCCGACTGCTCACAATCGTAGAGTCGCATCTTGGCACGATCAATACCAACTACAAATCGTTTGTTGATGGTGGGATCATTATATCGGTTCTTCAACTGCTTCACCATAATCTGTCCCAGTTCTTCCAGTTCCTCAGTTGAAATAAGGGCAAGCATAAGATCAGCAGTAGCAGGGAGACCAAAGGATTCACTAGTGTCAGTAATGTCAACGTCAGAGCTACCATAACCAGAACGAGTGGTCTGGGTGGCAGATACGATAGGGACGTTTGCTTCGACAGCGAGCCCTCTAAGTTCCTCAGCAATCGACTTAACAAGTGTATAGGAATTGATATTGGCAGACCCTTTGTAACGCGAAGAGGCACAAATATTGAGATAGTCCACAAAAATAATATCAGGTCTAAAAGACTTTTTAAGTGCAAGTTCGTTAAGGAGTGACCTAAAATGTCCAGCATGTGCAGATGCCGTAGGGTACTCTTTAATAATTAGGTTGCCTTGTGTCTTTTTAGAAAGATTATTAACCTTCGAATCAAATATTTGTTTTGGTAAGTCAACAATATCTTGTATATTTACATTCAGGAGGTTTGCATCAATTCGCTCAGCAATTTTTTCCTCTGCCATTTCACATGTAATGTAGAGTACGTTCCTACCCTGCATGAGCGCGGCACTAGCAACATGGCACATGAATAGACTTTTGCCGACACCTGTACCAGCAAGAGCGATATTGAGAGTTTTATTAGGGAGACCACCTTTGGTGATTTTGTTAAGATATTCCAGATCAAAGGGGATTTTGTCTTCCTTACGGTGGTAGATAGCATAGCGTTCTTCGTAGTCTTCTAGGTAGTTGTGTCCAACATGATTATCAAATGATACTGCCAAAGCATCAGAAAGAATAGATGGAATGGCATCTCGTCCCTTCTTCTCGTCCTTGCCGTCTGCCAGGGCAATAGACTCCATCAGTGCCAGATAAATGGCACGATCACGACACCACTTTTCTGTGGTGTCACATAACCAATCAAAATCAGCAGGTTCTTTATCAAGATAAGAAATAATCTTGCTAAGTTCTTTAAAGAGTGATTCGTTTAGATCCTCTCTGTTTTCAACCTCAATCGATACTGCTTCTTTCGTAGGAAGCTCATCATACTTAATAATAAACGAAGAAATCTCCTCATAAAGAATTTTATGACTAGGATCCTCAAAGTATTCTTTCTTGATAAAAGGAATAACTTTTCTAGAATACTTTTCATCATAGAGGAGATTTTTGAGAACAAGATTCTCAACTTTCTCCATAACTAAACTCCTTCTTTGCGATTTCGTCCAACTGTTCCATCACCTCTGGCGTGAAATATTTTTCAGGTTCTTTGTAGATTGCCTTGGCATATACTTTCTTTCCGTCAATTTCATATCTACCTGCGACATTCTTCCAAAGTCCACCGAGTTCACCGAGTTCAAGAAGACCATAATATCGATCAAGACCACGCTCATCATAATACAAACGTATTTCCACATCTTTATTCTCTTTACTTAGACGCGACTTAGCAGTCTTTGCCTTGATAATGTTTCCAACAACTTCCGTTCCATCCTTTTCCTTCTTCTTGCTAAGATAAATGATACTAGAAGCGGCATATTTAAGGCCACTACCACCACCCATCTCCTTAGTAGGAACGTAAGCACCGATGACATCGTAGGTATGATTAGTAACAATCATTGGTATGTTAGCTTGACCAAGTTTCAATGTCAACATTCTGAATGCACCTTTAACAAGTTGTGATTTTGTCATGTCACGAACTTGTTTATCATTTAAAGCATCAGTTATTTCTTTTTCAGTTGAGAGCATACCCAAAGAATCAAGCACAAACATGCAAGGTTTGCGTTCTTCTACGGGTGCTTTTAAGTATATATCAACTGCACGAAGTGCTTTACTGCGAAACTCTTCGATTGTTACGACATTCACAACAACTGTTCGATCAAGATCAACACCACGACTTGCTAAAAGAGACTTGTTAACTGCTGCTTCTGTATCAAAATAAAGACAGTACCCATCGGGATTGCTATCAAGAAAATTTTTAACAACAGCCAACGAGAAGAATGTTTTTCCAGTGCTAGACTCCCCAGCAATAGCAGTAATCTTATTCCCAGATACACCGCCAAATATGCTACCTGAAACCAGTGCATTAAAAATGTACGAACCCGTATCAACATATGTCTCAGTTTCATCAATGTCTGATGCAAGTTTGGTGTAATCATCACCAATCTCTTTTACGATGTCTTTCAAAAAATCCATCAATGCCACCTAAGAGTGTGCAGATATTCTAGCACATTTTTACGCACATCCATCAGTTCATGATAACACTTTTGGTTGTGAGCACACTGTCTTAATGCACTGTCTGGTTTGTGAACTGATTCGATAAAGATGTCAAGTCCACGATTCCATTTCTCCTTTTTCGATTCGCCGTCATCGATTACGTATTGATCTTTCATGAGAAGAATGCCTCCAAGTTTGTAGTTTTTTCAACAGACCAACCAATGGAATCAAGAATGATCTTCAATGGTTCCAAGAATGCCTTATCAAATTGAAGATCGTAGTCAATATATTTGTTGAGATCCAGTTCTTTTGGCCATTCTTGAATGAATGATAACACATTTTCATGAATTGGATTTGGTTTTTTCAAATACAGAAACCTAATCTTTTCCCCGTTCTGAATAAGAGAATACTTGTTGGTGAGTTTTTTCTGTTTTATGTAGTGGTTGAACAAAAGTGCTCCGCGACAATGAATCGGAGTTCCCTTATCATAAATTGAGTTGACTGACTTATACTTTTCGACATCAGATACCGAACGAGGAAAAGAAATCTGCTCTGGATCCATCTTCTTGAAGTCTGATCGGCACCTTTCAATGTATTCAATCACATCATTTTCAGTGCCAGTCATCATGAGTTTGAAGGAATCCTTCAACATCTTGCGACAAGGTGCAGGTGTAGAGGACTTAACTGCCTCAATACCCATGACTTTCAGTTTAGGTTCTGCATACTGAACACCCTCACTGTTCCATACGTTGAGAATGTATCGCTTCTTCGCAGTCCAAATACCACGATCAGCAATGTTCTCACGCTTCATGAACATCTTCTGCTCATATGCCGACATGTAGTCCGCAAGTTCCTGATAAGACTGTTCGATGAATGGTTCCAACTTGTCTTGACAGATCTGATCAAGTATGGAAACAATCGCTGCTTTGTCGCTAGACTTATTAGCAAAAAATTTACTAACAAGAGGTCCAAGATTAAGATAGATTGAGTCAGTGTCGGATGCAATGACGTAATCCTCTCCTTCTGTTTTAAGAAGATTATTTAGATAGTCATTCATCTTGTTCTCAATCCATCGAATTGATGCCTGACCAGAAAGAGTAATAGCTTCTGCATTCTCCAACTTATAATATCGGAAATACTGATTACCAATAGCACCATAAGCAGAGTTCAGTTGGATCTTACGTGCCATTTGGATGTTATTACACCGCGCAATCTCCTTTTCAAGTGTCTTGGAGGGTGACTTTTCGTTCTCTTGCTTAGCAGCAAGCATCTTTTTCTTGTAAATGGTGCGTTCTTTGTAGATTTTATCCATCAGTTCTGGCAAAAATCCACGCACATCTTTGCGATACATTGCACCATTTGCTGCTGTTGCATAACGACCATCTGCCATAAATGTTCCAGACAAGATTTTATCCACAGAACATCTTGGATGAGGTTCATCCACCAGAGTTTCTGGTGAAATGTTATATTGCATAATTAAATGTGGATATAGACTGTTCAAGTCAAAGGAAACAACCCAATCATAACTACCAGGAATCGGTTCTTTAACATATGCACCAGCATATTTGTCATCCTTTTTGGCACCAACCTTTGGCGGAATAACAATATTTCTCTTTTTAAGATAGTTGTAGATGATTGCATCCCACATTCTGACCTGATAAAACACGTCGGTGAAGTTTACTTTGGCATCATATGCCATTGTCAGTGCCAACTCAATCAATTTCATCTTGTCTTCCAAACGGTCAACAAGTTCCACGTCTTTGATGTTGTATTCAACGAACTTTTGCCAGTTACCAGTATAGAAATCTTTGAAAGTGTCAAACTCAGAGTGATCTAGTTTTTGTTGACCGAGTTCAACCAGTGCAATATGATCCAGACGATAAGATTCTTGGTTGGTATAAGTAAATTTCTTATACAAATCAAGGTAATCTAGCTGGGTAACACCACCAATATCCATTGATTTGTTCTTTCTGCCTTGAATAAAGACCTCATGTTCACTTACAAGACCCCATGGCGAAAGACGCTTCATACGTTTTTCGCCAAGAACTTTTTTAAGGCGTCCAGCAATATATGGGATATCGAATAGTTGGATATTCCAACCAGTGATAACCTCAGGCGGTTCATTTTCCCAATAAGTTATGAACTTATTAAGAAGATCTACTTCATCCAAGCAACGAATATACTCAACATTCTTTTGTTTAACCACAAAAGGTTTGACACCCCACGTGATAATCTGTTTAGTTGCATAATCTTGTATCGTGATTGTGAGCAATTCTTCCTCACAAGTTTGCACATCGGGGAATCCTTGCTCAGCAGTTGTCTCAATATCCAGAGTAATCAACTTGATCTTTAAAATATCAAAGTCGATGTGCTCATCAGGATAGTTATCCGAAATGTACTGATAAATGTACCTTTCATTACCGTAGATATTGAATCCTTCAACTCCATCATACTTTGAAAAAAACTCACGACAGTCTTTTACATAACCAGGGTGAATGGGTTCAACAAGTTTACCATTCAAAGTTTTATATTTCGAATCTTTTTTCTTGCTGTCAACAAAAAGAGTTGGTTTGTACTCTTCACGGAGAGCAAAATGTTCTCCATTATCATAACCACGGACCAGGAATTGGTTACCGACAAGTTGTACGTTGGTGTAAAATCTCATCAAGAAATCAAGGATTTGTATTTTTCAAGTAGTTTATTGTTTGGTTCAACAATGGTTAAGATTTTATCTGAACTGATCATAAACTCATTTTGTGATGTAAAATCAATACACCATGGCATCAATTCTCCTGTTGTTTGAACAACAATAAATGGTTCGATCAGTTTACAATCGGGTTCTCCGAGTTCAGATCCAACCTCTTCAATCTGCGAAACCAAGATCGAGTTGTTCATTAGAACTAGAACTTTGACCATCTTTAATACCTTCCTTATACTTTTGTGTTACTTGTGGAATAGGTTCAACCAATGTAATAATCCAATCAGGAGCAACTGGAATTTCTTTCTGTGATGTCAACGGAATCCAAGGAGCAAAAACAATATCAATGTCTCTACCTTTCTCATAAAGAGCTTGTGGATCTAAGAATCGAACAGTTGCTGGATTAACAAACGTATATCCAATTACACGTTCTCCCATCACAAGTTCTTTTACATCAGCGATAACATCCTCGCCCGATTTCAAAACTGCCAGTTTGATTGCCATAAGTCACATTACCTCCATCTAATTATACCAAGAAAAAAGAGGGGCGTCAACTGGTTTGTGCCAGTTGCCCCTCTGCGGCGACGATATTCAATACTATTTAGTCTCTAATAATCACTTTAATTTTTGTTTTTGAATTATCAGTATGCTTAAAGCAAGATTTTAATGGAAGAACCTTGCGTTCAGTATACCATCCCCAATTATCATACTTAGTTACATATTTAATTTTCTTACATCGTCTCCAATCTTTTCTCACCATAACATCCTTTTCAGGATGATAGTATACAGAACTATTATAATTCCTTGGGTGAGCAAATGCTGGAGACGCAATTAATAATGAAGTTAATCCAATAATAAGTTTGTTCATAGATAATCCTTTCGTTTGTGTGCCTCTGGAACAATTTTTCCAAGCACAATATTTAGAAGCCCATCTTCAAAAGTAACTGATCTAACTTCCGTGTCCTCACTGAGTGTCCAGGAACGTGTAAAACTCCGTTGAGCCACACCCTTGTGGACGTAGTTAGTTTCCGTTTCTTTATCTTCCTTCTGACCCTCCACAAAGAGTTTACCATCTTGTGTGTAGACATGAACTTCCTTCTTTTTGAATCCGGCAAGAGCAATCTCTAAACGAGACTCCACATTGTTTAACGAAACCAAATTGTATGGAGGATAATTTGATGTTGTCTCATGAATTGTAAATAGACGATCGAAATATTCGTCCATTCCAATAGAGTTTCTAGTAATGCGATCCAACAGTTGATTTAAGTTGGCAGCATTATACTTCGTTAGTTCCATTTGTACTTCTCCTGTTAAAGCGAGATTTGATTGTGTGGACCCCGAAGGCATCCATAATTATATATTAGCACAAGGCATAAAAAAGGGGGGTGTTGTAACCCGCCCTCATAATAAATACTTTTAAAATATTTTCAAATGACCAGTAGATTTTTGACAGATGTTCTTTTTTACTTATCAAGTCTTGAAAATACTGATCTAAAAGACTCTGTAATTGATGAGGTTGATGATTTTGCTACAATTAACAGAGGAGTTATTCAATTAGAATATATTTCTTCTAAGAAAAAATCTGGCAAACCTGTGATTGCTGATGAAGTAAAAAAATTATTAGTTAAAAAGTATCAAAAAGGTAAGAGATTAGTTTTATCTCTAAGAGATGGTGGATTGCGAATAGTCCCAGACGATGTTTACGTATCCTTTAAACAAAAACCAAAGACAGGTAAAAGCAGTAGTAGTGGGAAAAGTGTCAAAACTGCGATTCAGGAAGAGGGGAGTGCTTTTATTCTGACGCAAGTTTTGAAAAAGAATAAGAAATTTGAAAGTGCAAAAGATATTTTAAATGACACAGAAACCTTCAAAGGTTTAGAAAAAATATTTGGGTCTGCTTATAAGGATAAAATAAATGCGTGGGTGCATAGTTATTACGAACATCAAAAAGCATTCTTCAAAAAATTTCAACCATCTCAATGGGATGTTTTTGAACATGGTGGACAAGACTTCATGACTTTCATAAAAGATGAACTAAAAAAAGTTAGTGTCATGACAGTCCGTGGTAAAGTCCCTGTTGGCAAATATGAAACTTGGAATCCTGCTGATATATGGGCAGTAAAAGATAAAACAACTGTAAAAAATATGATTGATAAAGCAATAGATGGTGATCATCAAACGTTGACTGAGTTTAATAATGTTCTTTATAAATTAATTAATCAAGAAAAACTTATTGGACTATCACTTAAAAAAATTGATGACAGGCAAACAGCAAAATTCAAATATGTCAATGTGAGTCCAAAGGATATTGAATTTGCAGACGTGGAACAAATAAAGATGAAGGATATCAAAATAGAAATAGACACATCCCCATCAAAAGATGGGATGATTCAAGGTGCGTATGTTACTTTTGCTGATTATACGACTTACATCATAAGAACACCTGGGGATAAATTTTCTAACCTAAAATATGAAAGTGTAATCAAGGGAAGTGGAGGTAAGGGTGGTGCTGCTCCTGTCAATTTAGTTGAAGATTTGATTCAATCGACAACAAGCGAGAAAACTTTTACCAATAAACATCAAGAGTATCCTCAAACTATTGAGGAATTTAATGATGACAAACGTGATTATAAAACGATGTATAATAACTTGAAAAAATATATTAAAGGAACTAGCACTTATGATCAATTTGAATCTATGATAAAAGAAATGTTTGAATCCAACAGTGCTAAAAGCAGAGCCATAGCACAATCAAAATTAATGCAACTTAATTTTTTCAATGATGTATTAAATGCAGAATCTGAATTCTGGACAGATTTGCTCTACATGTCTCTTAAAGTTGGAAAGAGATTTGCACCTCACGGAAAACTCGCATAAAAAAGGAGGGTGTTGGTAACCCTCCTTGTAGCGTATATTCCTTTTGTAGCGTGTCGCGCACGAAAGCGACGTTCTATTTAGGACTCTTGTGTCTTCTTTTTACCAATGTTATATTTTGTTTCAAGGGTCCACTCATTCTTTTCTTTGAAAGAGAGAACCTTGATTTGATTCAGAGGAGCAATCTCAGTGATAGTCTCAGCGTTGACTACCTCAATGAGTCCCCAATCAGAAAGAAGTTGAGTAATACGATTACGACGTTGAACATCATTAGGAGTAAGATTGGCATGTTTGCCATCCAGAGCAAACAACTCCTTAAAGTGAACGATAAAGTATCTTCCTTGCTTATGAAGAATGTGGCAAGACTGATACAGTTTCTTTTCTTTGCGTGATGCTACTCCAATACGAGTCAGTGTCTCACGCACTTTGAGAAAGTCATCAGGTTCTCTCAGTCTTACTTCAATCATCTGGTCCTGGGACCACTGTACCTCAGGTTCTTTCACCGTGCTCATTTTGCGCCTCCAATGTCAAGCCGTTGCTTAATAAATTCGATTTGTTGTTTAGATAAAATCCTCAGTGCCTGAGATGCTTTCTCATTGCTGTAACCATAATATTGTTTTACAATATCGAGGTCTTGTACTTTATCTTTTTTGATCCAAGGAGAGAATCTCTTCCTTTTCCTCAGACTATTTAGATAAAATTGATATTGCATATCTTTATCCAACTGATGATTCATGTTCATCTCATTAGCAAACATAATACAATCAATGTGACCAGACAAACAACGATTGACAATATATGGGGGATAAGACTTAATCTCCCCAGACAGATCCTCTTTGTTATAATTGATAGAGTTAAGCCAGTCCTTTAATTCCATAATTCATCAACACAAGTTCTTTACGATCTTTTTGTTCACGCATGTATTCTCCAACAGAACGCATCGTATAAGTCAGATCAAACTCACCTGCTTTCCAACCTTGAAAACGATCCTTTACAAGTTGATCCGAATTGTAACTCACCATGCAGTGGGCATCAGTGAAGTCCATGCGTTTGGCAAATAGATCATGATCAAATCTCTTATGCATATCTCCCTTACGACCATAGAGATTGTCTTTAATGTCGTATGGTGGATCGAGATAGATGAAGGTCTTAGGAGATGTTTCCATCATCATCTCGTAAGAGTAATTTGTAATAGTCCAGTTCTGGATTAGTTTAGAATATTCAGGAAGTTTCAGGATGCCTCGCATCGAGAAGTTTGAATCAGATGCTTGGGCAGAAAAGGATGAGGACTCAGTGAGACCAGAAAAAGAGCACTTGTTAACAACATAAAAAGCAACGGCAGAATATACGGGTTCACGGTCCCCGTGGAGGGATGCTCGGATTTCTGGGGCGTCACCAGTGTTGTCAAGAAAGTCCTTAGCCTCGAAAAATAACCCACGGGCAGATCCTCTATCTGGGTATCGTGATTTAAGTTCTTGGAGTTGTCTCGTAATTTCATCAGCGTTGTCCCTCAATTGAATCCAAAAATTATAAAGAGGACCATAAAGATCATTCACCCAAACCTTAATGTTTGGATACTTCTTGGTTATGTGTAAAGCAACACTACCGCCACCAAGAAACGGTTCACGATATTCATCGTAGTTTCTAAGATCAGGGAAATACTGATCCATTTTGGTGCAAGCACGGGACTTGCCACCAGGGTAGCGAATCGGCGTCTTAAGAGATTTCAACGACTTCATAATCAAAAATAATATTTACCAGGTGTTGTATAAACAGGATGTCTCTGATCTTCTCCATGATGACTGTAACCGTTTCCATGGCAGTGCCTGTGTTCATGAATGATGCCAGATCCCTGATGAAAGTGAAAATGTTTATGGCATACACTAGGACGATGATGTCCTCCATCATAATGATGGTAATGATAATTATGGGAATGATGACCGTCAAACGGTTCCCAGAATTCCTTCCAAGTAATTGCGTTAGCAGGTGTGGAGAGTAGAGTCAGACCACCAAGAAGAAACAGATACTTTTTCATTTGAATTCACACTCACACATAATCTCAGTCAACGCCGCGATCAGGTTGATTTCCTGATCGGCTACAAACGCGATCTGATACTGATACTTAGCAATAATGAGCACAGCAGCAGGAATGCTAGGGTTTTCAAGGGCATCAACCAGAGCATCGTAAACACGACGCAACAATACCCCAGGATCATTGTCCAGATTAGCCACCACCCATTTCCGAACTTCCGTGAAGTTCTTCTCTTTGAGACATTTAATGAGATCATTGATTTTTACGTCACTAAATTGGGCAAGAATTGCAGAATCAATCTTTCCACCAACACTATAACGTTGGCACTCATTCAGAACACGACGCCAATCAGGGAAGTGTTTGTTGATGAGTTCTACCAGGACCTTGTTATCAGATTCAACACCTTCTGTAACCAAGATTTCTTGGAGGCGCTTGAAGAACTGTGCTGCGATTGCTGGTTTTTGTTTGTTTGTAATTGTAAACTCCACGACGGCACATCGGGAGTGGAGGGGTTCAATGATCTTGTTCTTGTAGTTGCAGGTGAAGATGAATCGACAGTTGTTATAAAACGCCTCAATATTTGCCCGTAAGAGGAGTTGTACATCATGGGTTGTGTTATCAGCCTCATCAATGATGATGACTTTGTGTTTACCAGTTGCTTGAAGTGATACGGTCGAAGCAAAGTTCTTTGCTTGGTTCCGTACCGTGTCCAGAAATCGTCCTTCGTCAGATCCATTGATAATAATGTAGTCACAACCAAGTTGTTCACAAAGGGCACGGGCAATGGTTGTCTTGCCGCACCCCGCTGGTCCTGCTAACAGGAGATTGGAGATTTCTCCCCTCTCAACAAAATCCTGAAATGTGGACTTGATTGATTCGGGAAGAATACACTCTTCAACCGTGCGTGGTCTGTAAGATTCCACCCACAAAAATGGTTTATTTCCAGAATGATTCATACTTACGAGCCATACTTAAAGTCGGGTTCCAGAGCAATATAATAAGTCAGATTACGATCTTTGCTCTTAAAACGAGAAAGACCAGATTTAGAAACTACAACTTCATAAGAACCAGGAATCACCTTGATATTCTCAACCTTGAAGTTGAATTCAAATACCTCATCAGTCTCTCCAACTACAATTTCATGAGTATTGGAAGTCTCATTCTTCTTGTCGCGGACAACAAGTTTAACCACACCGTTCTCTCCAACAGCAGATAGATCAGGCACCTGATACACTGCTGCTGCTTTCAGCAGGCGATCAAGGTCTTGTGTGGTAAGAATGAAGCAAACGTCCTCAGAGGGCAGCGTGAGCGTCTTTTCAGGAGGAGAAATGATGACGTTGGGATCTGCAAAGAAGTACTTAGATCGTGATTTATCTTCACGAACAACAACATAGTTGTCATTATCAAAATCAAGATCAGGACTGCGATGCAGTGACATCCCGTTCAAGAACTGATTTAGATCATAGATACCAAAGTCCTTAGGGAACTCTTCATCAATCGTTGCCTCTGCAAGGATATTTTTCATCACACTGATAGTGCGAAGAGAGTTACCCTCTTTGAATAGCAGCGACTGATTGATGTTGCTGAAATTTTTGAGCAGAGTCAGAGTGGAATCAGAAAGTTTCATATGGTTGGGGGTTTTCATTACAAAGGCCAGCAAAGTGATAGAGAAGAATGCAATAATGGATTGCTTTCAGAATGTCCTGTTTGGACTTACCGTTCTTCTTACCGAAACGTGAGAGGTATTTGATAGCATTAGATCGACAGAAAGGTTCTGCATCACCAATACCCTCAATCAAATCAAGAGTTTGAGTCTTAGATCCCTCAAAAGCATAATGGGAATGATAAGTTCCACCAAGATACTCACGAATCTCTTTGAGGATTACATCCTCATTATACTTCCAAAAACCGTTAGTGTTACTAGGAGCATCTGGAAGATCGGGAATATTCAGATCAAAGGAGATGCAATCTTCATCCTCGCCAAGATAGTTCATATAAACTTCCGCAGCAGCGAGTGGACCATTTTCATCATAGTTGTATTCAAAAATGTTTGTTGCAGTGTCAGTCATGGCATAATAAAAAGAAGAAGAGTTTATCATCAGGATTCTACATCAAACTGTACGTCAGTGTCAACCTTATCATAAAGATCCATGAAAGCTTGTTTGGTCTCATCGTCGAAACGATTCAGGCAGACTTGAATTGCCTTTGCTTTGTCGCCAAAGATCTTGTATGCCTGAATAATGTGAACCAGACGACGAGTAGAGATCACCTCATCAATACCACCATCATAGAAAGTCTTACGGATAATGTCTGCCCAATCAGCAAGACGCTGACAGAACTGTTGATCATCACACAGTTTATTCAGGATCTTAGTTTCAGTAGCAGCAGTAGGATACTCCTGCTCAAAGGTCACACAGAAACGTTCAAGGAATGCCTCATTCAGAACATTAGTTCCAATAAAACGACCATCATCAGATCCCTTACCCTTAGTATTGGCAGTGGCAATCACATTGAAACCAGCAGTTGGTTGAATGTACTTACCAATCTTTTTCAGAAAGACTCCCTTTCCTTCTAGGATCGATTGAAGGCAAAGAATCTTGTTGGAAGCCAAGTCAATCTCGTCAAGCAGTAGAATCGCACCGCGTTCCAGGGCTTCGATGACTGGGCCATTGTGCCAAACGGTTTCACCACCGACAAGACGGAATCCACCAATGAGATCATCTTCATCAGTCTCAATCGTAATGTTTACACGAATCAGTTCTCGATTCAGTTGAGCACACGCTTGTTCGACACCGAACGTTTTACCATTACCCGAAAGACCCGTAATGAACGTAGGATAAAAAAGGCGGGACTCAATAATTTTTTTAAGATCACCAAAGTTACCAAACTTGACGAAGGAATCATCTTTCTCAGGAATAAGATTTTGTTCGATTGCAGGCTGAGCAGCAGGTGCCTGATAAGTTTTTTCTAGTTTTTCTTGCACAGTCAGATTCCACTTACCACGACCAATTTTGTATTGTTCCAGACGCTTAGTGACAGTTTGATAGCTAGTGCCGTTCATTGCACACCAAGCACGAACGTCACCAGTGGTTACAGATTCTCCGTAGAGATTTTGAAGTGAGGTGACGACGTATTGAGTGGAGAGAGACATGAGTTTGTTTTGTTCACTCCGTTATTATAACGGAGGAATCGGTCCTAGTGACGGGTGGGTAGACAGGTTTCCGAAGTGTCACAGTCGGTTCATCGTCAAATGGTCTGGTGTACTCATGGTGAACAGTCTTGCCAGCATGAAGTCTACTCGTCATGCAATCAAATCCTGGCATTGGATTACAATCACCACAAGTAAAGATATCACACACAGCCATCTTTTTTTCTGGCCATGTGTGAATGCTAATGTGAGATTCCGCAAGAAGTGTTACTGCCGTAACTCCCTGAGGTTCAAACTGATGAGATACTGTATTTAAAAACGTAGCACCACACTGTCGTGATGTTTCGTATAACATATTCTCAATATAAATTCTATCATTTAAAAAATTTGGATCACAGTCGTAAAGTGTGAAAAGAACATGTTTCATTAGTTACACCCAATCTGGTTTTCTGGATTTGTCACGAAGATAATTAGATGCAACCCAAGGTTTGCTGCTAATGTAATTTTTGTAAGCAGTAAAAGTGTCAATGCTTGCGTCATATTTAAACTCATCAGGCATTGCCCTCACAAATGGCGTTGTATCTTTACCACTACGACCTTGTGGATCAGCAGTTGGTAGTATCTCTTTTGCTGCTAAGAGAGTATTGTGACAAGTATGTCTCTTACCATATCTATGCGTATATTCGTCGCATAATGCAAGACCATGAGCAAGTAACCATTGCCAGTTATTGACAAATGAGTTTGCCCATATTGTGCATGGGTGATTACGAAAAGCACCTTTTTCAGTTATGTATGCAGCACCATCTGCTTTGGGAAGAGTACCAAATCCATGACCCCATTTGTCAGAGCATACGATAGCAAGCATCTGACAAGTTTCCAGGGGCATTTTAACAATGTGTTTATCTGGTAATACAACTGCCGATTTATACGGACTTGGATCGGTGACAAATATATTCACGCGATCAGCTCCACGAACTCCGATAGAATTTTACGATTGAACTTGGATTTTGTCAAGGATTTTTTAAAAGCAGCACGGATCGTTGATTTCTTTGCACCCTCTTCAACCTCAAAAGATGCATCTTGATTCAGATTGTTAGAACTGATGCAGAAGAACTTAGCAAATGCTGGGATGTCAATTGCAGCTGCTTTATTGTTTTTGAAATCCGTAGAATATTTTTCATATTGCTGCCAGTCAAGTCTATGGAAAGTGTAATGTTTTACAAAACGATTGAACTCATTAGGTGAAGTAAGACGAATGCCAATGAAGTTTACCTGAGAAAAGTTGTCTTGAAGGTTTTTCAAAATAGAAGTTGTGTGACTTACCCAACTTTCAAGTTTGTAAGTGGTGCGAAGTTTACGATCACGCAGAAACTCACTACCATCTTCACGCAAGCGAGCAGGGCAAATTTCAATATCTTTGTTATAGGTGTAACGCTCAGTAGATTTAAGAAGAGGTTGTGCATCACCATCGGTCAAAATGATTGTTTGGATTTTCTGAGCACCAGTTTCGTTTTTAAACTGTGGAATGATATCATGAAGAGATAGCAATGCTTCATTCAAAGGAGTTCCAGACAAACCATACTGATGAAGAATGTGACAGTATGCTCCAACATCGTTTGAAACGGAAGAAACCAAACGCCAGAAATTAATGCATTGACGTTCAAAATCTTTATTGCTGCCTTCACTTGTCAGAAATTCAAGCATACGAAATTCTTTATCAATCCAAAAACTATTGTTTACGGGTTTACTGGGATGAATACCATTTTCGTTATTCAAGCAGCAATAAGATGAAGTAAATCCATAAACACGGAAAGGAATATTTACTTTACGGCAGAACCAAACCAGATTCAAGAGTTGTTTTACGGTTGATCCCATAATATTACCCATCGATCCAGACCAATCCAAAACAAAAATCAATCCATGATTCTTTCCATCAGGGACAACTGAGACTTTCTTGAATAGATCCTCATTATATTTGTAAGTGTGAAGTTTAGTGCAATCCAAAATACCAGTGCGGCTAGTTGTAGCACGTGCATAAGAATCCGCAGATTTCTTACATTCAAACTCTTTCACAATGTAGTTGACCTCTTTCTGAGCAGAGTTCTTATATTCTTTGAAAAGAGAATCACACCGACCCAAAAATTCATCTTTCAACTCTTGCTCAACATAAACAGTCGCCCAATATTTTTCTAGATCACTATTGATTTGTTCATTAGAGATAATGGTGTCTTCAAGATCAAATACAGGACGTTCGTAGTAATAGTAATCACGACTTTGGTGATTAATAAGATCTTGAAGTTTATCTTCCAGACTATCGGCAGTGTTTACATTAGGTTCATCAAATTGATCAGAACCCATGCTGCCATCAGTATCGTCATTATTGCTATCACCTTCATCAAAATCATCATCAGAATCAGTCCCATTGGAATCAAAATCACTGCCACTGGAACTAGAAGAAGAATTAGCACTGTTGCTCTCAGAGGACTGTTGTTCTTCCAGATCCTCTTGATTTTTTTGTTCAGATTTCGGAGAGTTGTTTTGTTTCTTGCAGTAGGCATAGAGAAGTTCAGCAGCAATCAAAGCATCTTCAAAAGTTTCAGCATCAGCAATCGCATTGATGATATCCATTTCTTCACCACGTTGAATTGGAATATCACTATACTTTCCAATCTTAAACCAAAGATTGGCACGGTCAGCAAGATTCATTTTATTCAGATCTTCATCTGCAATGGAAAAGAAATCCATTTCATGAAGTTCTTTGTAACCCTTGAAAAAAGTTTTGGCAAGTCCAGGAAAACGGCGTTTGATAAGTTTCTCAATGCGAGCATCCTCAGTCACATTGACAAACTGTTGAGGAACCTTAACATTCTCTGTCCAGTCTTCATTTGGAGTATAAAGGGCATGACCAACTTCATGTGCCACCAACATATCAAAGATGGCATCTGTTGCCTTTTCCCAAATCGGAAGCGTTAGAACTCTGGTATCGACATTGAACTGTGCCGTTTGAACTTTACGGTGTTCAACAATAAGATTTTCTTGTGCCAGCAGTTTAGCGACCGTGCCTTTGACTTCCAGGTTGATCATACTGTTTTCTCAGGTATGTACCCATAATACGACGAAGGATCGCCTTTTGGGCGATCCATGTGACGCTTCTTCAACTGTCTAAGGGACTCCCTTCGGGCTCGGAGTCTCCCTTTACAGGTTCCTTTACCTTTCTTTTCCTTACCAGAGTTGTGTTTCCAGTTTGAGGTTGTCATTGGACTTTATGCGAAAAACCTTTCACTTTCTCAAATTTTATCACATCATCAAATTTGTCGAATAGACTATCTTTGTGCGAAATAATGAAGATATTGGCATCGCTAATAACATATTTGATGATTTTCAAGAACTCATCTGTTCCAAGTCCATCAAGAGAACTATCAAACACTTCATCCATGATCAAAAGATTTGTGCTAACGGAGTTCTTGAATCTTGCAACTTCACGCCAAGTGAACAGCAGTGCAAGATCAATCCTCATCTTTTCACCTTCACTAAAAGAAGCATAAGAAAAGTTATCATGAATTGGAGATTGAATACTCTCGTTGAACTCTTCATCAAGATTAAAGTTGATGTAGAAATCCATCAGTTGTAAATAACGATTCACTTGTTGATTAATAAAGGGGAGATACTGTTTGATAATTTTAGTCTTGACTCCCCCATCCTTCAATAAGGAATATGCAAAATCGTGATTCTTAACTGATTCAGTTTTAGATGCTAACTCTTCATAAACCCCCTGTAAAGTTTCATTGAAGTCTTTTAACTTCTCATGCTCAGTATTTCTGTTTGCAAGTTGATCGGCAATTCTTTGAATTTCCGATTCCAGATCTCGGCATTGCCGTTGCAGTCCAGAAATCCGAACAGTGTTTTGAGAAACTTCATTAGTTAGGGAAACAACCTCCTGTGAGAGTTCAGTAAAGTGGGACTCTCTTGACTCCTCTTCTTGTATTTTGGATTCTAAATCGCACAAACCCTCATGCAACTTTTCTATTGAAGCATTGAGTGTCCCAATTCTATTTAATCTGAAAGATTCTTCAATATCTTGTGTGCAGGTAGGGCATACCGTATTCTCACAAAAGAATACAGTTTCTTCATTAATGGATTCTTTTTTTGTCTGAATCTGTGCTTTGAGTTGAGCATATTTAAATAGAGTCTTTCCAGCACCTTGAAACTCTTGCATTGAAGAATTGATTTCCTCAATCTTTTTGGAAAGATTGTCATTGGATTTCAAAAGATCAGTTGCTGTTTTTGCATGTTCTTTGATCTTTTCTTTTCTTTCATCAATATCACTTTTTCCTTGATTCTGAATTTTATCGATAAAATCTTTTTGCATTTTGATTTTATCTTTCAGAGAATCTTTTTTAAGTTCAAGAGTTCTTGACTCATCTCTAAGAGATCTGATTTTATCTTTAATCAACATATTCATTGAAGAAAAGATCTTGATATCAAGAAGATCTTCAATCACCTCTCTGCGATGTGCCAAAGGCAACTGCATGAAAGGAACAAAGGTGGAGCTACCCAAGATCACAATCTGAGTAAAAGACTTGAAGTTGAGTTTAAGAATATTTTGTTCCAGTTTCTTTTGCTGATCAACCGCAGATGCATCTTGATCTTGCAGTTCTCCATTCACCCAAATCTCAAACTTTGCTGGTTTAAGACCACGAACGATTTTATATTCCTTTCCCTTGATATCGAACTCAACTTCAACCAAACAATCTTTTTCGTTTACTGAGTTAATCAGTTGTGGTTTGTTAATTTTACGAAACGGTTTGTTGAACAATGAAAAAGTAAGGGCATCTAGAATAGTCGATTTACCAGATCCATTACTTCCAATAATAATTGTATTGCTATTTTTATTCAGTTCAACTTCTGTCCATTGATTGCCTGTGGAAAGAAAGTTCTGCCATCTAATAGTCTTAAACGTTATCATGAAATGGAGTTCGCGGGGGGATTACAATGTCATTCTTGGTTATAATAGCATATCTTGTCGAAGAAAACTCACATGCCTTAACCATCATTTGAGGATCTACTTCTATGACATGCATGAGAGGACAATCATCTTCCTCTAACATCATAGCATATCTCATAGCATCATCTTCTTCTTCAAAGAGGTAAAGCACACGTTCACCATCTTCATTTGCTACGGAGTATGCACCCTCGTCTTCTTTTCCTTCGATGGTAAGAACAAACATCAGATTACCTCACAAGCCTCCTGATAGATGTTTTTTATAATATCTTTGACCGCATTCTTATCTATATCAGTTTCAGATTCATCAAGATATCTACTCAGGATTGAAAGAGTATCTTCCGATTGTTGAATATCAAAATCTTCATTTTCAGCAATAGCAAAGTTTTCAACAATCTTCAAATCAGCAACACCAGAATCAAGAAGTTTATCTACAAACTTTTCAAACTTCTTTGGATCTGTTTTCTTACGGACAATAAGTTTTACAATTTTATCTTTATACTCTGCTGTATTAAATGTTTGATATGGAGTATCCTCATAATAGAGACGATAAAACATCCTGAAAGGATTATTGACAGGAGTTGTTTCAAGTGTCTCTGTATCAAAAATGTGAAACCCTCTGGTTTCTTCTAGATCACTCCAATAAATCTCATATGGATTTCCAAGATAATTGATATTATCCTCTGTACTTCTGTGATGATAATGTCCAGAGAAAACTTTTTTAAATCTTGCATAAGGAGCTCGATCAGCACCATGATCCATTAAGTGCTGGCGATTAGCATAGAATCCTTGCAGTTCCAAGTGTCCCATGACAACAGGACATTCGGTTTTTTTAAGTGAATCGTAAGTTGAACTTTCATTCTCCTGATTGATCCAGGGAACCATTGCAATGTTCAGTCCACCAATTTCACACTCTTCATACTCAGGTATAACATATACATTATCATATTCTCGCAACAAAAGATCAACTGCATTGATACTATTGGTGTTTTTATAATAGGCAGTGTGGTTACCAACGATTGTGTAAACCTTAATGCCCATCTTTTGAAGTCTGTCATAATAGTTCTTCTTTGCCCATGAAAGTGCTGAGAAGTTAATACCAGTGCGATTATCAAAGGTATCACCCATATCTATGACTACGGTGATTTTCTCTTTCTCTAAGGTAGGGAAGAATACCTCATTATAGAACTCCAAAAAGAAGTCGTGAAACAGTTTAGAATTTTTACGAGCACCGAAGTGCTGATCTGTTATGATTGCGACTTTCACGAACGAAGTTTTGTGTGGACGTTATCTTTGATTTGATTATAGTCCGAATAGTTGCTGCTGTCAAGGGTATTGTTATCCACGAATACTTCATCGTATCCAGAGCGTTCAAGAATCTTGTTCTTGATTTCCATTTGCTTTTTCTCTCTTTGAATCCGTCTCAGAAAAGCGTAGTGAATAATCTGAGTGAAATATGCAAAGGGATTCTGTGATTTTTCTGGATTGAAGTTATTAATATATTGAATACAGTTCTCAATACCATCACAAACCATGTCATCTTTGAACATGTAGTTGACAAAGTTTGGTTTATATGAAAGGTGTGTTGCAATCTTCAAAAAACATTCACCAAGATAGTTTGTGATTCTTGGTTTGTTCGGACTCTTCCAGGTTTTTAAGATTTCAAACTGCTCATCAGGACTCATACTAGCAAGATTAGGAATCTCTTTCTCAGCAGCTCTACGAACCTTGATTTTATACTCAATGATAGCAGCAAGAAAATCTTTATTGTTGACGTAATGTTCTGATCTCTTACGTGTTTTTGGCATATTAGTTATTAACATGTTTTATAACCATTATTATTAATAATATTATACCATATTTTAGGGGCTTGACAAGTCCTTAAAATACCACTAGAATAACTCTGTGGAGGTTCAAGAGAAATTATAGCTTATATAACTTCTCTAATACCTCTTTTGCTTCGATTACACTAGATATATATCCCATTTCACGATTAATTGAAGATCTGCTACTAGATGAATCGAAAGATGATTCTCTAACATATGAATTATAGACTTCAATTATTTCAATATTATCACTTTCGCTGATTGTAAGAACACGATTCATATCAATAATGAACATGTCATCAGATGAAGTTTTTAACCATGGTTCTACTTTATAACCAATGGCTCCCCATTTTTTCATCTTGACCTCTTCAAGTGTCACTGGATTAGAAAGAAGTAAAAGTGTTCTTTCATCTTCTTCGCATACAGAAACCTTTGCAAAGATTTCCTCACCAGAGATTAATTTTATTGATGCGTAAAAATCGTCTTCCATATTCACTTTAAGTTAACTGTGATGATTTCATAATTGAAGTTCTCCTCGTTGTAGATTTTGATACGTTCAATTAAATGATTCAATGTGTAGTTTTTTCTTTGATTATGTGTACAATCATCAGCAATGTCATAGAGAACAGCTTTTACTTTGTTGTTCCCCTTTCTAAGAATTCGTCCAATGCTTTGAAGGTTTCTGATTCGGGATTTACTAGGTGAGGCAAAGATAACATTATGGAGATTTTTAATATTGATGCCAGTAGAGAAAGTTCCATAAGAGGCAACGATGATAGCGTTTGATTCTCTTTCTGTGATTTCCCTAACTAGTTCACGCTCCTGAGCATCTACTCCACCATGCACGAAGAAAACCTTTCGATTTTCATCTGCTTTTTTGTTATTTATTTCCTCGTAAAGGACCTGACCGTGAGATTCAACTCTTGAATAAAGAACAAGAGTATTTCCTTTTAGATCTAATGTCAGATTTGTGATAAACTTATTTCGTTGTTGATGTCCAATAATGTATTGAACTTCATCCTCAAAGTTCTCAAACTTTTGTGGTGGATGTTTGAGTAGGATACAGTTGATATCTAACTTAGAAAGATATCCTTTCTGCATTAACTCCTCTGTACGGATGATCTTGTATGATGGTCCAAACAGTCCCTCTAAGACCCATTTATGCGTCTGTGTGCCGTCTAATGTCCCTGTGAACCCAAATCTATGTTTAGCAGTATGTAACTTCGTCATGATCTGTATAAGAGACTTAGATTTGAAAAGATGAGCTTCATCTCCAATCACAACATCAAATCTCTCAAACCACTTCCTATCAAGTTTATAGATAGATTGCCACGTAGTGATCACAATTGGCCGATTATCCGTCTTTTCGCGCCCAGAGTAGATGCGGTGACAATACTCCTCTGCCTCCCAGCCATAATCCTCAAAGTCCTTATACATCTGCTCTACCAGAGATGTCGTTGGAACAACTACCAGGGTATTTTTGTTGTGCTCTGTATAATATCTGGCGAGAGAATAAATCATCAAAGATTTGCCAGATGCAGTTGGACTTATCAATAATCTTCTATTGTGTTTTAGAGCATCGTATACTCCCTCTATTTGGTATTCACGTGGTTCGTGAACGGAAATAGATTTCATATAATCTTTTATACCCTCCTTTGAGATAGACTCATTGATTTCAAAAGGAGTTCCAAAAAACTTGTTATCAACAAACTTATATTCGTATCCGTAGCGTTTGCAAAATGATATAAGTTTGTCTAAAAGACCAACGTAGATTTCACCTGTTGCCGTAGAGAAAAGGCGAATCTTTCCATCCCAGTATTTGTTTCGATACTGAGGCATAAATTTTGCACCAGGAACATCAAATGTAAACTCCTCAGATAGTTCCTGGTAGACATGAGGTTCTGCTTTTATTTTAAGATATACTTCGTTCTTTTTTTCAATACTGAGTTCAACCATAACCTGCTACGAATTTTTGCCACTCGATAGCATTCTTGATTTGATAAGTGCGATTACTTATTTGTTTTAGAATGCTCTCAATATAATTTAGTTGAGTTTCGTAGTAGTCGATTTTGAGATTGACATTCATCAACTTTTCATCAGCATCCAGATACTTTTGCATTGTATCTTTGTCACGAATCTTCTTTGGAAATGGATTCTCAATGTAAACTTCTGGATCTGCTTTTCCAGAAAAATATTCGTATCGTTCATGACGAATATTTTTTCTCTGCTGCTCTGCTTTCTTTCTTAGCAACAAAGTATTGTTAAACATTTCATGATATTTCGCATGAAGTGCAGGTATCTTTAATGATTCGTCGTGAAGATTATCTTTATCAATCTGTGAGTCTTTCTCCCACATACTTTGTATATCATCAAGATTCATAAAGGATTGCCAGCCAAGTCAGTGATAGTATATACAGTATACTTGAAAGTACACTCTGCTGTAAAGTAATCAACGTCTGTTGGGGTAGCATCAAAATCCAAAGTTGTCAAGGATATCGGAAACATTCCTTTGAACTTCACAAGAAACTGTGGATTCATTGTGCTATTTAAAACTTCTAACGTAGCATCGGAATATAAAAGTTCTTCCGATCTGTTAAATTTTCTATTGTATAGTTCTGCATACTCGGTGTATTCCGAATATATCTCTGCCAAACTTTCTGGGAAACCAAGACCTCTCATCCAGTTTTGAATCTGCATGTAGTTTTTAAGATCTTCATCGACCAGAAATCTTAGGTTGAAATCTGAAAACTGTAACTTTTCACCTGGTCTTGGAATATCATTCAAATAGTTTGGTTGAGTTGCAACACCAAGATCAATACCAGGAATCTGTGCTGTATTAGAAAAGAAACTTACTTTGGGGCAGCGTTGCAAAGTGAAATTAAAACCTGTTGGTGCCAGGTAATTCCTATTTTGTATTTGCTTATCGTATATTGAACGTGCCATGAGTTATTTTCTATGAAATGCTTCTGGTTCTGTTTCGTGTATCCAATCTTTGAGGTTTCTTACGTAATCTCTTAATTTTTCTGCCTGTTTTTCGTGGAAGGGATCATTTGTATCAAGATATAATTCTGTGTGGAGATCTACTCCATCAAGGCAACTCTTTATGATAGGGTTCCACGGTTCCCTAAAAGAGGTATTCCATTCACGTGGCATACAAGGTCACGATCACCTCATATAAGTAACACATTATTTAGATAAAAAAAGGGACCCTTTCGGGTCCCTCGCACTTCCTTCACACAAAGGATATTTATATCACATCAAGTTGGTGACCTTGACGCGACGATAGTAGCGGTTCTGGTTGGCAAGGAGTCTGCCAAGACCCTGATCAGTGCCCTCAGCAAATGGGTTAGCAACAAGACCGTAACGGGTCTTAAAGCCAATCTTAGGCTGGAAGTTGTTCTCACCAACGGCACGAACCATTTGGAGAGGAACATATGGACAGTAGAAGATACCAGCGTCATAAGGTGAAGAACCCTTATAACCTACAACGTAGTACTGGTTAGCAGCAACGTTAGCAGCATATGGGTCAATGTAGACGCGATACTTACCATTGATAGTACCAGCAAAAGTGTTGCCAGTGTCATCAACGTTCAGGTTAGCGTTCAGGGCAGGGGTGTAATCAAGTACACCAGCCATGGTCAGAGCAGAAGCAACGTCAGCAGAGGTCATGATGATGTTGCCCTTTCCTCTACGAGTTCTTTGTGCGATAGCGTTAGCATCGCGCTCGATTTGGAACAGCAGACCTTTGAACTTCTCAACAGACCAACGACCGTTGGAGTCAACGTCCAGGTTGAACTCACCAGCGGTAGCGGTGTTGACGGTAGCACCTTGCTCAGCAACCTTATAGATGGTTCTGATGACTTCACGGTTGATCTCAGCCAGAATCTCAGTGGAGAGGATGTTGGCGAGTTCAGCCTCAGCATTCAGACCATGAATTGCTTTCAGGTCTTGTGCCAGTTCCAGTGAGTACTCAGCTTTCAGAGCACGTGACTTAGCAGTAACGGTAACTTTCTCAATCGAGAATGCCATCTCGTTGAAAGCATTGGTGGTAGTACCATCCAGTGCCTCAGCATCGGCAGTACCCATGCCCTGACCAACGTTATAACCGTCAGTAGCAGCAGTTCCAACAGGGTTGAGAACAGATGGGTTGGTGCCAGTCTGTGAAGTAGTACCGAAACCAGCAGCTACGTCAGAGAAGTAGCTGGTGTTGTCGAAGCCATGATCCATACCGGAGAATGCGGTATCAGCTTCGTTATAGAATGCCTCAGCACCGCTCATTCCAGGAGTACCAGGAGCAGCGTAGCGTGAACGCATTGCGAAGATCAGTCCAGTAGGACCGTTCATTGGTTGAACGCCAGCCAGGTCATAAGCAACCAGGTTAGGCATTGAGCGTCTGATCAGGGAGATCAGAACAGGGTCGAAACCAGCAACAGGACCAGCAGCAGTGGCATCAGCAGAGAAACCAGCAGCAGAGGTTGAGGAGTTGGTGTTGACCGTTGGGGTCTCCATCAGGTTCATGCCACTGTTAAAGGCATTTTCCTCACGGAGGAATCTTTCTTGGTTTTCCAGCAGAACAGCGGTTACAGCTCTACGATGGGAATCTTTGATTCCACCATCATGATCGAGAAGAGGCTTCCACTTTTCTACCAGATGCTCGGATTGGAACATTGGTTTTTACCTTGGTAAACGATTGGGTTTGGTTAATGTTAAATTCACTTATTCATCTTGCTGAGAATATCAAGGTATGAAGACATACCACCAGCAACAGGTGCCTCGGTATGATCTACACCCTCAGAAAGAGTATCAGCGGTTGATGATTGAGATACTGACTTAGGAGCGGAGAAATAAGATTCTCTCAGGGTAGTCAGTTTTTCTCTAAACGATTCTTCACTTTCAAACTCAACACCTTCGGCAAGTGAAGCGAGCTTCTCTCTTTGAGTCTGTGCAAGACCCTCAGATACATCGGAGAGAATTCCATCAGCAACCGACTCTGCGAGACGCTTGTTAAGGGAAATATTCTTTTCGATTTGCTCGTTGAGTTTAGTCTCCATGTCATCTAACTTGTCTGTCATTGCAGACAAGACATCATATTTTTCTTCAGGGATTGATACATAATGTTCTTCAAAAAGTGACTTCATACCTTCAAGGAAGGATTCAGTCATTTCAGTTTTAAGACCTCTTTCAACAGCGAGTTGGTTCTCAGTGATCCACTCATCTGCAACATACTCCAAGTAAGAATCAACACGCTCTTGAAGTTCGGTCTTCATTTCTTCAATCTCTTCTGCAAGAGCAGCAGTATAGTGCTCTTCAAGAGATTCTCTGATTTCAGCAACTTTTGATTTGAGAGCAGCTTCAAAGATGGTTTTTGCTTTTTCTTTGAATTCTTCGGAAAGTTCTTCACCGCCAAGGAGAGCATTAACATCTTCCTCAACGTCGATTTCTTCCTCGACAACTTCTTCTTCATCAACCTCTTCGGTCTCAGCAAGAACTTCCTCGTCTTGGAGATCTTCCTCTTCCTTCATTCCTTTCATTGCATCAGCACCTTTTGCTCCTTTGTTGACAACATCTCTAACTTGTTTCAAAGTGCCGCCTGGTTCTCTCAGTTTTGCGCTATCGTCGTCAGAGCGATAGTTCTCAGGAGTAGGACCACCAAGGTCTTCTACACTACCAAGTTGTGTTCCAGGATCTGCCATTTTGGGCATTGGATCGCCCGCTTTGGCACCTGAGTTAACGGCGGTGCGGGACTGTTGTGTCTTTACTTCCATTTCTTGTAGATTTCCACGCGACATTTGAAATAAACCTATTTTGGTATTATCTTTATTTATTTATAATTAGATATTTTGCAAAAAGTCGTTAAAGAGACTTAATTTCTTTTCGTCAAGTTGTTTTTGATCAACAAGAGTGTTAATCTGGGCATATGTTTTAGCAGCATACTTTTCACGGAGGATGCCACCATCCCATACCCACTCTTTTCCTTCCATGATTCCCTCAACAAATGCATCAGGTGCGGAAGGATCAGCAACGATATCAGCAGCAGTTGCTAACATGAAATCATCACCTACAACATTGATTCCCTCTCTTGTAAGTTTGAGTGAACCAATTCCTCTGGAAGAGACACCAAGTTTGACACCTTCCTCTACCAGAGAAGCAGCAATCTTACCCATTGGGGTGTTGAGGATTTTTGCCTTACCGATAAAGTTAGAACCACTCTCTCTGAGTGATACAATCTTATGTGAAACTCTATCAAGGTTTACAGTAGGACCTTCGGGATGACCGAGTTCTCCAAGAGCACGTCCTTTTTGAATATGATTTTCGTTGTATCTTCCAACTTCACGGCGAAGTGTTTCCATTGGATACATGCGACCGTTGCGGTTCTTGATGTTTCCTTGCAGAAAAACACCTTCGATATAAAGTTGTTTCTTACCGCCTTTGTTTTCGATAAGAAATTCAACTGATTCGATTTCTTCTGTGATGAGTTTCATTAGGAGATACCGCTTGTTTGAACTTGAATGAGTTGGACTGTTGTTCCAGTTCCGCTAGCTTTGGCAGAAACTTTAAGTGAGTTTCTCATCTCAGAACCATTAAAGGTTGCTGTTGATGCACCAGAAACAGTTGCACTTGAAGTGTCTTTTGTGACTACAACTCTTGTGGAATAATAACCAGTTGCATGAGATGCTGAGGTTAGAACTCTTTCAATAGGAAGATGAGTTCCGTTTAATGAATCGGGAGTGATACCTGTGATCGTAACAGTGTCACCAACATTAAATGTAGTTCCAGTTCCCTCTGGGAAGTGATAAACAGTTGAAGCACCAGTGGTGATTCCGCTGATTGGTTGTGACTTTGGTGTCAAAGAAAGAGTCGCAGAAGTATCAGCAACAACAACGTAATCTAAATCAGTTGCAGTTGGATTAGTTCCAATAGCAACATTAATATCTTGTGACCCTACCGCACTGATTCTAAGAGAATCTGATCTCACCGAAAATGGTTGAGATGTAGTTACACCATTTGCACTAGCAAAATATGTGCCAGTGCCCACTATTGGATTATGAGCCATTACTCCTCCTCGGATTCGGTTTCGATTTCATCTTCAAAGTCATCTTCAATTTCTTCTGCACCAAACAATGACGAAGCAGCAACAGGTTTCAGAGCATCAACTCTTTCTGCTGATTTTGCATAAAGAATTTCTTTCATTTTATCCGAAACCTCCGAAGGAGATTCACCAGTCACCATAAGATCCATTAATTCTTCCATTGTTTAGAAATATATTAAGACTGTATTTATTTATATTTCTCCACCTTCGGGAGCCACAGTTTTCTTACCTTCACCTTCAAGATCAGGTTCCATGATTGGTTGACCTAAATCTGGACCAGTGCCAACTGCTGATTGTTGACCCATTTCTCCCATACCATCCATTGACATTGCTGTTTCAAGAGGATCAACGATGATTCCATCCTTGATTTCTTGTTCGATTTTTGCATCCTCTTCCAAAATATCAGCATCAGTTTGACGGATAATCTTACGACGGACATAATCCTGTGAGAAGTATTTGCCAATATAAGGTTCTGCAATAGTTGCCAGATTGATTCTGTTCTCCATGAGTTCTGCTTCTTTCAGTTCAGCAAAGTGATTGTCATAGAGGAAATCAAACTGAATGTGCTCCGACATCCTTTCCCAATCTTCGGGAGTAACGACATTTTTCAGAAGCAATTGTGTTCTCAGCATGTCAAGGAACATCTGAGAAAATCTCTTTCTCAAACGCCCAACAAACTTACTAAATTTGAGTTCGTCTCTTAGAATTTCAGAAGAACGTCCTAGATTAAATCCCCCATCACCTTCAATACGTGAGATGGGAACATTGAGAGACTTATACAGTTTTTTCTTGAAATATTCAACGTCAGTCAGTTCGCCAAGGTTTTGTCCACCAGGAAGAGTTGTAATTTCAGTTCCACGACCACCTTCTCTACGTGGCAACCAGAAGTCTTCCATCATGGACATAAACTTCTTGTCATCACGAATCTCACCAGTCGCTGCGTTATAAACAAGTTTATTTCTGTAACGTGACATCACATCACGTAAGTATTGTTCTGCTTTAACTTTGGGAAGATTACCAACATCGATATAAAAGATACGACGCTCAGGTGCTCTACTCAAACGGTAGATAACCAGAGAGTCCTCAATCATTCTAAGCTGATTGAGTGCCTTAATTGCTTTATGAAGATATGAAAGTGTTGATCCTTTATTTCTATCTACAAGACCTGAGGTGCAATATGAAATAGAATCTTTTGAAAACTTAACTCCTTTTTGATCCTGTGATGCGGAAGGATTGCCAACTGGATAGTTAAGTTTTGGAGTATAAACAAAATATTCTTCAATCTCTGGAAATGCCTGATCAACAGAATTAAGATCAGTTTTTCTAGCAGTTACACCTAAGTCTTTTGTATTTTTCTTTGCATGACGCACATATTTCATCTTTGCTGCGTCAATATAACGAAGTTCTTTAATTCCTTCCTCTGGTTTTTTTAAATCAATAACTTTATGGTAGTATAATCTCCCGTCAATATACCAGTTACGATAAATCTCATGTGATTTTTTATCAAAGTCAAGAAGATCTTTGATGTTTTTAAACTCATCTCTAATTACTTTCTTGATTCCATCAGAGGCATTAAGGTTTGACAGTTCAATCTCAACGGGACTGTCATTAAGGTCGCTTACAATTGCCTCATTTACAATATCTTCAATGGCACTGTCCACTTCTGGATGCAGTGCCATCTCTCTATAACGACGAATAAGTTCAACTTCGTTTTTATATGTTCCTTCTAAATCTACGTAAGATCCGAAAAATCCAGATGTAATATAGTGGTCATTCCCGTCCTCGCTTGAAGGAGGAACAGGACTGACCACTGATTTAGATTCTTCTTGGGAATCTTCAATTGAAAAACCGAATAGTTTCGCCATTATGCAATTTTTTACGATGAACTATTTATCAGTTCAGCGCACCAGGACCACCAGCGATTTCAAAGTATTGAACTTGGAACTCAACAGTAAACTCCTCAATGGTGTTCTCAGTATCATATCCAAGAGCAATCTCGGAAACGGCAGTTGGGAAAATATCGTAGAAACGATACGATCTCAGAACGTTTGCTTTTGTTCCAGTGGTTCTGCCTTGTCCTGCATCAGGAACAGCAGTAGTGGTTTCGATCTGACCAGATGAACCTCTGCCTAACTGATAGACATAAGCGTCTTTCATGTAAGCATTGGGGTTAGATGCGCCAGTATTGTTGGAGAGTTTGCTGATACCGTTCATCCACATTTCCATTGCATGACGAATTCTGAAATCCTCATCATTGATGATGGTGAGGGTCCAAGGATCGAAAGTTCTATCGCCAGCAACTTTCAGAGTACGACCTCTGAAAGGAACATCGATAGAAGCAACGTTGGATGCTGGGAGGTTAGCAGCCTTACACATGAAGGTAAGGTCTTTCAGCATTTCACCATCTTTGGTAACATATGCTGGGAACTCAGGAATCGTTACCTCAAATAGATTGGGGCGGGCCCCGCCCCCTTTGAGGATAGACTTAAAGTTGGAAAGTGTTTTGATTTGTGGTGCTTCGGCCATTGTTTTCTATGCTCCGTGGAATCTTCGTAAGGGGAATGAATCAGACTCTACCAGCAACTTCCTCAAAGCTGACACCAGTTCTGGTGGCAACGAAGGTGAGGGAGACATAGTTGATAGACTTGGCGGGCTTCAAGAAGATGTCCGCTCTGAACTCGTTGTTATCAATAACATCAGGAGTGTTATTTGTTTCGTCACAAATAACGAGGAAGTCATAAATTCCTCTCTTTGCCTGAACATCACGCAGATAAGGTTCTACGATGTTGACAAAGTTAGCTCTTGTGATTTCATCATTGAGTTCAAACAGTTGCGCTTTTGCAGCACCCTCTAAGGCTTGTTCCACAGTCAGGAAGAGACGCCTTACGTTGATTCTATCGAACGCGGAGGCATAACCAAGGGCAGTCTTATCACCGAAGAGCAGAATACCGATACCAGGTTGGAATGAAATTGGGTTTACACGTGCCTGATAAAGTTCGTCTCTTTGATTTTGATTTGGATTATATGCCAGTTTAACGGCATTGTTCAGTACACCACGCTGCTGACCAGCAGGTGAGAACCATGGGAACGCTCTAATGTTAGTGCGAACCATGAGACCAGCAACGTCAGCATTCGTAGGAATGTAACGGAACTGATTGTTGAAACGGTCATAAGTGTACTTATAACCAGAATCAATGATGCCATAGGAGGAAGACTTAACTCCGTTGGCAAACTTGACGATGTTGGAGGTCTGAGTGTCATCATCGATAACACCAACAACACCAGATCTGTGTGGAGAAACAACAGCAACGCAATCCTGTCTCTCTTCGGCAATCGAGATCAGTCTGTTTGCCTTAGCTTGTGACTCTTCAATACCATTGATCGAAGGACCCATGATCAGGTAATCAACCTCAACCTCTTCCTTATTACGGAACAGATTGTATGAGGTGATCAGATCACCCAGAGTTGCCTTGTGACCACCAGTGCTGCTGTAATCAACACCGCCACTGAAAGCATAACCAACGTTACCCAGAGCAGAATAAGTAACACCCTGAGCATTTTGTCCCCACAGACCCTCAGAAGTGGTATAAGGAACAAAGTTGGTTGAGAATCCAGTTGCTCTTGGAACAGTTCCCCAGAAAGAATCTTCATCGCTAGATGGGTTAACACCAGCGTAGGCATAACCAGAGAAATCTGCCAGGAAGTCCTTGTACCAGATTTTCTGTGGAGAGTTTACAGAAGATACTGCATCAAGTGCCTTGGACAGTGAAGAGAACTTCTCAACAATATTGCCTTGAATACCAGTTACATTTCCTTCATCATCAACGATACAGATGTTCATTCCATCATTGTATCCCTGACGCTCAGTGACGTAGTTGTTAGAAACTGGTTTTGGAGAAATGGACTTCCAGAAAACATTTCCATTTACAATTGGAAGTTGCTGTTGATCATACCAGTCAACAGCAGTAACAGCAGAAATGCCAGAACCAGTTACTGCACCAGAACTGTCTTTGAAGGTAATCGAAGTATCATCTTGATAAGTGCTTCCGATTGAAATCGAAGCAGAATCACTATTCTTTTCGTAAGAAATTCTGGTCTCAGTTGAACCTGCGCCAGAGGCATTGACACGTGAGAACCACTTAACATCAAAAGTGGAATCTCCACCATCTGAATCGGTCTTAACACCAGTAACAATACCTTTCAGATATCCAGTGGTGATAGTTGAAATCGTACCAGTTGTTGCGTTAGGAATCACCAGATTAGTGAGACCAACTGTAACTGCATATCCAACAGTAACACCAACACCAGCAAGGCTAGTTGTGGTAACGCCAACGGTTTGATCTGCCAGATCATCGATGAAGCAGAGTTTCAGACCGTTTGCCCACTTACCAGGAGTTTTGGCGGCATAAGTCCAACCAGTGTCAGTGGTGTAGTTTTCTTTATAGTCGTCGTAGTTTTTAATTTTGAGTGCCGTATCGGCATATACATCATTACCAGCGTTAGCGTTATTCAGAGTAGAACCATTGGTTCTTACAACTTTAAGAACACCACCGTAAGTAAGGAAAGAACTTGCACTCATCCAGTACTCATACTGGGCATCAGTGCTGATTGGTTTACCAAAGACTTCAATCAGTTCTTGCTCTGTTTCAATGGTATATGGTTCATCAACTGGACCTTGTGTAAAAGGTCCGCAGATGCCACCAATGTTATCTAAAACGTTTTCGGCTCTACCGACAGTGAGATCTACCTCTCTAATCAGTACACCAGGAGACAATAATGCTACTGCCATTTGTTACTCCTTTTTTAGGTCCATATTTGTCTAAGATTATTTATAAAATAGTGGTATTTAGAGGGGGGAAATGAGACGTGAACAGACTACCAATCTGGATATACATCTTTTATCCTAGGAACTGGGTTGTATTCTTCTTTCCTCTTCTCAGTAATTCTTTTTATTGTACAATCCTTACATTCGTAAGAATATGATGACGGTACAGAACCTTTGTCTTTGCGAGTTCGATAAAATTCTTCAATCAAGTTTTTTTTCTCGCCACAAACTTTACACCATCTCTCTCTGAAAAGTAAGTGTTCTAGTTGAAACTGATCTTCTAAGTCCATTAGAGGTAATCCCACATATAAGATCGATCTCCATATTCATCCGCAAACCATCTATCACCATCAGCATCTACGAAACTATTATCACCTAGTCCATCATCTAAGAATCCAAATGGAGCCATATCCTGCTCAATTTGATTCTTCTGCTCTTCATATAATCTCTTACGAACATCCTGATCAGTAAGTTCCTTAAAGTAATCCTGTGCTACCAACCAAGCATAAATGACAAGACACATCGCAAGGTCATCATTACATCCCTCTTCTGCTTCAAATGAGTTTCCTTTTGAAATGAAGGTAGTAAGTTCACTGATAACTTCATAATCTTTAAACAGAAGTTTGTCCGCTTCAATCATTGTTTTAAGATTGAGTGATCCAACTTTCTTAACAGTCTTGGACATTTTAATGCCAAGTTGAGTTTTCTTTCCAGAGAAACCTTGTCCAACGATTTGTCCTGCTCTTCCGCGCATAGAGCACATCAAAAGATTTTGATATTCGAGATCATATTGAAGAATTGAAGCTACCTGATCTCCAATATCATTTACCTCGCACAATATGAATGCATTATTGTATCCCTTACAAGTTTCCCATATCACGTTTGGGAAAAGCATTGGTTTGATATCGTTCTTTCTATACTTTGCTACAAGTTTATGTGGAAATGTTGTAATGTCCACAACAACAAAAGCAGAATAATCTTCACCAACTCCTCTTGCTACGTCAACGGTACAAACATAATCATGATTTGGAATCGGATCTTCATAAACATCTAATCCTTGATTTGATTTGATTGGTGCATCATAAATCATACTTCTTAATTTTGCTGGCGCAATCAAAGTATCAACAGATCCTAAGAACTCACACTCAAACTCAACACGGAACTGTTGTTCACTTGTGTTCTTAATTGTCTGTTCTCGCCAAACATCATCCCTACCAGGAACTTCTGACCAGTGAACCTGAGTTGGGACATATTCATTTGCACCTCTCTCCGCATCATGCCACATGCGGTAGAAATGATTCATACCCTTAGGGGTAGATACGATAATAATCTTAGTAGACTTACCAGATGAAATCGTAGGATAAACTGAACTGAAAAAGTCGTCAGCAATATGATTTGGCACGAACGCAAATTCGTCCAAGAACAAGATATTAAATGTCATACCACGAACGGCAGCAGCAGATGTAGATGCTGCAAGAATCTTACTGCCGTTCTCTAACTCTAAACTACCTTTGTTCCATGCCAAAATACCTTGTTGCATCCATTTAGGAAGATTCTCATATGCTGTTTGTAATCGAGCAAGAAGATCTCTTGCGGTAGATGCTTTGTTGGCAAGAATACCAATATTCACATTGTCATTAAAAACTGCATAATGCAACAAATAAGAAACCGACGTGGTAGACTTACCAGTCTGTCGTGGCATCATGCAGATATTAAATCTATTTTCGTGGAACTTACGAATCAGTCCTTCCTGAAACGGCCACATTTTAAATGGAACAAGACCTTCATCAACGTTAACGATCTTGATATAATTCAGAGCAAAGTATACTGGATCTTCTTTACACTTGATAAACTCTTGAATCTGTTCAGCAGTAAACTCAATCTTTGTATTTGCTTTTTTTAGATTGGGATTACCTAGATATACTTCGCCTGACATATTAAGTCCACTTTGGAGGATTATGTGGGCACTTTGCAAAGGGGAGTTTTGTCTTTAACTCCATAAAGCAATTACAAATAGAGCACCTCTTATATTTACCCTTCAAATATTCGCACGATTCGCAAATTTTTAATCTTTCCTCAGCAGATAATTTTTCCATCATGATTGTAATATAATAATTATATATTAGTCTTCACTTTCTTTTTTGAACATATCAGTCATTCTTTCATGAAGAGATCCGAATCCAGTTTCTAAATCTGCCATTCTCTTTTCCCAAGTATCTCCACCATCATCACCTTTTCTTGGGTTAATGCACTGATGATTACCTAATCTATTACAAACAAGTCCAGCAAGGTCAAGTTCGTTCCCTTTCTTACCTGTGCCCGACCAATAGTGTTGGCCGTTAATCCAAACAGCACCGCACTTAGGACATTCTGCTCTGCTCATGGACAGATCGGACATTTCTCTGTCGTTCATTTGTCTTATTCCTTATAGTTGGATAAATGAAGATTGAGTTGCTTCTTCAACCTCCTCCCCATAAACCACATTCTAGTCCTGACCCAAGCGTAGCGCAACTGTAAGTCAAGAAAAACAAAAACACGCAGAGTGCCTTCGACACCTGCATATGCAATCATTAATACTACGATTAATAATGTAAAATAAAGTCCAATGATAGATGGATCCATTAAGGCACAGAGATATTTAATAATAGTATCTATATGATACATTATTTCTGGATTATCGTCAAGTATCAAATGTTACTTACCTAGTTTCTCGCCACTGAATAGTATTCCAAACATCTGTTGTCGTATTAGTATCTAGGTTCCGAACAATAACGGCAAAAATATTACTGTCGTTGGAATCAATATTTTGTGCGATATAAGATCTTCTAGCAGTCGTTGGGTTAAATGCAACACTAGCAGATGCTTGTTTACCTGATGGATTATTAGCAGCAATCAAAGTTGCCTGTCTCAAATCTCCACCAGTTGTTGTGAAGTTAGTCCCTACCGTGACATTATATTCAACTGCTGAATCATTATCAGCATCTACCCAAGTTCCACCAGTAATATTACTATTTCCAGGTAATCTCCAAAGTTCAATTCTGCAATTTGTAGAATCACTCAAAACTTCAATGTCAGTTACTCTTACAGTTGTTCTGTTTGGAATTCCCTTAAATGTGTTCTTACAACGAATTGCCATAACACACTGTCTCGCAGTCGCACCACCAGCACTGGAAAAAGATATTGGACCATCAAAAGCACCAAACTCAACACCAGTCTCAACATATCCACCTTCACTCATTACAGTGGCACAAATCTGTTCCATTGATGTAATACCAACAGCAGTGCCAGTATTGGCAACTTCACATCGAATTGGTAGTGAAGGTAAACTCCAATATGCGTGTTCTAAATTATTTGCGTGTTGGAACTCATGGAAGTAATAATTTGTTCCATCTAAAACTAACCCACACCTAAGTCTTCCAACTCCCAACCACTGGAAGTCTGTGATAAACAGTTGAGTCTTTGTCCAATCAACAGTAATGCTGGAAAGACCCGTACCATCAAGTGGATCAAGACTCCAATTGACTTGATTAACTACAACGTCACTTGCAATGCCAGTATTATATGATCTTCTTACAATAGAAACTGTTCCATCTCCTGCCTGTTGCAAAAACACTCCGTTCCTATCATCAAAGTATCCAACTTTTTTTGTTGTGTTTTCTCTATAATCAATAAAGTTAAAACTTGCCATAGCAAACTGAGATTTGCCTGGCATATAGTGATGATACATTCTTGACTGGTGTATCACCTGTGAGGTTGAACCAACACCAACTATGAGTCCAATAGATGCTGTGTTTGCATTTACTTCTGTTGTAGAACCAGCACCAATTTTCTTCGTCAGTAATTCAACTTCTTCGCCATAAATGTGAGAATAGTCTGCAAGAGTATATGGTTCAGATACCCGCATTCTACCAAATGCATCATATCCTCCTCCACCTACTCCTGTGCCAACTCCACAGTTTCCGATATTGCCATATCTATCGGCACACATGAAAACTTCATGAAGTGTCCTTTCTTGATTCAAATAATCTTGTGTATTCTTATTCCACTGAGCCATAATTTATTAAACCCAATCTAATTTGGCAGGATGATATCTTTTACTGTTTGTAATGTTAATTGATTTAGTTCTTTTTTCTTCGACAGGATAAACGTTCTGAACGATTGCGCCTGGGTATTCATCCTGAATATCTTCTGTCAAGTCTTTGTTGGAGGGAAGATCTCCATCAATAGAAAACTCCATTCGATAGAGATTACCTTCCCATACAACGTCAGCAACAAAGTTCTCGCCAACCGATTGTTGCTCTTGCTGTTCACCACCGATGATAAGTGTTCCGTTAAAGTCTCCTGCGATATTTACGCTTTCGGAGAGAAATTGTTTGAAGGATTTCATCAGCAGTTCCACGCTCTAAGGGACTTATTGATTCTGCTATCGGGATCGTTAGCAGTCTTGGCAGAAGTCAGTTTCTTCTTCATGCCTTTCATTCTTGCACAGAATGATGCACGACGAGGATTGCCAACTTTCTTTGAAGGTGCTTTGAGATCCGAACCAGGATTCTCTCGCTCATAAGACTTACGTCCTTTTTCGTTCAAACCACCTGAGGGATTCTTGCCAGACTTCTTGGTCCAAGCAGCTGCTTCACTCATATCACTTGCAGCTTCTTCTTGCTCTTTCTCACTAGCATCATCTACACTATATTTTTCCCACATCTTAGGACCATATCCACATTGACTCTTGGTTTCTTTTTTCTTACAGAGTCTACAATATTTTTTTTCGGAATCAGACTCCTCTTGCATATGCATGTCAGTATTGCCACCTTTTTGAACTGCTTTTTGTTGCAGTTGAAGTTTTTGGCGATTAAGAACTAATTGCTTTCTTTGGATTGCCTGTTTTTGCTTATCCTCTTGTTCCGTTTGCTCACTTACTCTAATCAATGGTTGAGTTGGATCAACCGTAGACTTCATATATTGAGTCACACGGGCATCAGGATAAATCTTTTGAACAGCATCAGTGACTTCTTGCTTAGATGGAATACTTAAACTTGGGAAAAACAGTTGCATCATATAAAACTTTCCTCTGAAAGTGAGGAAAACTCTCATCAACTGACCATTTTCACGGGGAACCGTAACAGCCTCAATGACATTTGAACTATCTGCTTGTCCAGATACATTTTCAACCTCCTCTTTCTCGCAGCGGTTGTAAGTCTTACCAAAGAGTTTCTGTGTGCCTACTTTCTTATAACCTTTCCAGCACTTTTTCCCTGCCTCGTTAATCTCAATAGCACCAATTGATTCCAGAGCAGCGATCTGTGAGGGCGTGAACCCCTCTTTCTTGGTTTTATTGCCCCAACTATCGGCACCGACTTTACGGCACTTTACAAGGGCACCAGAGGCATATGCAGAAGGCCATACTTTATAACGTGATTTGACCTTATGGTAACAAGCGTCTTTTTCCTCTCCATAATGAAACTTTCTATCTTTTGTTTTTGTTGGAAGTTTACCACTTCTTACTTTTGTTGAAGAAGTTTCACCATATCCCTCAGGATGTTTACCAACTTTTGTTTTTCCAATGTTATCTGATTTTGCTTTACTCCCTTTTTCGGTATAATGCAACTTTGCTGGTTTATCTTTATCCTTTGTAATCACGGATTCCTGACCATGTTTTCTACCAAGACGACGCATCACTTTTCCAAAACGCCTCTTTGACATTCCTTTTCCAGGACTGGTATGGTATGAAACTTCTCTTCCTGTTTCTCCGCTACCATACTTATATTCACCTACACCTTTTTTATATCCAATACCATGTTTTTTTAGATCTTTTTCTAATCCCTTCCTCTTGGCACGATTTGCCTTTTCGTCAGACCCTCTATCTGCGGAAATGTGTCCAGTAGTTTGAGTCTTGGATTTGCTCATCGCTCTTGCAAGACCACCTTCTTGTACAAATTCTTCTGTCTTCACGTTGATTGCCTTCCCTGATCTTTCTGGATTTGGATCTTGACGATTCTTTCGACGAAATGCTCTCTCCTCTTCATCCTTAGAAAGATTGCGTTTCATCTTACTTGAACCACACTTTGGTTTAGTTGTTTGTCCTGGTTGCTTAGCACATGGTTTACCAGCATATTTGCCGCCAAGTTGAACCCAACCAGGTTTGCCATCAGAAGACTTACTCTTGCCAAACCAATCATGTAAAGAGGAGTCGCCGCTCTTGTTCGCCATTCCTAGAAGAGAGTCTCTTTTTATTTATACTTCTATGGCAGTAAAGACAGTTTTGAAAGTGGTTTGAGCACCAGATGCTGGATATCCAATCAATCTCAAAGATCCACCATTAATATCTGTTGAGAAAGTTGCTACTCCTACCGGTTGATTTATAGTTCCATATTCAGACATGTATGTAGTTGTTCCGTCATGTATCACACTAATAGTGGTTGAATTATAATTTGTACCCTCAGTTACTTGAATCTGATAGTTAACAGATCTATAAGTAGAAGCACTGATCGACATTACAACTGCTGGCCCAGTTGAATTTGTTGTTAAAACACCAGACTGAATATCACCAGCAATGAGTTCTAAATTTGTTGCAGATACTGGCGCAAAAGTAAACTCAGAAGAAGATGCATCATACCTTAAAAATCTACCATCTCCAAGGTTTGAAGAGTTTACATCAGTCAAACTAATCAAAGTGGATGATCCACTTAATGCAGTGCTGGCAATACCAACCCATTTAGAATTTGTCTGATCGTAAATAAGAAGTTTGTTATTGCCTGTTGCTCCGTCAAATTCAACATCATCAAGATCTTTGATAAATCCTGCTCCGCCGCCACCCATTGTTGACAGTTGAGTCTGAACTCTGTTTATGAAAATTCTATAATGCTCTGCCAGATCTTTTAGTGTGGCAAACTTTTGATCCATTGGGGTGAGTGGATCTTGTCCTGTTCCGATGTTTTCTGGTTCATCTGGTGGTTCCGTTAGGAGATAGTTCTCCTGTAAGTCCTCAATCCTTTCCTGCTTTATTTGAATCTGTTCAACGATCTCTCTTAAACTTTCAAAGTTTTTGAGATCCTCTTTTATCTTATTGATATCTTCTTCATAATATTTTGGTTTTGGTAAACCATTGAGTTTATTTTTGAGAGAATCTACTTCAACATCAATTTTATTTCCAACATACTCAAATTTTTTATTTAAAGATTCTTCAATCCTTTTTACAGTCTCAGCAGTTACATCTGATACATCATCTATCTTATTATTAACTTGATCTGTTATAACGATTTCAAACTCTTTTTGATTATCTTTAAGTTTCTTTTGGAGTTTCCAAATAATTTCAGATTGTTCTTTCAGTTGATTGAAAATCTGTTCTTTAAGAGTTCCAACTCTATCATGGATATTTTTAAAGTCCGTTTTGGATTCAAAAGCAAAAACTTCTTTTTCTTCTTCAATTCTGTTTAACTCATCTTGAATACGGGAAGAAATAGTTTCTACACAATCTTCAACTATCTTAAATCGCTCATCAACTGTATTGAAAGTTTGCCCAACCCATGTAAAATCAGGAACTTCTGTGACTTTATCGATCCAGGATGGAAGTGAAGGAATCGATTGTTTTACTAACTGTATAGATTCTTTGATTATTTCAAGTTCTTCCTCATAATATCTTACCTCTGGAACAACTGGAATAGATGCTTTTATATCATCAATAATCTCACAAATTGCTTCAAGTTCTTTGTCATATGTTTTTATTTCAGGTATTTCTGGAATATTTTCGCGGACATTATTGATTAGACGTAAAAGTTCTCCCCATTCTGGTGCCTTAACAACATCAGATATTTCAATGCTGGGATTGCCATCAAGATCGTCAATAACTTGAATATCTTCTTCTACACTCTCTTCCTGCAAATATTCTTCAACCGAAGGAAGTAACACGGTTTGCCCAACGATATCTTCAATAGATGGTAATTCGTTACTATGCTTTTGGGGCATTTTAATCACAGTTTTATCTATTTATTTTGTGACTTTTGTGCATCTTTTAACATCTTTGTAAGATCGGCAGTTGATCCCACAAATAAAGCATTTGTGACATTTGTTGGACCTTTTGGAATATCTTCCTCAACATCTTTCAGTTTCTTTTGAAGATCCATCAGTTTATCTGTTGCATCAGAAACACTCTTAATCAACTGACCAGCAACCTCATATGCTCTTGGCATTTCACTTTCTTGTGCAAGTTCAAGAATACCATTAATAGCCTCCTGTCCTTTTTCAATGATGCTATAAAGATTACCTCTGGTGTATTCATAATCTTTTCTAACATCAGATCGATCTGAGTTAGCTTCTGGTTTTTTTATTTTAACATCCTTTGTTGCCGCTACTATTTCAGTGGCGACATCAAATGTTTGATCTAGGTCATCAAATTTCATTAGTCTGCACTAAAATCTTGGAAGAAAGAAACAGTTTCATTGAAACCGAAGTCATCTCCAACTTCAATGAGAGCATCATCAGCACTGTTCAGAATATTAACACCAGATCCTTTAACATGATCCACAGCGATTGTTCCATCTTTACCTCTCTGAACCTTGATGTTGTTACCAGTGATGGATTCAATAAACATTTCTTCATCATTGATAGTAATATAGGTCTCCTCTGTAAATGGAGATGTATCTGTAAGAGTTAGAATAGTCTCAGTGCTTTCAATATCTTCATCAAGGAATGCAGATGCATCACCAACATAATTTTGTGTTGCTCTTGGTGTTACAGTATAACGAAGTTCTCTTCTAGGATTCTTTGTATCTAAGTTAGTCATATAATCAAGAGTAGCTCTCTTAATAATACCAGCACTTTGATCAGGAACAGGACCGAACAGATAAGTCTTGGCAGTAAATCTTAAAGTATAAATCAGTGCCCTTCTTGTGGAAAAATCTCCTTCATAATCATCAGTAAAATTTACTGAATCTAAAACGATTGGAATATCTCTTTTTTCGTTTATTTCTCCAACGAGAGTTACAGTAACGTTATATGATGGTTGAAAATATGGAAGAATTTGTTCAACAATTTGCAATGCGTCATCATTCAACTTAGTCATAATACTAAGTTGAAAATCCATATTATATGGAACTGGCATATATGCTTTTTTAACCGTTGATCCAGAATCAACTTTTTTTGATAAAAATGTTTGAGTTTGAGAAACTTTTCTTGAAGGATCGTATGTCAAACCAGTAAACTCGAATGACATCCTTGGAAGAGTTAAAGATGTTGCTTTATTGAGATCTGCTTGCTGTTCAAGACGTGCCAAAAACTTCTGAGTTGGACCATAAGCCAAAGGAACTTTCATCACGCTAACAGTATTATCGCTACCGTCAGTATGTTTGATTGTGATGTTATTAAATAAAGTTCCAAAGGCAATAACAGTCCTTCTTAGAACCTCATTGTAAAAATATTCAAACATTTTAACTTATTAAATCTATGTTAACTATTTAACACTTTTATGCTTCGCCAAATGGATTTCTTTGAGTCCAATCAACAATTTCATCTGCTTCTCTTTGAATATTGTCATTATCCGCAAATGTATCTAATAAATCATCCGTATTGGTATTCTTCAATGTATAAACCGCACCAGAGTCTGCCCCAGTGATAGATTCGCCATAAGTAAAGGTTCCAGTTGCAATAGTAACTCTAAGTGTATTGTTCGAAGAGTTCCATTCTTTGACTCTTGCCTGAGTTCCAGATGTTCCACCAGTGACAATTTCATTGAAGATAAAGTCTCCTGAACCAATCAATGATGGATCGCTGATTGTAATCGTTGGAGAAATTGTATATCCATAACCAGCATTTGAGATTCTGATTGCTGTCACAGTTCCAGCAGAACTTACAATTGCCTCGCCAAGAGCAGTTACACCAGTACCAGGAGAACTAAACGTAACTGTTGGAGTTGTTGAATATCCAGCACCACCACTAGTAATTGTTAAGATGCCGACACCACCTGTGGTGGCAATGCCCACCGTTGCAGCAGCACCTGCTCCTCCGCCACCAACAAATGCCACAGATGGTGGCACTGTATATCCAGATCCAGGATTAGTGAGAACAACACTATCAAGTGAATATGCTGTTGCAAATCCAGTTCTGGATGTTGTGATAGCAACAGCAGTTGCATTAATTCCAGGAGAGGAAGAAATTGCAACTATTGGTGTTGATGTATATCCTTGACCTCTATTTGTCAGACTAATAAACTGGATGCCACCATTTACAAACGTAGCAGTTGCAGTTGCAGTTGATCCAATTCCAAGGAGAGTAAGGGTCTCAGAGTATCCAGCATCTTTTGTGCTGTCATCGATTTCATCAACGCCAGTATCGATGACCTCATCTTCATAGCGGAAGACTTCACATCTCAGTTCATAGGTATAAAGTTTTTGTAGTTGATAGAAAGGATCAGCACGTTCTACAAACTTGATCTCATACAATCTATCGTCAAGTGGAAAATATATTAAATCTCCTTCTTTTGGTCGTGTTACCAACTCAACATTTGATTCATTTTTCATCAAAGGTTGAATATATGTCTCCCACCTATCTTTTGAAATGACAAGAGTAATATCTTCCTGTGCCTGAACACCAAACCTTGACATCAAAATGCCAGCACCCTCATAAGCATCTGATTTTACATATGCCTCAATGGGATATGCATCATCAAATTTTGATTGAATAACCTCTTTGATGATTGTATTTTTCGTTAAATACTTTCTTGGAATATAATGAACATCGACTCCATACATGCGAAGTTGTTCGTTGATCAGATCTTGAACAAGACTCTGCTCACCTCTGGTTCCTTGTGAAAAGTAGGGATTTAAAGCCATTATCCGATAAGATCAAGAGGTGGGATTTCGTAAGTAGATAACATCTGATCTTGTATTTCTTTCAGTTCAAGAACAGCATCGTCATATATCTGTCTTCCATTAAGTTCAATACCACCAGGTAACTTGACTCCTTGAAACTTAATCAAGTTTTGTCCCCATTGTTTTTTCATGGTAGTAGTCAAATATTTTTTAATAAATCTATCGTTATATACTTTGGTATTATCGTTGGGATCGAGAACACGCCAACAATCAATAATAATATAATCGCCAGCAGCAAAGTCTGACCAGTCCGCATCAATATAAAGTCTTTGTTGTCTAATATTAAATCTTATCTGTTTTAGTGGATTTAATAAGAAATCAATATCTTCTAACTTTGTCTTGACCATTGCATATGACAACAGTTCAAGAGAATCAAAGAAATACACATCATTCAGCATCAACTGATATTTTACATTGAACATTCCAGAACTCATCGTTTGAGTTCCTGGAAATCTATAAATCTTATTGACTCCAATGATGGAATCTGGAAGTGGAATATAATTGCCGTTTTCTTGGTAAGCAAAAGAAGATGTATTACCAACTGTTTGCGTTACTGTGGTTGTTGTGATGCCAACTGCCCCACCATCTCCTGCTGGTGCTCTACCTCTATTGATATCATCCTGAGTAATTTGATATCTCAGGGGCATTTGCATGACACCATCATAGTGTCTCTCTTGAAAATATTGAATAGCATCATCCACCAGATCATCGATCTGTTCATCTGCAATATTGATTTCTAATACTGGTGCGCCAAGTTGCCTAAGGCAATAATCGATAAGACCTTGACGATTTGATGGTTGAGACATATTATAAGTCCTCCTGATCTATTTAGACAGAGGATGTAACTCCTGCCCTGACCATTACATCTCCTTCAACAATTCTGTAAACTGTTGTACCACTATTGACAAGAACATCGTATTTGTATCTACCCTCTTTTAACCCAATTGTATTAGCAGCAGAAAGTCCAAGAGTAAGATTTGGATCAGATCCTGTTGTTCCCAGGCTGACGTTAAAAGATCTCAAAGCATACAATGATGATCCGATACTTACGGACTTAGTTAAACTTGCCGCACCAGAATATCCAGTGAAATTAAATGCTGTTCCACCAATTGTTGTTACCGAATAATTGGCAACAAAACTAGCACCAGTAGAAATAACTTGATTTACTGCTTGGGCAACCCCAGAATTGGGGTCAAAGGTAAAACTAGCGTCCATTATTTTTCTGCGAGTTTGAGTAAAAGTTCTTTAATCGTTGACATATCTTCCTTTAAGGAATTTATGTCATCTTTCATATCTAGTATTTCTTGTGACTCAGCTTCGTTTTTTGCCTTATTGATCAGGTAGTTGTTATAGGCGTTACCGTTTGTATTGACGATAGCGCCAGTATTCATATCACGTCTGAGATTTGGGTGTCCTTCAACTTTCATTTTATCTCACTGCAATGGCACGAAGATTTTTGATAATCGGTGGTTTAGCCTGATTTGTGCCTGTCATAATAATCTTCAATTGGAATCCAGTAAACTCTGGAAGGTCATCAACAAAGAACTCATATTCTTTATATTGTCCAGGATTACTTGGAGTTACAAATGTATTTGAAAGTCCAGTATTGTTTGCCGGATCAATCACATTTCCAAGATCATCGATGTTACTGTATCCAGGGAAAAGATTATATGGAGTTGAATCAATATCACTATCATTAGTAAAGATTTTATAGAGAACTCTAATCTCAGCAGTTTCATCTCTATAAGCATCTAGAAGAACTTTGATTGAGTTTGCTGGATTTGCCAAATCAACTTTCTTAGTAATATAAATCGCAGCATTAGGATCATCACCTGTGACTCTAACTCTATTATCCTGAGTAAAATCAGAAATAGGTTCATTGAGTCTATTTGAGGTTAAGATCATGTTAACTCTATCAAGATCAACTGCTGGTGAAACAAATGAGTTATTAGAGAAAAATTCAAGATCGAGAGTAAATGATTTATTGCCAGGAAGATCATTCAAAAGAACATCTTCATTTTTCTTTGATGCAAGGAGTCTTGGAGTAGAAAGATCATTTGGAACTCCAAGAGAAATGCTCTCATAACCTTGATCAGCAAATGACTGTTCGTTGCCATTAACACTTGTTCCACTAACTGTTCTTACACTTGCATTAAGAGTTGTTCCAGTTAACTTCAAGTTTTGTACATTTGGAGTAATAGTTTCAAACTGAATATTATTTCCACCAGTTACTTTATCGCCACCAACTTTTTTGGTTGAGTTAAATCCAAGTTTGGGGAAAGATGTATTAACTGATCTGTCAATACCATTGCTAGACATATCAACCTTAATTGCATATGAATCAAGAGTTCTTGGATTGGGAACAGTTGCATCACTAAGAGTATGATCACGATTGATTCTTCTAAGAGAAACGCCATTTAACTCATACTTTGCAATCAAATCACCAGAGTTATGCAAGAATGATCCTTTGTTATCAATATTTCGTGAAATTCCAGTAAGGGCATTACCACTAAGTCCAGTATAAGAAATAATCTCATTACCAATGAGAGCATATCCTGGATTTGTTGTACCAACACCAACATTTTCAAAAGTATCAAACTTGGCAGTATTTGCAAGTCCAATATTACCAGTTGATGTTGCATCAATGTCAGCACTAATGCTGGTTGGTCTCATATCTGGTTTAATGTTGGAAATTGTAACACCATTTGTTCCAGAGTACATCGCATGATTTCTATGACGAACTTTAAAGTGAAGTCCATCAAAACTAGAATTTACGGTTACCGAGTCAGCAGCGATTCCAGTCAAAGTTGTAGTAGCACCAGTTGACTGATCAATATATGCCATAGTTGCCGCAACACCAGTGTTAAAGTCACCTTGAATACCATCAAGAACGACGGCATTAATCGCAGAGATTATACCAACACTAAATCTTGCATTTCTTCCAAGAGTTGTACTTCCTAGTGTCGTGATTCCAAGTTCATCTCCAACTGCATATCCAACACCACCATTAGTGACAAAACATGATGTAATACCGCCATTAAAAACAGTTACGTTGGCAACTGCACCAGAACCAGATCCAGATAATGTGGTTAGATTAGCAGTATATGTTCCATAACCAACAGATGGTGTGTATCCAATGCCTGCATTAATAATAGTTACAGAAGCTCCAATTCCTATAGAACCAAGAGTTTCAATAACAACACCAGTTGCAGTTGGGTTGTTTACCTGAGACATATTCACGCCATTGATAATAACCGATTCTTGTGAGGCAGAAAGTGTGGATCCAAATCCAACAACTGCTCTTCTGGAAATCGTTTCAATGGGATTAGGACCAAGTTTTGTAATACCACCATTAGCAATACCCATAGTTGGGTTATAGAAAGATGCATTGGCAGTTGTATTTGTTGTGAACTGCGCTCTATACATCGTAAACTTGATATCTTCAAATTGACTTGCGTCCCAAGTAGAACCGTTCTGGGACTTAAATAGAGATCCAAGAAGTGGTTGCTGTGAGATAATATTTCTAGGAGCATCTGGACTTGACAAAGTTCCAGTTACATCCTCTTCTCCCATTCTAGAAATCCAAGCACCATAGTTTGTAGTATCCGCAAGGAGAACAAATGCATATTCTGTGTTTCCTTTCAGATAAACTGGTGAATCAAAAGTAAACTTAGTGGGAACAGATGCATCATCGGAAATATTGACTTGATCTGGCATGAGATCAATTTCACTAAAAGGAAGAACCGAAGTAGTTGGTGTTCCATCACGCATAGTTCTAATCTGCATGGTGACTGGCAGTGTATCATCCTTTGCCTGGAAATAACACTCAATCGCAGTAATAAAACATCCATCAGCAGAGTTTACAAAGAACGATTGTGCCAGAGGATCTCTTTGCGAATTACACTTACTTGTAAATGCAGTAGCAGTTGAGCTAAGTTGTGCGGTTGGGATTAGATTTCCACCACTATCAAAGTTCCAAGTTCTTCCTCCTCTGCTATTATTAGATCTTCCGCCAAATCTACTTGAACTGCGAGAAGTTGATCTACTTCTACTATAACTTCTACTATTTTGTCCACGAATATCTACCGAAGTGTAAAGTGTTCTTGTTCTACTTAGATTTGCAGTTGGAATCAATCTTCCCCGAGTATCAAAGTTCCAAATTCTTCCACCTCTTCTACGTCTTCCACCTCTTCTACGCCTTCCACGTCTTCCACTTCTACCACCAGTTCTCCTTTGAGATCCTCTATTTGACCTACCACCAGCTCCACCACAAGATGCAGGAGCTCCTGGTCTTGTTAAAAGAACCGCAGTATTGTAAATCAATCCAGCTTCATAATCTCCAACAGCACGTGCATATGCTGTATAAGAATCATATCCATTATTGACAGCAGTTGTATATGCAACATAACGTGCATCACAGTTTGCTGATGGAAGTTGTCTTACATTTCTCAAAACTGTATCTTCATTAACTTCACTGATTACAGAATCAGAAGATCCAAGAATTCTTTCGGAAGTTGTAGATTGTTGGAAGATTGACTGATGAATCGCATTAGATCTTACAGAGAGAATGTTTTCTTCTGTAAATTCAAGTAAACCATTTGCTTGGAAAGTTGTTTCAGCAGAAGTTTGATTGAGAGATGAAATAAAGTTTGTATTTGGAACTGATGTAAGTTTAACTACTTTAGTTCCAGTAATAAACTGTGGATTGCTTGGTTTAGATGGATCTGGAACATAAACACATCCAACAACAAATCCAACTTCATCTGTAATGAGTTTGATATCAGATACGGTAGCCTGAGCTCCACTGGTCAAACCTTTTAGGACCATCCCTATACGTGGATATCCAAAGAAGTCTCCATTTACTTTTGATGCTAGAGAAGTTGTATCAACGTTTAAGATTGTCGATACTGATGAATAATCATCTGGAAGTGTTTCATCATCATTGTATGGATTTAAATTAAAATATGAGAGTGGAGCATCATATGGTCCAGTTTTATGATTTGCAAAAGCAACTCTAAACTGGAAAGTTGGAGTCGATTCTTCTGGTGTTGGAGATATACCAGAATCAGCTCTAGACATAGTTCCAACAATAGTTTCTCCAACCTGGAATGTGCCAGAAAGCATGGAGATTTCTAACAACTTAGGTGCCAGATACTCCGACATATTGTAGTTATCAAGAATTGGATAGACTCTAGTTCTAGGTCTGAGTCTGGTTCCCCTGAATTCAATATTACGTGACCTCATAAACGTAATACTGGATCTATTAACAACTTTATTGCCAACATTAATCTTTTCAATATGAGGAGTTTTTCTAAATGCAATACCCTCTCTTGTTTTCTTATGAAGTTCAACATCAGAAGTTGTTCTTACAACTTTTGTTGTTTTAGTCTGAATATCATCCGTTGCATTAAGTTGTTTTGTTTCACTAGTTACAATAGTATTGTCAGTTGTTCTGGTCTCTCTACCAATAACATTATCTACCCATGATCCCCATTCAATCTCAGCAAAACCACTTGCCTCTTCGATACCAAGTCTTTGTGTTGATGCTATAAAATCTGGACCATCTGAATCAAATTCATTAGTTTTAATTACTTTTTGATCAACCCAAATATCAGATGATGGATAAAGATTAAGAGTTCCAATCCAGTTAGTAACAAGAAATGGGTTTACAGATTCAACTCTTGATGCAAAAACATTTTGCATATAAATGAGATCGGCATAATTAAGAGTGAGCAAGTCACCAGTCTTTCTAAGATTTGGATCAGTCAGTTGATCGTTGAATCGAGTATCTAAAGTATTTGGGGTAGAAACTCCAATTCCAGTTAAAGCAGCAGTTGCTAATACTAGATCAACAGAGGTTGTATAGTGAGATGGTCTCAACTCTCCGTTAAATGTGTCAATGGAACAACCAAAATCTTCATTCGTTTGATCTTGGATTTGATGAGTTTTAAAGTTATCGACAAAGAATCCACTCTTGAATCTATCAAGACCCTTTGCATCTTGGATTGTAAGTGCTTCGGTTTCTTTTTCAAGTAAAGATAAAGCAGTATAATATTCTAAGTTGGTGATTCTATTGTCCAAATCACCAATATCCCTCATTGTGTATCTCTTGTGTTCAGTTCTCTTTATAGAAACTCCATCAAGAGAAAAGAGATATGGAGGAAGTTTGATAATAGCAACTTCTAAGTTGTCATCAAGTCCAGCTGGAAGTTGTGGATTCTCAGATGGAGTTCCCTGAACCACATTAAATCTCCCATTAGAGTCTAAGAAAACTCTATCAATTCTTCCTAAGTAATAATCATAGTTGATGATAATATTTTCATCAGATACCAGAATATTTGGAACTGATTGTCCACTTTGAGTGAAGTTTCTTGAAGCAAAATCAAATGGAGATAACGCAGAGGAAGTGTCATAATCACCAACTCTTGGTCTGATGTCGATAATGTCAGTATTTCTTAAACCATCAAATGATGGGATGTCATTACTATAAAGTTCATTAGCATAACTTTCCGATGTAAATAGATCTCCTGTGTCCTGAGCACCAACAACAAAGTTTTGGAAAATTATTCTAAGTTTTCTTCTCGGACTTTGCCTTTCCTTTTTACGAATAATTCTTCCATAATCATAGAATGATCTTCTCTGACCATTATCTAAAGCAAAATCATTCGTTACATTTTTATCTGGTTGGCCAGTACCGACTACTACTCCATTTACATTTGAGGTTTGTCCAGTTGCGTTTTCACCATCTGTAAATGTTTTCTCATTCAAATAAACAATCTCAATAGTTGTTCCAGATATTACAGAAACAACCCTAGCAACAGATTTACTTTGATTACCGATAATCTTTTCACCGACAATAAAATCAGAAGTTGTCTGATTTGGACCACTAATCGAAGTAAGTGTTAAGGTTGGAATATTTGGATCATTTTGATCATCGGATTCATAAACAGCAAGAACTCTAAGAACATCAGGTTTATTCAAAGAAATTTCTTTATCTTGAACTCTCGTTCCATAAACATTACTAAATGTTAAACCATCATTAAGAGTTGTTGATCCGATTCCAGATGCAGAATTACTTGATCTAGTAATTAAGATTGAAGATACATTATTCAGAGTTTTTTGTTTTTCAACAACTTTGTTCTTGTTGAGAGTCGCAGATACTCTAATATCTGTTTCCGATTCTCTTGATAAACCACTGATTGTAACGGTTTTGAGGTTGGATGCAAAAGCAAACATATCCTCCGTCAGAGGTTGAATCGTTCCATCTCTATAAGCAACGTGATATCTCTCTTCATCAAATGGGAGATAATACTCATTGTCTATTGCAGTTGGAAGAGTTAAAGAACTTGAGGCAGAAGAAACGTTAGTAAATGTTTTTTTAATTACTAACTGTGCTGTTCCAAGATCTACATTATCAATATTTTTACTTCCGAGTCTAGTATAAAGAGTGTTGTCTTCAACGTTTATAAGATCACCAGAAACTACCTCAAGATCTGTGATTTGTTGGACATTTTGAGGTGGAGCTCCGTCAAAAAGATTAGTTACAGTTTGAATGCCAGACAATGTAAGTTGAGAACCATCATTACTGATACTCTTAACTTTCAATAGAACTGGATCAGAGATAGTGATATCAGTAGAAATAAATCTAACGAGATCATTAGTGGTTACGATACCAACAAATGTATTTTGACCCGCAGTGATTGTACTGAGACCAGCTGGTGATGCGTCAGCACCATTTCCACTTCTACCACTAATGGTAAACGAAGTTCCAAACTTTCTTTTAGTGGTGAGTTTTAAATCTGCATTGAAAGTTTGGATTCCAACTGTGGTTCCTTGATAGATTGACTTAATGTTTGAAATATCGTAGTTAGTTGAAATAGCAACAGTTGTGTTATAATTTACTCCATCTACGGAGATCTTTTCCCCCTTGTGGAAAACTCCTTTAACTTGTCTAAGACTAAACGTTGAGATTCCAGAAGAATCTTCCACAACAAAACCTGATGCACCACTATATTGACCTGAAATAAAAGCGCCTGGTCTAAGTGAAGTAAATGGTTGAGTGATTTCTAATTTAGTATATGGAGAAATATCAAAAAGTCTAAGACTATACTCAGATTCTGGACCTTCAAAAATCTGAGATTCTAAGTTGTAATCATAAATCCTACATTCACCAATGGCGTTTCCTGCTGGTGAAGTAGAAGCCAAACCAACTCTTTCATCCCTTAGACTTGCAGCAATAGTTGTACCAAATCCAACTCTTGGCGCTCCATGAACATTATTGATTCTAATTTTTGGTCCTATTGAAATAGGAACGGCTTCTTGACTTACTTCTCTTGTGGTTCTTGGTTTCGATATATCGATTACAGTATCAGTTTGTTTTTCTACTTCAAATCCTCTAACGTATGCCTTTCCAGAAGAAATAACATATTCGATCAAGTTTTCAGATGGAGTATTTCCTTGATATGTTACTGAATCTGCATCATAGATTCCATCATTACCAAGATAGTTATTTAAAGTGTTCTTAACCGAAATGTCAAATGGTTTGATATAATAATCACCCGATTCATCATAAGTTCTTCTAGCAAACTCTGCTTTGATAAAGTTATAATCGGTATTTTTTACAAACGTCTCGATTTCACCATTTTGAATCCTCATCAATTCAACAAAACTTGGATCATCACTATCTACGATAAGTTTTGAAGTTAAAGTTGCAGTTATTTTTAATCTATCAGCACCAGGAGCAGTGTAATTGCTAAATCCCTGAGCATTATCATTTAGAGTTGGGTCTTCATCAGCATTAATAATCTCTTCGACCACAGTCAATCCAACTTTTACAGTTGGCATTGATGCATATTGCCCTAAAAGTATTGTTTGAGGATTTACTGTTACAAAATTTCCTCTAAGAAAATATACACCTTCTTGAATATTAGCAGCAGATCCAACAATGTTGGCATTATTTGATATTACCGAGGCAAAACCTTGATTTGTCGAAATTACAGTATTACCATATGATAAGTTATCAAGAAGAATGAGATTCTCTCCCTCTACAAAATCTCCCGTGGAAAAATTGGTTCCAGATTTTGTGATTGTAAAATATAAAGTATCTAAACTTCTTTCAGAATCTCTTGATCTGAGGACATATTCAACTCTTGCCTCAATACCAGAAGTTTCACCTCTGAACTTTTTCCCGACAAGTTGATCAATATAAAGACTTATAGGAATCCCCGCAAAATCTGGATTTACACAGATTCCTGTAAAAACGTCCTGATATGAAAGTTGCCCAGGAATTACTTTTGCACCCTCTTTAAAAAAGTGTGTGCCAAATTTTTCAATCTGATCTTGAAGAATCGACTGTAAACCGGTTAATTCTCTAGCTTGAACAGGAGTTCCTGCCTTAAAAAGAACTCTATGAAAATTATTTGTTGGATCAAAATCGTCATAATATGGAGTGATGTTGAGGTTAGTTTCCTGGGGCATTTTTTTAGAATTCTAAAACGATTTTAATATCTTCTTTTTGGTTTGACGATCTTAAAACAGATGGTCTATTATCTACATAGATTATCTGTCCACTTTGAGGTTTTACCTCTGGGTTTGCTACACCTTTGTCAAACGTCTGGCCTAGGAAGTAGGTCCTATTATTTAGAACGGTAGATATACCTGTAAAGGAAGTATCGATAGCAACTGTTGCTGTTCCTCCTGCAATATTGAAAGACGCGCTTAGATCACCATCTGGAAGAGTGTTTTGGAATCGCAAAAGTTTATATCCGTAAAGAGGAGCAGTTCCGACAGTAGAAGAAGTCGCAACACGATCATCTTGCCAATATTTTAAAACACCAGTATTTGAATCCCAAGATACAACTCTACCAATCGCAGTTGATCCAAATCCAATTGTTTGTGTTATCACATCATCTGGTGTAAACTCTATTTGATCAAGTTGAGAACCAGTAACTCTTAATGCATAAACTGCGCTTGCTTTATCCGATGAAAGTTTTGTTGTAGATCCATAAACAAGAGGATCTTTTACAACTCCAATTCTTGCAAACTCATTTCCAGTGATAAAATCTGGATTAGTACTATCATTTTCAAGTCTGGAATAGACCATAACTTTACGAGCACCCAATTCAGAGTAAATATCGGAACCATGACCACCATTTGGAGGAATCACAACACTTGTTACTGCATCAGTGCTTGCATTTGAGTTAGTGATTCCAGCACCTTCCAAATCAAGAGTACCAAAAGAATATCCAGATCCACCAGAGGAAACATCTACGGATTCTATTTTCCCATCAGCATTAACTGTAACACTAGCTTTTGCACCATCACCATCTCCTAAAATATCTACATTGCTATAAGTTGTTGCAGTTCCATATCCAGTGCCTCTATTACTAATAGTTACGATTTTAATCTGACCACTAGTTGCAGCATTATCTCTGACTGCTGCATTTGCACTTCCAGTTTTCCAATCTTCTGGAACTGGAATGAAGTTAGTTGATTCAAATCTCAAAATATCAGATGGAGTAAGAGTGTAGAGATATTTCCACACATAACCATCACCACTGCTTCCAGCAGCTCTTGGTTCCAAATCAGTGAATACCGGTTCATCGAGAGATGGCTTACCAGTTGGATTTTCTGGAGAAAATCCATTATCTAAACAAATATAAACTCTATAATCTCTATTGATTATGTAATATTTTGAACTATAAAGTGTAGTAGAGTTTGAGACCGGAGCAAGATTATTTCTACTATAATCATGTCTATACATATCATATTTTTCACCAGAAGCCCATACATATTTTTCAACAACCCTCCTTATATCGGAAGCGTTAATTTTTTTCAAAGCAATCATCGTATCCCAATAACGATTCTCTTGATTTAAAGAATCAATCGGTGCAGGTGGACTGGTATTCCAAGTTGGAGATAAGTCAGTTGCATTTGGTAGTCCAACCCAAACGTAGTATGAACTGCCAGTTGACGCAATTCCTGCACGAAAGTTTTCAGCACTAAGTATACGAAACTGATCAGTAATGATTGCGGACATTTTAAACTTTTTCTAGTTATTTATGTTAGGTATCCAACTGATTTCAGAGGAGTTTTTCTAAGAACAACAGGACCAGTTGATATTCCGGTAAACCCATCATTTAACTCTGGTGTAAATGATTTAGCAACCCCAGCTCTAGTAAAGTTTCTAAGTTTGCCCCAACTATATCTACCAAAGAAATCGCTATAACCAAGTCCTGTTAGGGAATTATAATCTTGAACACTTACGGTTACCTTTGCAACATATGTTGCTCCAAATCCAACTGCCTCAGTTGTTGCAATGGAGACAGAAACTGCCTCATAGACATTATCCAAGAAAGTAGTTCCTATTCCAAGAACAGATCCACCAAGATCAAGAGATGTTACTCCATTTCCAATATTTGAATCAAATACAACAAATGGATATCCAGCAGCAATATTTGTAATCGTTTGGATTCCGGAAGGACCAACATATGCTGAACTTCTTAACGGAGAATCATTTGGAATCAATAAATCAAATACTATTCCAGTAGATGCTAAACCAACTGAAGTAGTTGCGATCCCTGTAATAACTCCAAAATCGCCAGAATACTCAACTCCAGTCATCTCCTCTTTATCAAATATTGGTGGAGATATGAGAACGACTGGTGGATTTGTAAATGTATATCCTGCACCAGCATTAGTAACTGTTATTGAAGTAACGGCAGTTCCGGTGATTGATGCGGATGCTGTTGCTCTTGTATCCGATCCAAATCCAACACTATTGGCAATGGATACCAGAGGAGTTGCTGTGTATCCAAGACCACTATTTGTAACTGATATTGAGAGAACAGTTCCAAACCCAGAAATCACAGCCGTGGCAGCTGCCGCAATTTTACTTCCTTGTTCAAATATATCAATTATCTGCTTCGCATCTTCAAGAGATTCATTATAAGAATCAAAAAATGGAAGAACATTGTCAACCCAAATCTCAGTTGAACCAAGACCAACAGGTTTGATAATATGAGTTTCTGGGAAGATATTTGCTTCATAGAGGATTCTATCTTTGGTAACTGACTGCCCATCAAAGAAAAGATCCTCTTGTTGTTTGCACCATATCATTGGTCTTTGAATAGTAATATCTGTTGTAAGACCAACACCAGAGTATAGATTTGTATTGAATCTGTCGGAGGTATTAATACCAGTTACAAATCTGGATTCTTGTTCAAATGCGAATGAATTTAAATCATCGCCAGAAGTAATTCTAACTGTATCTCCAACCTTTATAGTTTCAATAATATCTTTACTGACAACATCAATATCACCAGTTCCTTTATAGAAAAGAATAGAACATGTATCGCCAACTTTTGGTGCCTCAGCGAAAGTAATATTTGATCCACCAGAGAACTGATATGCAATACCAGGTTCTTGTAATACATTGTTAAAGAAAACGAGAATTGTTTGTTCGATGTCAATTAATGATCCTCTTGCTGCTCTGATTGAAACAGAAACCTCTTCTTTTTTGAGAGTAAATACCTTGGTTTCTCCATCAAAGAAAGGATCTAACTTATCAAGTACATCAAGATCACCAAATCTCCATCCAGTAAACTTATCAGAATCAACTCTATCAATATTAATTCTAAATTCACTGAATCCTGCCCCAACAGTTGAATCGGTTGGGATACCAGTTATACCACCTGATGGGATTGTGAGGATTTCTCCATCTTTATATCCATATCCACTGTTGATGATTTCAAAGTTTGTGACACTTGAACCAAGTGAAACTTGAATATCGACATAAGCATTTGTTCCAATTTGAGTTCCAGGAGAATCTGGATGATAAATCAGAGGAATGCGAGTATATGGAGTTGGGTTATCAAATACAACAATAGGTGGATTGCTAAACGTATATCCAGTTCCTGGATTAGTAATCGATACTCCAACAACATTTCCGTTAGAAATAGTTGCGGTTCCAATCGAAACTACATCAACTGTATCAAGATCAGTAGTTCTCAGACCAACATTGTAAGTAAGTTCCTGAACAATGCCGTTTAAAGTTGCGATACCAGACCTATATCCAGAACCACTATTTCCAATACTAATAGAGGTTACTGTTCCAAATCCAGAAATATTAGCCGTACCACCAGCAGCAACTAAAGGTTGGTATCCAAAACCTTGTGTTGATCCAACAGAAACTATAACACCACCAACAGGAACTGATCCTGTATTGACATCATTACTTACAGAAGCACCAAAACCACTGAATACAATTGATGTAATTCCAGCATTCTCAGTAAACGCAAAATCATTAATTCTGGATCCTTGAGAGGGAATCTGAGCGATATCATTTATTAGAATGAAAGCATGGTTTGTGCTAAATCCAGAGACATTTGCTTCATCTTGTTTGATCGCAAATGTTTTTCCGACACCAGTTAGCTGTGGAGAAATCGAATCAAAAAGATAGTTCGTTGCATAAGTATGGGTACTTGATCCAACAACACCATTTCTGAGGAAAGTTCTTCCTTGGAAAGTTGATGATGTTTGAATACCAGTCCAATCAATCTCATCTGGATCAGTTGCATCTTCTGGCGGTTGAATACCATTTGGTGCAGTATAGAAATTAATAGTATTATCAACAATATTATAAGAACCTTCATATTTTTCAACTAATGTCCCACTTGGATGAGTAGAAAGTCCAGTGCCCATCCACGCTCTCTTTACAAGGAGAACGTTAGTGCTGCCAAATCCAACTTGATCAACTCGCATAAACTCATCTTCAACCTTTAATAAGTCACCACCAAAGAATGAAGAAACTCCAGAAAGTCTTATAAACTGACCACCAAAACTCATATCCTCGATAAGAGTATGTTCAATGTTTCCTGGAATTACAGGATCTTGAATATTATTATCAAGTGCGATTATACATTTGGTATTTTGATCCTGAGCAGTAAATGTATGAGAAGTTCCAATACCAACTGTTGTTAGGTCAAGATAGTTTCCTGATGCAGATGCTAGAGCATCTTCAGGAGTTGCTGCGAGACGAATTGATTTATCATCTATTTTAATAGCATAGACATAATCTGGAAGTTTATCCGTAGATCCATATCCAGAAATAGTTGTAGTGGCAATTCCAATAGCAGAGGTATTACCAGTTCCAGTTGGATTATATGTCAATCTCTCTCCAGAAGTGAAGAAGTGATTTGGTAAAACAACCAAATCATTATTTGTATCGACAATCAATGAATCACTGGCATCAAATGATTTAACAAATATTGGATCACCACCATGAAAAAGACCAAATGCTCTTCTGACATCTGCTTGAGTATTTGTATAGGTTCCCTCAATACCTTCAATTCTAGTATCCTGGATGTCAATATAATTGATTTGTTCCACACCACCTTTAACATGAGCAGCTGAAGTTACAAATGTTTTTGCGATTACATTTGTAGATACTGGTGGTGTGTAAACAACATTATATTTTCCGCCAACGGAGTTACTGCCAATAGTTCCAATTCCTGTATTTAAATTATCACTATCATCATCGACAGAACCAAATAAAGTTTGATACGTAATGCCATCAGTGTCGGATAAGAAAATACCTTCAACTAACTCATACCGGTCATTGGTAACATCATGAAGATGAATAATAACATAAGCACCGTCCTCATCAACAGTTGTATTATTTCCAAAATTGGCGATTGTGGTAATACCAGGAGAACCAGAAGATGGCACATTAGTATATTGTGCTCGTAAATCTCCATTAGTAAGTGAGATTGTTGCAACTCCTACTGTTGAAACTCCACTTAGGAAAGATGTTTTAAGAATATTAAAAGTAACTGCTGCTCCGACATAATCAGACGAAGGAGTAAAGTTAATATAAAGAACTCCGCCACTAATGTTTGATCCGAATGTGCCAATATTTGGGGATGAGGTGATGTTTAAATCAGCATCTCCAATGTTTCCATATTCAACACCATAGACTTCATTATTATTATGAAGAATATTTAAATCAACAACCTCATGTGTATGATTAGTGTCCATCTGAATCATGAACTTATGTGAGGCATCAAAGGACGCAGTTGGGAAACCAACAATATTAACAGCAGTGGAACCTGCTGATATTTGACAACCCCTTGCACTTATCTCAACGATATCTCCAATAGTTGTAACTCCTACGAGAGTTGAAAGACCAACAGCAGAGTGAGTATCTCTATCGATATTATAAACTAACCCATGAATGTCATAGTTATTTGTATCATATTTTTGTGGGTAGAATAAAAGTTGACCTTCACTTCCAAGAGCTTGGAAATCAAAATATCCATTAAGATCCGATGGTCCATTAACGATTGCATATTCTTGAATATACCCATTAATGCCATCATCAAGAAGAAGTTCAACAATTTGCATTCTTCTTTCGCCAAGGAACTGAGTATCCTCAGTCATCAAGAAGTATTTTCTATATCGAGTTCCAGCAAGAGGGAATGTATCGATTATAGAATATCTTGTTGCTCTTGGAGTATTATTAAATTCATCTGAAAAATTATCGATACTTAATACTCTATTTCCAACTGACTCTTCGTAATCTGTCAGTGCAATAGTACTTGTTAGGATCTCGTCAGAGAAAAATGATCCAGATATAAATTTGTTTGTTTCAGAAACTAGATCAAAATCATATCTACAATATGTTTCTACCTCTGAAATGAGATCAAGTAACAACTCTATGTTACTTGAAGAAATGCCAACGGATTTGAATGTTTCATCACGAGATTCAATTTGTAGATCTGAGAATTTTTTGAATCCAATAGTGTGATCCATAGACGACACAATATCATTCCAAGTGTCATACGCAATTTTTGATTTTAATGAGTATGAAAAATATTGATAATAATCACTGTCAATCAATCTTTGCTCATTAGTACTTGGTTTGCCAGTGTCTTTTTCCCATCCCTTTATGACAGGTGGAGCAGCTTCAATATCGTACAGAGAATCTACATTGATCTTATCAGAAACTTTTGCAATGGTCCCAGAACCAAGACCTTTAATATCATCGCCGGTTAAAATTTCTTTATTGCAGTTGATTTTTAAGATCTTGTTCGCGTTATCCCAAGTAGAAACCTTTCCATATTTTTGCTCATTTATATTTGTTATAACAACTTCTTCACCAATAGAAAAATCATTTTTCTTGAGAACTGGATTGAAAACTGGAAAATCCTCAAATGGAATGACCCTACCAGAAGATCTAACAGTTGAATATGTTCCTGGATTAGAAACATTTGCATCAAGTTTATAAGTAACCGATCCAATACCACCAATATTTGCGTCAATGTTAGTAATTTCAAAGAACTTGTAGTTATAGTCTACTGAGTTATATCCAGATCCAGTAGATGCTATTCCAACACCTTCAACAAAAATTTTGTTCCCAACAGAAAATGGAAATGATCCTACTGTTGAAAATCCAACGTTCAACTGAAGTGTTACTTCTTTTGTAATAGTATTAAAACCAACTGTATTAATTCCGACACCATTTGAGTTGTTGATCGTAATAATCGATGGATTAGTGTCAGAGAGATTTTTTGCGTTTTCTTTTATGTTTACCTTTGATACAGATCCATTTCTTACTTCTGCTTGAAGAATGACATTTTCAATCTTTTTATTTGTTATGGTGTCAATAACTACAAGATTTGGGGCAATATTGTATCCATTACCACCAGAACTAATCCCAATACTTTCAAAAGAACTTAATTCCTCAACACGCAAAATTTCTGGTGTATTTGCAATAACTTTTAAAGTTGGATCAAAAGAGTAGTTATAACCATTATTTTTTGTTCTAGTTCTACTGATAGAACCCATAGTTCCATTCAATCTAATCAAAGCATTGGAACCAGTGGTTGATGCAATAGAGGTAATCCCTGGAAGATTTTCGTAATTTACATTACTATTTTTTATATTGATTGAATCAATAGGTCCAGTTGCATTTTCTGATTTATGAGTGTAATAAAACTCTCCATCAGAAGATGTATATGATGTTGATTCTGGTTTTTCTGTAAGATTAAATTTGAATATCGTCGTACCGATACCAGTTGGGTATTCATCCACTTGATATGAACTGTTGATAACTCCGATATTGTTAGCAGAGTCTTGCTCAGTATCAATCAATATTTCAGTTTTTGATGTTGGTGCAATATCAACATTAATAGGTGTAAACTTATAATACAAGTTGTTCGGAACGAGAGAATTAGTTCTCAAACTAATGACAGCTGGATCTGTAACTCCAATCGTTCCTATCCCACTTACTTCAAAATTTCTTGATAGTCCAGTAGTTTTAAACTCATTTCTAAAATATGGGTCAGTATAGAAGTTCAACTTAAAAGCTGAAAATGTTGATCCAGAGGAAGTAACTGATAGAGATGTGTCCGTAACAGCAAAAGATACTGTATTACCTCTTACAACTTCAATTTTTGGATTTATTTTTGAGATAAAGTGTTCTCCAGATCCAGTGCCACCAATAGAGATTGGTGTTGGATTTGGTCCAAGCGAATCAACTTTGTTTGCTGCTAGTTTAATATTATTTGAATCAATTTCAATGGCATAATACATCCTTTGATCGGTTAAACCAGTTGGAGCAGATCCTCCTGTTGTATAAACAATCTTATCACCACTTATCAAATCATGATTCTGAATATTAATCGTGTCAGTGGATGTTGTGATTGCAGATGGTTCGAACTTCTTTCTATCAAATACGATTCTTCTGTTATAATCATTAAATTGAACAAACACGGTTTGCGTGTTATTTGGAAGTGGGACAAGTCTAATATTATCTTGGAAACTTAGTCCATGAGGTTCTTCTGTGGTCAGAGTTGCTTCATATACATTTACATCAGCAGTAATTGGTCTATTTACTTTTTTAAAGCTATGTGTTACACCAGAACCAACAGATGTAAATGAAAGTTGGATTGCTGTTGATCCTAAACCAACAAAAGAACCTGTAGATCCTAACCCAACCTTAGTTGTTGAAATACCAAGAAGATCAGTAGAGTTTTTAATTGCATATACAGTTAACTGATCAGAGAGTACAAAAGTTCCAATACCGTCAGATACTTCAATCGAAGTTCCTCCACCATTAGAATAAATCAACTCATCACCAGTATTAAATGAGTGATTAGGAATTAAAATAGTATTGATTGGTATGATCTTACTTGTATAAGCAGTTCCTGGTTGATAGTTAGTATTTTCTTGAAGGTGTGGAGGAGCAATATTATTAATCTTATGATATGAAATCGTAGTTCCAACACCAACAACAGCGGTGGTTCCAAGTCCAACTACTTCTGATGGATCAAAATATCTCTGGAAAGTTGGTGGATTACCAATATACGTATTAAATCCAACTCTGAAACTAAAGGTGCTTTGAAATTCAATGGCAATTGTTCCCGCAGAATAAGCAGTTCCGACAGTTCCGTTGTGATTTCTTTGAACTCTCATTACAGAGTTAAGAGGATCAACATTCAAAACTTTCAATTGCTCAAGGTTTTCAGCAGAAACTCCAATACCAATGATTGTATTTTCTCTTACATAAAGAGGATCATATGGACCAGAAAGCGCGATGTTGGTTGTTAATCCAGTATTTGCTGGTGTATCCAGATACTGCTCTAAAGTCCAAATTCTTTGAGGATTGAAAATATTTTTAGTGCCATTTAAGTTGGCATATGATTGCGTGGATAATCCAGAAACAACTACTCTGTTCTTGTTTTCAAAATTGTGTGGAGAGGTGCAATATCCAATAGCAAGACCACCACCAACAAATAATTCTGCATTCTCAGATGTTATCGTCGATGAAGCTATTGAAACTATTTCTTTACCTCTAATTCTACCTACACTTATTCTAGATTGTCTTCCATATTTTGGTTGACCATCCAAATATACAATATCACCACTCTTATAACTGGTTCCAGCAGAAACAATATCAAAATCAGTAATCTCACCTCTTCTTGTAGATTCAATTACAGAAATCTGCCTTTCATCTTTTAAAGAACTATTGATGTATTCATTAAACCCATAAACATCACTTGTTTTTGATGGCTTAGTATTTCTGATCAACGTCGAATATTCATAATCAATTTGATTGATCTGTCTATTGTAGTTAAAAGTATCTGGTTTTGATTTAAAAGTATCTCCGATTACATATGGGAACTGTGGCCTCTTATAGTTTTTAAAACTACCATCACTATCAACTTGTCCAGGATTTACTGTGGTAAAATATGCATAAACACCATCTGGATAATCTGGGGTCTTTGTAAATCTTCCATTGTGTTCATCAAGATCTCCATTGTCAGTAAATGAATAGTCCTCGACAAAAAATCCATTTGAAAAACCTGGTGGTCTATCTGGACTTGGATTTAACTCATATCCAGATTCCATCGCCTTAATAGGACCACCTTCAATATTGTTATAACCATATGGACCATAAATCGGATGTCCATCAAAGGACCATCCAATGATTGGTGAGTGATTTTTTGAATCTACTTCAAGACCATTTTGTTTGATCAAATCGAAAGTGTCTACACCATAATTTGGATTTCCACTCTCATTTCTACTATAAATGATCTCTCTAAGCGCCCTGGGAGCACTTAGAGACGAATAAGAACCCTTTGAGTATTGATTTGTGCTTCTAGACAAAATACCATCATCTACACTCAATTTTCTTCTCTTTTTCTCAAATTCGTTTACATTCCATCTTCTAATCGAAACTCTTGCTTTTGCTCCAATTCCCGTTGGAATAACCTCGACAAAAGTTGTGCTGGTTGTAAATCCAGATCCACCATTATTTACTTTAACTGAAGTTATAGATCCATTTGTTATAACAGGAGTTAAACTTGCATCTTTACCAGATCCAGATATTTTTAAAGTTGGGGATGAGTTGTAACCATATCCACCATTTAGAACAAAGACTTCTGATATCCTACCACCCTGAATAATAGGTTTGAGTTGTGCAGAACTTCCATTCTCAAATGTTATTAAAGATTGACGCTCAAAATTTAAAATATCGGAACATCCATATCCAATACCACCCTTTTCCAGATTAATCTTATAAATGCTTCCTCTAAAGTTCGGTTTAACAGTTGATTGGAAGGCAATATTGTTAGTGGTTCCAATACCAATATTGCCAGAAATATTAACTGCTATTTGTGGATAGTTAAAGATGTGAGTTCCACCAGTTCCAACACTTTGTAGATCAACAAATATTTTGTTATCAAAGTTATAATAAGATGCTGTTGTGCCAATACCGGCGGATGATAACTTAAAGGATCCATCATCAACTTTGGTAACCAAATAGTTCTGGTCAGTTGTTAACCCACTGATTTGAGATCCTTCATATTGATATTTGATGATTTCTCCTGTGGAAAACCCATGATCAATAAAATTAATCTGATCTTTACTTGTATTAATACCAGAAGAGGACACTCTAATTTGATTATTTGAATATCCAGATCCACCAGACTCTACTGATATTGATGAAAGTATGTTTTTCTTTTTAACCGAAGTGAAATATTGATTACCTGATCCAAATGTAGTAATATTAATCGTACCAACTCCTGCCAAAGCAGATTTTTGATCACGGTGTAAAGTAATCTCAGTAAGAGATTTAGCATTTACATAATAGATAGAGTTATTTGAAAGATATGCATCTCTTATTTGAGATCCAACTGTACTACCAATACCAATAGGTGTTTGTGAATTTGAGTTATAAACAACTCCATCGCCATCTCTAAGGCGATGATATGTGCTGAATCCAATTACATTTGTAGATGTGGAAATATAACTTGCTCCTGCACTCACATCAGTAAAAACTACCGTGTTTTCTGATCTAAGATTTGCTTTTGCCTTTGCACCTTTTCCATTTCCACCAGATATAGTGATTATTGGTTCAGAAATAAAATCATATCCACTATCAATAACCTCAATAGAATCCAGAGAACCACGCACAGAAGCAGTTGCTGTTGCACCAGTTCCAACAGAATCTGAGATTATAATATTCGGTGGATTAATAATATCGTAATTTGATCCACCAGATAAAACTTTTACACCAGTTAAGTTGCCATAATAACAGTAATCATTTGATTTATAACTTAAAATATCAACACCATTAATAAAAACTCCAACATTTCCAGGATTCGTTTTTACTTTATTTTCTGGAGTTTCAATGAAAACTGGAATTTTTCTAACTCCATATGAAGAATCTAGTTGATATTCATAAGAGTTGATCGGATATATTACTTGATTACTTGCAATACCACTAACATTAACAAAGGCATTATTAAAAATATCTGCTTTGGATTCGGATAATTTAAAATTACTTGGATCAACTCTTTTCACAAAATATCTACCCTCAATCAAATCTCCAAGATTTCTGACTGTGGTAATGGCAACCGGTTCTCCATATCCAGTTAATAACTCTACAAATTTGTCTGGCTGATAATAAACCTCATCACCAGTGTAAAGACCATGATCTGGATAGTTAATGGTATCTCCACTTACAATGTAAGGTGAGGTTGCACTATTTCCATTATCCGTAAGGACAATATTTTCACTTTTAACATTAATTGGATTCTGATATGACGGTAAAGAGTGTGACGCAAAATAAACAGAGTCGTTCTCATCATAAAAAGATTTAATGACATTAGATGGCAAATAGTTTACACCATCATTTTGAGAACTTACCTTTCTGATAAGTCTTCGTACATCTCCACCAAGTTGCGGATCAAATCCAGATAAACCAGAAACATCAAAAATAAAATCAGAGATAATATTATTGACCACACCACTTGTTTCTAATCCTCTTGTTGTTATAACTTGAATAGAATCTCCAATTTGAAATCCATGAGGTTCAAAACTTTCAATCTGATAAAGGGAGATAATATTTGGGTTTTGTCCAAGTTGATTTTGATTTAAAATACGTGATGTTTTGATTTTAAATCTACATGTCTCATTATGAATCAAAGAGTCCATAACTTTGTTGGACTTTGCATAACCGAGAGATTGGTTTTTGATTACATCACCAGGCGTAAAATATGGCGTATCAATATCCGTTGCCTTTATTTTATATCTACCAAGAGAACCTTTGATTTTAAATTCATATTCTGTATCATCATCGAGAACTACATACGAACTCGTATTTTCAAATACCTCTTGCTGATCAATGATAATATCTGTAACACCGTCAATATCTAAAAACTGAGTTGTATTTTTAGAGGAATATGTTACAATACCAGACTCTCCAGATTGATATCTTACTAAAAGTTCCCCAGTCTTAGGAAACCCAATTGTTGACTCAACATCAAAAAATGTAGATCCAGAACCAATGTTTCCAACTATTTTGGTTTGTTTGTCTATCTTGAAATCCCCGTAAACAGATCCAAATGTATTTGTATCTTTATTTTCGACAAAATCAATATCAATCAGATAAAAAGTTTTATCTTCTCTAAAAATTCTTTCAATATCTACAATCGAACCATATGATGTAATATTACCATTTCCATCTCTTTGATAAAGGGTTCTTGCAATAAGACCAGACAAATATTGTTGTGATATATCAACTTGACCTGGAAGAGGTTCTGCACATAGTCTAATAACTCTTCTATAAGAAGCATCAGATGGAATGAACAGATTATCTTGTGGTTTTAAAACTTCAACCTCATCATTATATAAAGCTCTAAAAAGAATCTCAAAAGAATCTGGTGTTCCCTTTGATTTGTAAAAATCTACTGCTTGTTTTATAAAATTAGATGGTCTTAAACCTTTATATAAATCTACTTCTTCAAGACCAGGTAAAAACTGTGCTTTGATTTTTTTGAAAAACTCTTTTAAAAATAAAGATGAAAGATTAAGTACCTGATCATCTTCAAAATGCTCACTTGCATTTGTATCTTCAAAGATTAGTTCATCGGGACCATTGTTGCTATGATAACTTGTGATGCCACTAAAACCCCTGATACATCCAGTAAAAGATGTATTTGTTTTTCCAGTATATGAAATAATCTCATTATTGATCTTTAAAAGTCCATATTGATCTGGCCAACCAGAAGTATCGCCAACATTAATTGTCGTATCACTAAAACTGACGTTAGAAGTTGCAGTTGTAGACCCAATGATTGAGGTGTAAGTTCCTACCTTAACATATTGATCAATGTTTTCCAGAATATTTACTGGACCACCTTGATACTCTTGTGACTTATAATATGTTTTAAGAAAATCCCCTGCTCCCTGAAGTTCAGAACCAAGAAAAATAGGAAGTTGATTTTCAACAACCGACTGGATTTTAACTCTTTTTTCTAACATTATCGCGTAATTTTATTATTGGAGAAACTGGAAGAAACAGTGTATCTCGATCCAGATACGTCAGCGCCAGAGGATATGGTGTCTGAAATGACACTTATGTTACTCTTACTTATATCTAGTTGCAAAAATAAATCCTGTAATCCGATAACATCATTTGAATATGGAACTGCCTGAACCTCAATGATTGGGAAATCAGATTCAAATTTTGATGTACCAATGATCTTAATTGGATTTAAAAGTATCTCTCCTCGCTCATAATCAACTGTTCCGACATTTCTTCTTAAAACTTGCATTTCAGTTTCAGAAAGAGATCTTATAAGATTAATAACACCGGTTTTCATATTTGCATCTGGGACATCTGAAAAGAATACCTCTCCAGAATAACCCTCTACATAAAATCCACTAGTTTTAATATTCACACCATCACCAATGTAAAATCTATTACCAAAACAAAGTTCATAATCTGCAAAAGAGTTAATGACTGGCCTTAAATCTCTTCTCATCACAATACTTGTAATATTTGATGTGATTGAAGAATCGCAATCATCAATAACTCTTAAAAGTTTGCTATATTTCAATCTTGCGCCATAACTATTCAGTTCAGTTGTTTTTGAATAAGTTTCAAGACACTCAGTTACCTTAGTCTTGAGTGATGATGCTGATGGAAACTGATTTGAGTTATAATATACATTTGAAGTGAGTTCAACATAAAGATATTTCAAATCAATAATTTGAGGAACAATTCCAGCAACTGTATGTCTTTTTAATTTCGCAATAATATCAGATTTTACAAAGTTTGAAAGATATGCACCATTTTTTGGTTTGATTGCAATAAAAACTCTTCCATATTGTGGTGGATTAAGTTCTTCACCACCAAAAGCAGATACAGATTCAGATTCTGGAAAAACTTGTTTCGTCAAAACTTCATAATCCTGAGATGTAACTGCTCTATTCTGCGATGCATACTTTAATGGAGCATATTTTCTTACAGAATCAACACTTTCAATATTACCACCACCCGTAGATGGATTAGTTAACGAAATTGCTGAAACACCAGTTGTTACAACACGATCATCATTATCCACAAGTCTTCCTGCAAATGAAAAGTTTCTGACACCATTTGCATCTGGACCATTTGTGATAATATAAGTTGCTGTAACGACATTTCCGTTTTCTAAACGATTACCAAAAACTCCATCTCCAAAAAGAAGTTCATATTTTTCATCTGCTGCTTCTTGTAACAGATAGATTTTTGAAGTTCCTGTTACATCAATGATACTTTGAGCTAATTCATACTTAACTGAGGAAAGATCAAACTCACTCTCTTTAACTTGAACAACTAATGTTGAAGTATCAGTATTTGCATTTGGAATGACAAATCTTTGATCAATATTTGACGTATCTACTGTAAATGTCTTTGATAAAAATGTTCCTTCATAAATCTCAATATCATTAAAGAATGCTGCGTCATTTACAACAGGAACAGTGATATTTTCTGGGATGCAGAAAGTATAGTTAGATCCTCCAAAACTGTCTGAGACCGCCACCAGACCCGCTCTAAGGGTCATTGTCGTTGGGTTAGTAGTCAGAGTACTGGTGTCAACAAAAAAACTTACCGTTGCCTTTGATGCTTTTTTAGATGATGGTAAATATCCAATATTTCGTGCAAGAGATACCACATTCTCTCTTAATGTGGCACTATCAATAAACACTTCATTTGCCACCATGTTGGCATTGTATGAAGTGATATATGTGTTATATGCTAAGATATCAATCAGAACTGATAGGTTTGATCCTTCAAAATCAAAATCCGTGAAATTAGAATTTGAACGTAGATAATCTTTTATCTGCGTCTTAATTTGATCAAAATCTAAATTGGAGAACTTTGTAAGTGGCATTATCTTGTTGATTGAAGAACAAACTCTAATACTTTGGGAGTTCTAGGTTGACCAACAATAAAATACGAAATTAAGACGTTATATCCATTATTATCATACTCAGGGGTTACTTCAACTGTATTAATTTCAACTCTTGGTTCAAAATTTTTAATCGTAAGTTCAATATCTTTTCTGATAATGGTTGCAGTACCAAAATCAAGCAATTCAAAGAGGCTTCTTGATACCCTAGAACCCAAATTTGGTTGAAATGGCCTCTCTCCTAATGATGTTAATACTAAATTTCGTATAGAACGCGAAATTGCAGTCTCATTGGACAGCGTGATCACATCATTTGTGATCGGATGCTTCTGAAAAGACAAAGAAATGTCTTTAAATGCCCGTGAGATCGGCTGCGGCACTAGTTATGACTAAAACTTCTGTGTTATTTAGACAGAATTCTGAAGGAATACCGTATGGACTGTAACCATGACTAAAATGTGAAGGTCCACATTCAAAAATCGGTGCTTCTAATGCCAGAATTTCCTCTTTCGTTGCCAGTTTCCCAAAAATATTCGTCGGTATCGCCCAATCTACCCCATCTGACTCCATTTTCAACCTGATAATACCGTGTAGAGACCTTGAAATCGGGCGTAAGAGGCGTTTCGGGAGTGAGTGATAAGTCATAAATTCTCATTCTATTGTTTGGATACAGTGCAAATTGCCCATTTTCAAGTTCAATACAGTTATGTGACTTGTGTTCATCGGGAATTTCACTGACATTACAGTTTGTTGTATCAATATCAGGGTGAAAGTTATCCAAAGTGAACAAATATTCGCCTTTGATATTACCAAAGTTACGTGTTCGAAGTTCAAAATCCATTGATCCAATGAATTGTTTCTTAATACATCGAACTCCATAGTCCATACAGTTCCAAAATTGTAGATTTGGTAAATCTAAATCAGGATCTGGTGTCTCTGGACGCGAGAGAAACGCGCTAATGGGTAGTTTATCATACATTGCCCCATACTTAGGCAAATAAGTCTCAAAATAAAAAGCACGTCCAGGTATGGACTTTGCCGATACCCAGACGCCCTCTACAAATTCCCCATAGCCGTCTTGTAAATCTCTCAAATATTCTTTACGAACCCACACTTTTTGTGGTGGGAGATTGACGACTAATTGACTCATCCTTTGCCTTGTCCGCGATATTTCTTACGAGCAGAGTTACGAGAGCTCGCAGCATATTTAGTATTTTGTCCATCACCTTGACGAGTCTTTTTTGGATGAGACTCAATCATGGCTTTACCAGTGAGTGAAGATTTAAGTTTTGCCATAATCAGATAATACGAGTTTTTTCATGACCAACGCGAATCCGAGGATCCACCCAAATATCAAAACCAGCAGCAATTGCATCAAGACAGAATGAAACATCCTCTCCACACATATCTTGAACCTCACCAGATTCAAACTGCTGCATCTTTGGTGCAAACCATGGATACTTCATCTCAGAATGCTCAAATACTCCATTCTTGATCATCACCCAACCAAATCCAATATAATCAACTGTGAAAGGTTTGCGACGTTTTGAGATCGATTCCAGAGTTTCATGATTCATCACACCACCGTTCTTACGGAAGTCACCTTCCTCTAACCAGTGAGCACAGGAAGTTGTCTTCCCATCTTCGGTACAATACCATCCAGATACAATCTCTTTCTCTGTACCATCCTCTGCAATCGCAAGATCACACAGTTGCCAGAACTTGTTCGTGTCAAATACAATGTCACTATCAATCCACAACTGATAGTCATACTTCAACTTACCATCCCAGGGAATCTGATCAGGTCCACGAAGTACATTTGCACCAAGACACTTACAACGTGCAAAGTTAACCATGGATGAGTAATCTTGTGAAATCTGAATACTCATTCCATTCTGAACCATGTCGAAACAAAGTTGAACAAAGTTCTTCAAGAACACATATGAAACACCACGACCAGGTAAACAGAACACAATGCTCTTTCCACGCATCCGTTGCTTAATTGCTTCAATATCAAACTCCTCTTTCCTTTGTGCAGGAGGAGTTTTTGCTTTTACAGTAAATCCTTTTGCCATAAGTTTGAATGACCTACAAATCAATTCTAAGTGATTATTTAGAGTTTGTCAATATGACCCCTCTATATTGTTGAGTTCAACTTGTTCATATGAAAGATCCTCAACTTTATATTCAGTCTTCATGAGACCTACCATACCCTTTAACGTTTTCCATTTATTTGTAAAATCTTCCTGTTGAAGATTATGAAATAAACATTTATCCTTTGCGTAGATGTGAAATCTATACTCTTGAATAGTCATCTTTTAATCGTACAATGTCATCTTCCTCGCAACGAGATCCTAATTGAACCTCTATAATAGTTATACCATTTTCACCTCCCTTTAACCTATGATGTTCCTTTACAGCAATCTTGAAATGACTATGAGGTGATGCATGATAACAGTTATCCCCAATAGTAACATAACCATCACCCTCGACCACAGTCCAATACTCTGATCGATGATAATGGTATTGTAAACTTAATTGTTGGTCAGGATTTACAACAATCCTCTTGACCTTATACGTAGACTCCTCTAAAAGATTCTCATAATAACCCCATGGGCGCTCAAATTTCTCCGAAGATTTTTTTTCCATAAGTCCAACCTATGAGGCATTTTTATATACCTCAGAATTTTTTTGAGACTTCGATATTTATCTCGCTTTTTGGGTTCGTTGTAGGTTAGGGTAGTTTGCTTTTTTATATACGCCCCATCGCCGCCGCGAACGCATCAACGCCCGCCGCAATAACTGCCAATAAGTCACAGCAACTGTCCTGCACCTATTCTATCATAACCACTGTCAAACTGTCAAGTGTTTAGTGATACGCTGCTTCCCAGAGGTTCTCTACACTTTCTGACATATCTTCCACAGTGACTGTCAAGTTCTCCCCACCTTGAATATCAAAGACCTTGTGAAAATCAATCTGATGAACATCAAAATCCTCAAAGACTTCAAAGTCTAATGTAACACGAATCTGCTGTTTTTGTGCGTGACTGGTGTGCATCAGTTCAGGAGTGATTGACCTTAGTATTATATAACAACCCTCTAAGGATTGTCAAGGTTTTGTGTGGGTCTGATGATGAGAATCGGGGTGGGGGTTGACAGAATCGTCGTGTTATGTTATGCTCGCTTAGATCACAAGACCTGGACACATTTCCAGAAGAATAACAACAGTTTTCCACAAGTATTAGAGGGACATTAACAACAGTTTTCCACAAGTATTAGAGGGACATTAACAACAGTTTTCCACAGGATTAAACACTGCAAAGTAACTGCTTAGATACCACAAATACACTGCAAAGTAACTCTTTCTGTGGAATTGTGGAAAACTCTTTAACAAACTCAAATACATTTTTTAATACGTTTTTAATACATTTTTAACTCAAAACATGCTATTTATTGATGTTTTTGGGGTGTAATCTACGTCATTCCAATGTCTCACAGCATTAGCAACAATTGCTACATTAGTGATAAGATAGGTAGCAAAGATAACCGTTCTGATGATTGCTACTGTATCTGCTTCCTTATCATCTTTCCCTTGTTTTTCACCCAGAGCTTTACACCATAATCTCCATACAGTTTTAATCATCATGTTTCGATTCTCTTGATTTAATGTAAGTTAATTCATGCCAACAATGACGTGGGCAAACAACAAGAACATGATCTTTTTGATGTCTGATTTGATTCACATAAACAGGACGTTTTTTGGGGTAAGTGTTAATCTCGATTGAGAGTGTATCTTGGTCAATGTAATAAACCCAACCTTGTATGTGTTTCCATGAGACAAAATCATTGAGTTTAGGATGATACGTCATAGAGCAAACTTTCTAGGGGATTGAGTTTAATCTGCATAGAAGTGTAACATCTAGTATCAGAAATGTCAACCTTTTTTCCTACTGTTTTATGATTGATTGGGGCATGATATGTTTGAGATTTTGTATTAAAAAACCCCCAGATTGATTTGGGAGTTTTTGTTGTGTAGGAAAAGTTTTGATGATTTACGATCCAAATAGCAATGAGATTACGTTTGAATTGTGTAACCTCATAAGAATAACCTTTGGGAGGTTTGTGTGTAAAACTTGTGGGTAGTTCAATCATCAGAACTCAGTGAACTCCTCCAAATAATACTCAGCAGAGACATTGAGTTTCTGACATTCTGTCATGATAGTATCCACTTGTTCACCATTAAGTTCACAAACTTCATACAGAAAGTGAAGATCTTGTTCGATAGTTGTAATCATTTACGCAGTGGAGAATTAAAGTAACGAGAGAAAGCAGTGAACAAAATAATGGCAGTGGAGATGATACCAATCATCCCCAAAATTGTAACACCATCACCAGTGAAGTTGTAAGTTTCAGGCATCATTCAAACAGTGTAATTATCCTGGGCAAATTCATCACATTGGACATTCATTTTCTCCTCATGAATAAACTCTTCAATCGTTTCATCATTTAACCAATGGTCATGGATTTCAGCATAATCTTTCTCCATTGAAAGTGCAATTGTGCAGGGATCAGTGTAACTCATTTGATGTGTGATTTGTTGATGATTGTAATCCATTCGGTCGGAGGTGAGAGTTTGTTGAATACTTTCACCCACCGACCTTGAAACTTAACTAACGTATATTTCATGCAAACAAATAACCAGAAACGAAATCATCAGTTTGATAAACATTTTGACCGTTCACACATCCAACAAACTTACGAACATACCAAAGAAAATCTTTCTGAAATACACCTTCACCAGCAATACAAAACTCCTGGCAAAGTGCATTAAGACGAGATTTTGTAGTGACAGACTGATAACCACCATCAAAGATTGTCATGCTAGTGTCATCAATAGTAGCAATCAGATGACCATGAAGATACACATTAGAAACATCTTCACCAATATACTTAACCTCAGTGTTTGCACATTTCCAGTTTTGATTGTTCTTGACGGCAGCAATCATTTGAGATTCGATCTTACGCATGAGAGACGATTTGAGAGAGGTTAGTGTAAAGAATCAGGCGAAGTTGTATTCAGTTTGGTTACGATTGTCTGCTGCTTCCCAATAAGTGTAGAAGTCATTCCATGCTGCTTCGTTATCAACAAAGGAGTCGATTCCGAGTTGCTCGCAAACAAAATCGTATGCCATATCTACATCGGCATTTGTGTCATCGACAAAGGACAACATTTGTCCCATAACATAATCCCAGGACTGTTGCATTTCAGGAGAGAGAGTGAAGATCGGTTGTGCCATGTCGGTTGTGTTCCTTTGACTCTTATAGAATACACGATTCTGGGGGTCGTGCCCATTTTGTGTGACACTTATCCAACTGGCACACCTCAGATTAAAGATAAAGGAAAGAACCGTAAGCATCACAAATATGAGGATTATCTGCCAACTGAGTGATCAGATAGCGGACACCTTTTGCAGGTGCTTTGTAACTAGCAGGTTTGTAACATTCACCAGTATTCTTATCAACGAACATCCAGCAAGAACGTCCACGAATCTTATCACCAGCATCAGAAAGATAAGACCAAACTTTGATATACTTTCGACCTTCCTCAATTTCCAGTTGAGTATAAACAGAATGACCAGATTCAATAGAATTAACTTTCCACTCATTGTTCAGCACTTCGATAAGTGCTTCAGTCAGAAATTGTGGTTTGGTTTGTGTGATCGTCATGTCAAGGTTGTCAGTCATTTTAGTGTGAAGATAAGATTTGATAAGTGACATAAACTCAGCAAGATGCGGGCATGTATTGTTGTGGTTCAGTCAGGAAATCTGTCACCTGATAACCATGAATGTCCAGACGAGAATTGCACGTTTCAATCATCTCTTTTTTGTTGAACAATCGCATGGACTGAGTTTCACCTTTGAACTTCAAAGTGTAGACAAACTTATCAGTCAGGATAGCATGAGGGCGAAACTCGACAACCATAGAATGACGTTTGGAAGTAAGTTGCATGAGGTGAAATCCCTTTGACTCTTTAATAATACATGGGATCGGACCCTATGGGGAAAATAGTGGGCACCTTGCCAACTGTCACACCATCAATAAGTATTCTGAAACTGACGAAATAAAATGATTTCCTGTTGCTCAGCAGCAGATTCTCTCTCCTCAGTATCAGTCAACCCACAAAGATCCTGAGAGACATGCACTAACTCATGAAGTAAAGTAACAATGAAATCCCGTTTTGTAAGGTCATTATGTAACTCAATCAGAAACTCATTGTCCTCATTGTGTGAGCAGAATCCAACTGCATAATCTTCACTCAAATCAGTGCAATTTACCTCAATCTCAATATCAGGTAACTGATGCTCTTTTGCATACCACTCAACAACTTCCGCAGCAAGATTGCGACGTTGATTGTCACCAGAAAAGAAAAGTTTCATCAATCGTTGATAGGTTCGGGATACTTGAAAGATTTTAGAATCTCTTGATAATCACGTTGCTCAACTTCATCAAACTCATATTCTTGTTGTTCGAGACAATAAGAAATCAGATCAATTTGGTCGGGAGAAAGTGTAACTTTGAACATTGATTTTGCAAGTGTTGACTTCATTATTTTACCATATTACGTTGCTTTTTGCATATCGTATCAATGTAAGTTCTTGCTGTGATGCAACTACGAAACTTACGAAATTCGTTCTTTGTTCCTAACTCTGTTAGTGCAATGTAACCCTTATTCTTGAAAGGCATTGCGACATGATTACCACATTTACATACAATCGGAGGATGAGGATCAAAGATCTGAGTGTTCATTAGTCCTCCGTTAATTCTTGTTGAAGCAGCATAAATTGTTCTTCCGTAAATTCATCTACGCACTCCTGAATCACCTGATAGATGTAATCATTGTTTCCTACATCATTAAAGATTCTTTCAGCAAGTTCAGGATGTTTGTCGCAGACATAATCATGCTCTCCATCATTATCAACGATAGCACAATCCTCAGCAGTGTAAATCCATGCTGCACAAGGTGCATTTTCACCCTGCAATTCGATCATCTTGGTGATACGATCTTTGACTTGTTGAAGAGTGTAGTTCATGATTCAGACAGAGAGAGTAACAGAAACTTCTTTAATGTTCAGTCCACAAAGTTGATTGTAGACCCGATTATTGATGAGATCGCAGGCACGTTTTGCCTTGCTTTTTTCATGCCAGATGGTAACACATCCGTCATTAGTTTCAACCCGAACGCGATAGTTTTTCATCAGTTTTCCTCCCGAACAGTGATAATGTGAAAGTGAGGATTGTTACGGCGACAAGTAGCAATCGCATCCTCTCTTGTAGGAGCAATGTAACCTAAAAGATCATAGTTTTGATAACCATTAGGTCGGATAAATTCTCCGTAAATTAGAAACTTAGGTTCGTTCATCAGTCGAGTCGGTTGCTGTTCCTTTGACTCTCTTAATATACACGGAATCGGGGTCCGTGGGGAGAATAGTGGACACTTCTAAAACTGGACCAATTTTGTTGTGCTGATGCAGAGCAAAAATGCTAACATGATAACAACATCCCATGACTTAGTTCGGATGAAGAATGGGATTGAAATCATGTCAGCAATTAAGTGCATCATCACTCCAAATGTTACATTTACATGCAACACAACAAAATAGGCAGAAACAACTAGAAATGATCCGATGATTCTGCCTAAAATGTCAATCTTCATACGGCAAGAGCTCCATCAGGAATCGGCACTTCCATGACATTATTAACAGTGTATGGATTAGGGCGAAGATCATGACACACCCATTCACCATTTACAAAGTGATAGGCATATTCACCACCACAATTATTATCCGAATAAATCAGAAACTCATTGAGGTCTTTATGAAGAACAGGCGGGCAATCTTCACCTCGTTGAGAATAGTATTGGGGACCATAAACACCCTTCACGCCAGTATCATCCCAGCGTTCATCTGTCCAGCAACAGGACATATCACCACCATCAATCAGTTCCTCAACAAGTGATTTAGAGTTGTAATGTGTGGTGAGAATACGACCCAACCACTCAGGATAACCATCCCAATGATGATAAACAGACAGAATAGATCCGTCTTGAAGTTGAAGACCAATGCGTGAACGAGTTGCCATAATCAGAAAAGGGAGAGTTGTTGAAAGTTAATATGGTCACAGCAAGAGTCATCGTCTTGCAAATCTATCATGTCGGTATCAACATGCTTCAAGAGTTTGTCAAAGAGATCATTAACAAACTCTCGGTCTTCGTTAGTAATCATCCGCCGAACATTTCATCAAAGAGAGGAGTTTCCTGAAGACGTTGCTGGTCATAAGCATCACGAACAGCAAAGATTTCTTGCTCAACCATACGAACCTCAGCACGTTTCATTTCAAGTTTGTGACGCAATTCGTAGAGTTTCTGATTACGTTCGGTGATGGTCATTTGAGGTCGATTCCTTTGACTCTCTTAATATACACGGGATTGGACCCCGTGGGGAGAATGGTGGACACTTTGACCAACTGGCACAGGGGCAGAGTCAGGGGCAGGGTGGTGAGACTCAAACTAGACTCAAACCGCCCCAGTGATAGCAAGGGTTCTCAAATTATAAACAATGGATTTTCTTGCATTTTGGTTCGGGACGGGTGCTAGGTCATCAGCAACGCTCCCGATGCAGGAAAAAACAAAGTTATCAATCAAGGCAGTATTCTTCGTAATTTTCAATACTACCAAACTCTTCCAAAAAGTAATCCAAAGTAAGATTTTGCTCCTTACAAAATGATACTATTTCATCATAATCTTCCTTGCAATGAAATACTGCTTCGTGCCAATCTGTCTCAACTGTGAATAACTCAGAAGAGCGGTCTTCAGTGATAATGCCGAAACGGGGAAAGTCCATCATTTAACCTCCAACAATAGGGTTGACACCAATCACTTTTGCCTTAGGATTGCGGACACAGGCTGTCTCTCTTGCATCCTTATAATTGCTGGCATAAACTTCTTCGGTGAAGACTTTGCCACCAACGTATAACTTAACTTCCCATTTCATTTTTGATAATACTCCCCGATTGCTTTACTCATTGCGATAAGTTGTTCATGAATCTGATCAACTTCTAGGCGGAGATTCTCATCTTCACCCAGTAAACTCATCAGATCAACTTCACTCCAGTCCTGCGTTTCAATGCCTCCACCGATATACATTGGGGTGTAATATAGTGTGCCCTCACTATCAATGGAATAGGCACAACCTTGCTTGTCAGATGTAAGAATGATCATGATTACCAGATGTTAGTCCAACGAGTGTGATTTGCTTTGGTGATTCTACCTTCTGCCAACATATTGTCGCAGACATTAACAAATACTTGAAACTTTTCCTCTCTAGTAAGAACATGTGGTGCCGCAGTAGTTGCAATCACCTTGAGCATTTGTGCTTTAGAACGAATCATTTTTTGTTCAGAAAGTGTGCTTCAATAATGTCTAAAATCTCACCACATTCATCTGCGGCATCTTCATCAATCAGAAGAGCATAATCCTCAACAGCATCAGCAATCAGTTCTAATTGTCGGTCAGTAAATGTCATCTTACGGATTGAAAGATTGTTGAGTTGGTTGATAGTGTCAGTGAAAAGATCAGTCATCAGAGATACAGGAAAGAACCGTAAGCATCACAAATGTGAGGATTATCTGCCAACTGAGTGATCAGATAGCGGACACCTTTTGCAGGTGCTTTGTATGATGCAGGTTTGTAAACTTCACCAGAGTTCTTGTCAACGAACATCCAGCAAGAACGTCCGTTAAGTCTCTCACCACCGACAAGATAAGACCAAACTTTGATATATTTGCGACCAATTTCCATCTCAAGTTGAGTATAAACAGAGCGACTGGATTCAATCGCATCAACCTTCCACTGATTGTTAAGAACTTCAATCAAACATTCGGTGAGATATGTTGCTTTAAGTTCAGGAGCACAGAAAGTCATAATGTTGCGAATGTGAGTGGGGTTTGAGTAAACTGCTGTCATGGTGCGTTCCCTTGACTCTCTTAATATACACGGGATTGGACCCTGTGGGGAGAATGGTGGACAGTTCTCTCAACCGTCCACCCCCTCCCGCATTTGTTTAACAATTTTGCTCAAATCGTTTGCTACATCAGTCATCGCAGATCGAGAATATCCTGTAGCATAAGGATAACCTTGATCCTCATTTTCAGGTGCTTCATAACAAACATTGATCGCACTATTCAGACGGTCAATGATCATTACCAGTTGATCATCAATGGAGAAAAAAGTATTCATCAGAAAGGATTTGTCCAGTTGTTGTACTGATTTTCGGTAATGTAACCTTCTTTGCAGAGCATGTCAGTGAAGTTATTCCACTTCTCACGCTTAGCAACAACATCACCTTTCCATTGTGGTTCTTGCTTCACAAAAACTTTCCAGTTGTAACGAAACTGCTGGAGAATTGCTGCTTTGGTGTGACGCATGGCGCGAATCCCTTTGACTCTTTTAATATACACGAAACCAAACCCCATGGGGGGAATGGTGGACACTTCAATCAACTGGCACAAGCAAAGCGACCATTGTTAAAGTTTGCGTGAGAGAATTGCATACGATCAACTAACTTAAACATGCCATAATTGTTGGTTCTCACATAACCTTCGCCACCACATTGACGATTGCCGATATATGCTTTCGGTCCATTGTTGCGGCAGAGAGACAACATCTGCATCTTGATTGACTCCACTAGCTTCCACAAACGCAGCACATTTACATCGATTTGATTAGCAAATGCCAGTGCATCTAGCGTGATGTCATCAATATCGAGACCAGCACGAATGATGCTATTAAGTTGTTGCTGAACCTGACGTGATTGCTTGTCAGTCATGAACTCGCAAGTCGTGGACATTTGACGTGCAAATGCAATGACCCCAGTAGGATCAGCATCAAGTTCCCAACAACGTGGCATGACAAATTTGCAGGTGTCAGTGTCACTAGGAGCAGAATCTAGCGGGCGAGCAATAGCATCGCGCAGGTCATTCTCTGCGGTGTAAAGTGTATGTGGAGCAACAATAATCGTCTGCTCAATTATCTCATCAAAGATGTAAGTGATCGTGTTGGGAGTATAAGTATCGTCACCACCAAACCCAATAAAATCACCTTGCACGATAGAATCTGTGCGAGGAAGATTAGCAAAACAAGCATGAAGAATAAGCGCAACTTCACCTTCATGGTTCGCATCAATTTCTTCATGAGAATGATTGATCTTGATCTTTACTTTGTTGAAGACAGATTTGGTTCCGACGAAGAACTTTCCGTTGGCAGGATTCGTCCCCCATACAATAGCGGGACAACCGTCAATTTTAACGCTAAGAGTGCTAGAATCAGTGAACCAATCGAGCACAGTAAGATCACCCGAAAGGATAGAATCTTCTGGATGTTGGAGATGAGTGTTTTTCATGCTTTAATAATGACACAGAATCAGGTCAAAGTCAAGAGGTAGTGGACACTTCATACCACTGTCACACGGTTTGTTTTGTAAAGTAAGATTTCTCTTGCTTTTTTGGCAGCAAATCCGTCTTCTGTTTTCTTCCTACGACCAGCAGTATAGGTGATGTCGAAGTAATGAACCTGCATTGATCTTGATTGATCCTCAAACCAGTCATCATCAGCACGGTTAGCAACAAAAACTAATTTTTGTGCATCGGCAAAGTCTAGAAGGTCCATTAGTGCATCATCCCCAAAACCGTTGCCATAATCTGCAAAACTATCACGATATGGTGGATCAAAGAAGAAAAAACCGTTAGGATCGTTGGTTACAGCATCCTTCCAATCTCCTGATTTGATGGTAACATTCTGAAGTGCATGATGCCACCAGTTGAGCACATCACGATCATAAACTTTGTCCTTCTGGTTCAACAATCCAGCAGGAGTTCCATACCTTCCGTTGGTATTTTTATTCAGTTGGTAGATACCATTGAACCCAGTCTTCATCAAAAAATATAGAGTTGCTGCCTCATATGTCTTGCTCCATTCTTGATACTCCCAGGCATGAAGATGACGGGTATCAAAGTAAAACTTTTTACGATCAACTTTGCTCAGTGGCAGATACTGAGATTCAAGACTGTCCAGACGTTGTTGAAACTCATCTAGGTCAGTTTTGATTGCTTTGTAGATATTCATGACATCAGAGTTGATGTCATTGATCACCACATTCTTTGGTTGGTAAGTGTTCATCACATGGACAAACATTGCCCCACCACCAAAGAACGGTTCGTAGTAATTTTCAAAGGAAGATGGCATAAAAGGTGCATAATGTTTCAGCACCTTTGTCTTACCACCTGCCCAAATAAAGATAGGTTTCATGCAGGGAAAAGAGTATTGATACGCTCGGTGATTACTTCAACCATTATATCATTGATTTCCTCTTTAGTGAAGCAATCGGTGTTGAGGTATGCACTATTCTCACCAGGATTGTATTGATTAAACCCTTGCAGGTGAGCAACATTTAATGCCTTGCCAATCGTACCATCTTCATATGCACCTTCACCAGTGCAGAACGTAACGTAACTCACCTCAGGGTTAATCTTGCGGCAGATGTAGTTGTTTTTGAACCAACGCTCGATGGCATTACCTGCATCCTGCTGTTTCTTACCTTCAAAGACTGCAATCAGCACACCGTTGTAGAACCAAGCACCACCATCAGGTTCGCAAGCACCTTTACCACCAGGAATCTGTTCCTTAGTGAGTTTCTTTTGCAGAGTAAGTTCAGGATATTGTTGCTTCAGTTCAGCAAACACATCCTGCTTCAGATGCTTACATTGCTCATCAAGTTTGCGAGCACGGGCATCAGTGGCAACAGTACCGTTCTGAATACCACCGTTGAAACGATAGATCGTCATAATCAATAAGAATAGGTAGAAAGATTGCGAGCAGGAACATAATAACCATCATCAGGTTTGTTCACATCATAAACCCAGATGATTTCATCTTCTTGTGCTTCGTAAGTCTTGAATCCAAACATTGGAACTAATTTGACCATCAGAGCACCCCAATGATACTCTGTTTCAAAATCAAAAATCATGTGGTTTCCTTTGACTCTTTAATAATACATGGGATCGGACCCTATGGGGAGAATAGTGGACACTTCAACCAACTGGCACAGTCATCGACGAGTATATGTTAGTGTGATTGTGTCTTTCAGATTGCTGATGTTTGTGAGATTGTAACCCTTCAAAAGTTGTGCATTGTCATGATTTGCTCTGGTTTTGATGCGATGACACTCTTTGCATAGTAACTGACATTTATCAACTTCTGGTAGTATTCTTGACAAATCCCAATCAATTATTTTCCCAATAGTGTATAGTTTATCTGCTCTGTTTATGTGGTCAAATTGCAAATTCTCTGTCACACCACAACCTACACATTTCCCACCCAAATGCTCAACAAGTTGTTGTCTCTTTCTTCTGCGTAGTTCTCTAAGTTTTTCTGTCTTATGCTCTCTATTTTGTTTAGACCATTCACTATTCCTTTTAAGTTTTTCTTTCCTGTAAGTTTCATCAGTTTGATATTTGTCTCGGTGCCATTCTGCACCAGTATTTTTATTCATAGAAATGACACAACTAACTTATTTATACAGTTGGGTGTTTTCAATTATCTCCTGACAACAGAATCAAGCAGTTCACCTTTCTCAAAAACAGTATTCACAACATTACGAAGTGCACGTTCGGTAGCAACACCAACCTGAGAATAAACAGGGACAACACAAAGCCCAAACGTCTTGGATTCTGCACCCAGACGCAACACTCGACCGATGGTTTGAGTGAGTTCAATCACATCCATGTTACGCAGGAAGATGACAGTTTCCAGTTCGCTGACGTTGATACCCTCAGAGAGAATAGAGCGATGGAGAACAACAAACTTTTTCTCAGGATCTTTGCCCCATGCGTTCAGAGTGTTGAAGAACTCCTCACGATTGACCTTACGACCATCAACAACTGCACCCGTCTTGGATGTAATGTAGAGGCAGGAATAACCACGCTGAGCAAGTTGAATCGCAAAGTCAGTTGTTGACATCAGATTCATAAGTTGACGGGAAGTCTTGACACAAACCAGAATCTTCTTGGTGTCAGTCTCTTCAATCGTATCAATCACATTCTCAGCATCAGTCTCACACGAAATCATTCGCGTATTCTTGTGCATGGAGAACTGTTTTGCTTGAATACGAGGAGGGATAATGTATCCACCTTCGACTAACTCAGGAGCAGAAACACGAGCAATGATTTGACCATAAACTGCCTCATCATTCATTCCTGGTTTATTGATAGTGACCGAAGTCTTGCGCGTTGCAGTGAAGAAGTAGCAACGATCTGCCTCGTTAGAGAAGAACTCAGTGGCAGGGAAAAAGTTACGCTTGACACTGTTGTGTGCCTCATCAAAGTAGATCGTATTGACCTCAATATCTGACTGCTGAATACGATCAAGCGAATTGTAGGTGGTGAAGATCAATACGTTCTCACCAGCAGTCCGCGCAGTGTTAGCGAACAGGTGAATCTGTGCTGGTTTGGTAGTAGAATAGTGATGCGTCTCACCACTATGAACGTGCATCACATGAGTGTTGGAAGTATCAATCAGTTCCAGAAACTCACTGCACAGTTGTTCTGCCAGCAGAATACGCGGAGCAACAACAACTGTGGTGGTGCCATTGTTGACAGAATCGTGACGATTCTTGGTATCAACAATCATGCACATGGTTTTACCACCACCAGTGGGCACAATCACCTGACCTTTATCATATGCAAGCATACGATCAGTGATGCGCTGTTGATGTGGACGGAGTTGCATTGATTTCCTATCGATGAATGTAATATAGAACAAAAAAAGACCCCTTGCAAGTGGGTGTGTGCCACTACATTAACTGTCGCAGGTCAGTTTCACTATCACATTCATTCTTGTATTGCAACTCATAGGGTGTGAGTGCTTCATTCAATGCTTCAAGTACATTCTCTTTGAATGAACGATACGGAATGAAGATGTCATCATCATCAGTCTTGTAGTCCTGGTGTGTCTCTTTGAACTGACGCTCACATTCATACACAAGATTGGATACAATATCGTTGATCACTTCCATCGTTTGTGGTTGAAGTTGATCCCAGTTGTATCCAGGGAGCATATCATCCTTGACACGATCTAGCAATGCTTTCTTACAATGCCATTGACTATCAAAGATGTGGGTAAATGCTTCCCAGTCGTGTTGGGACTTAAAATTAGGGATGCTCATTTGTTCTTCTCACAATACATGAAATACTTGTATGTTGCTGCCTGATTGGGAGCATATCTTACTATATCACACTCTTTGTATTTGTCAACCACCTCAAATGATGATTCATCGATTGGTGTGTTGTTCATTGATAATGCTCCAATGATTAGTATAGCAATACCAACAACACCAAGAGTGAGTGCTACACCATTACGAAACTCTTTAAATCCTATCTCATGTTCAGTCATTGAGTTTTGCCTCTAGTTTCTCAATTCTACCACATAATTCTGTGATAATGTGGATCAAAGAACGATAGTCAATACTCTCAACATCATCTCCATTCTCCATATCATTATAATATGTGTATAGGAGTTCTTTGGTAAAGTTTCGTTCAGTCATGCTTTGTCTGCCTCCTCACAGGATTTCCAAATGTCATCATATGGGTAGATATACATGTGATACCAACCATTATTAATCTCTTCAAAGAAGGCACAACGATCTATATTGTCGTTATAATGAACAAATCTAAAAGAGATTCCGTTATGCCATGCCCACAACGAGTTATCAATCCAACTTAGTATATTCTTCATCACCCCACCAGTCAGCTACACTGATGTTCACGCTCTTCATCAGTCATTTGCTCCCAGTCACCTTTGATCTTGGGTTCACTACCAAAGGTCTTCTTATAATGAATATTCATTTTAGTCCATTCAGCATCGCGCTCTTTATACTCCTGGTATTTTTTCTCCAGGTCCTCATCCATGGTCAGTTCATACTCAGCACATACTTTACGCTGATCTTCCTCACGCACACAATCATTGAAGACCAATGACATAGCACCAGAGCGGATAGATGCAGGATCCATGCCTACACAGAGCATGAACTTCTCAAATAGTTTGAAATACTGTTTGGCATTGAGATCAGCAGCAGGTGCTGTGATCAGGTAATGCTCTTCAGGGATAAAATCATCACTAGTCCAGGATGATGACCCATATGTGGGAGTGAACGTAGCATCAAATTTAAATTGTACTTCTGCTTCGTAGGTCATGTCCATGCTCTCATGAATAGGTCAAGGGTGAAGAAATCATCAGTCTGGGTCTCTTCTACAAGTTCATCATAGGATAGATCCTTGATGCTGTCAAGGTATTCTTCTGGTGTGGGATCAGTGTCTGGGTCAAAGTCATCATGGCAGAGATGCTCATACTCTTTGACCAATGCAGCAATCAATTGTTCATTAGTGTAGGTCATTTGATGTAACCTTCTTCCTCTAACCATTGGCGCGTGAGAGGGGTTGGCTCATAGACCTCCCACATATTACCCTTGGCACACGCTTCAAGCGCCTCCTGGGTCATTCCAGCGGTCTTTCCTGCCCATGTTGCCTCTGCCTCCCATGGCACTGCTGACGCTGGATAGGTTCGCTCTACCATTTCTCTCCACAGTGGTGGCACGTCCTCTTCAGGTAAAATGATAGCAATCATGCTATTCTTGATGCTACCTGCCATACAATCTTGTGCTGCATGCCATCCTTCATGACGCATTACGCTCATCAATACATGTGGGCGATGCATAAATGCTTTGTTCAAGAAGAACGCATTGCTCACAGTATGGTAGACACCACGATGACCAACTGGAAAGTATCTCTCATCAGCAAGATATACTTTGACACCAATTTGATTGAGTGTCATGAGCATAGTGTTGAACTCTTGTGCCACTGGTGTGAATGCTTCCATGTTCTCATAGTTAGAACTGATGTCTAACATGCTGAACACTTCTTCTACATCTTTTGTACACTCACGCAGTAGCATACAACCCATGGCATCATAAGAATAATAACCATGAGTGATCTTATTCTCATGAGCAGATGCAGTGTTACCCATCAATAGGGTCATTGTCATCAGGGTTTTTAGGATTAGCGAACGTGCCATAGTTGTAAGTGTAATAGAGGAAATTGTTGATGCTACGCTCAATGCCTAGCGATTCTTTCACATCCAACCATGACTGATACTCTAGTTGGAGATCTGGACCGAGTTCAATGCTGACTTTCATAATCAATGATACCTTGCTGTTTAATAGCGTGGAGAAGTTCTGCTTCTTTGCTATGATCGCCACTATTACATGCTTCCATGTATCTGACAATCAGATCACGCAACTCGTCACTGATCTGATGAGAGTTGGAGATAGAGTTCGAAGAGTTCTTCTTCGTTGTAGTAGTGCGTTTCTTCATCTTCTAATTGATTGGGGTCCATCCATTCATAGAATTCATCCGCAAGTGCCATAGCACTATCAATATCATCATTCGCCATATGATGACGAAACTGTTCTACAACATAATCATAGACAAGATCACGTTGATAGGAGAGGCGTTGAACGTCGGTACTCATAGTTTGTTAGCGAAGAGGATGTTTGCGAGGTGATCGTACTGAATGAATTCTACATCATCAGGGAGCAGAGAGACTGCTGCTGCCGCGAAGTCGTTAGGAAACTTCTTGAACAGACGCCAGAACTTCTCTACGCCATCATCATCTAGATCTTCATGCGGAAGAACACGAATCTCCCACTGCCCACGAGTGTATCGGTTAGGATACGGATTGATGAAACCGCAAATGTATTCTTGTAGCATGTTCATTTGACAAATACCTCGTTGAGTTGGCGGTGTTCTTCAGTCAGTTTAGCAATTTGTTGAAGGTGATAAGCGACATGAGCAACATATTCTTGCTCTTCTTCATCAAGTTTATCATAAGCGATGTCGAAACAGTCGTCAACATCAACAGTTTGGTCATCGTAACACGTCATGCCATACATGGTATCATTCGAATGATCCATCGCATACGCATTACCAGCAGCAACGAGATAGAACATGGGAGTGTGGTGAATGAACTACAAGTAATTTAGCAAAGAAAACGCGGAATGTCAACGCTTGTAGAGATAACCACCCGCCCAATCTGCGTTCTCAAGCAACCACTCGCGGTCTTTGATCAGCAGAAGGTTGAAACGCACATGCTTAGCAGGTGCTTTGAATGATGCTGGCTTATACACTTCACCAGTCTTCTTGTCAACAAAGGCATGAACACTGCGGGAAGCAGGACGATTGTTGTTGGGAACTTCCATGATGATCTTGTGATACTTGCGACCAGATTCGATCACAAACTTATACACAGGAGCATCATAACCACCGACTTTGCCATGGTTACGATCCTTGAAGTTCTGCTCCAGGGCATCACACAGCATGAGAATATACTTGCGAATGTTCAACTCGATAGTGTTACGAGCATCAGCGGTGGCGCAGAACTCAGCGAAGGATTCGGACTTGGTGATGGTGGTGGTCATGTCGTTGTCTGAACTGATGTCAGTATAAAGGGTCTTGGTGGGGTTTGGGAGACTGATCATGCCACTTCGCTCGCTGGCACACGGGACACGGTGAGACGCTTGAAGTTATACTGTCTCCAGGAATCACATGCCTCATTCACCATACGATTGTGCTGACGATCCATGCCCTTGGCAGTCTTGCACTTGCGCTCCTTGCGGAAATAGATGATGGGGATCTCGGTCTCGGGCATGTCGATCTCGATCTTGTAGTGAGAGTAGGTCATGGGTGGTTCCCTTGTCGATGTCCTTAGTATAGGGCTCAGGAGAGCATTTCCATTGCCTCGTAGGACAGTTCCTCAACTGGCATATCCTTCTCGATCTCGATCACGTCGTATTCTTCTTCGATCTGATCCAGGAGCCAGCGGTCGAGCATTACTTCATTCATTGTTTGTTGTTAGTAAGGTGTGCTTCAATAATGTCAAGGATCTCGCCACATTTGTCTGCGAGATCTTCATCAACGAGGACACCATAGTCCTCTACTGCTTCAGCAATAATGTCTAGTTGTTCATCGGTAAACATAATTGCTCGAAATTAATGTGGTCACAGCAAGAGTCATCATCCTGCAGATCTAGCATGTCAGTGTCAACATGCTTGAGGAGTTTGCCGAAGAGAAAGTCAACAAACTCTCTATCTTCTTGAGTAATCATTTGGCGTAGCGACAATCAGGATGAGGTTGAGGTAGAGCAGCACACGCTTGATCGTATGCTTCAAACAGTTTGTAATCGCGTTGTGCTAGAAATACATTGTAGGATGTAATACCAGCAAAAGCGAGAATGATCCAGAAAGCGTAAGTCTTCATCAGAACACGTTAGTCCAGCGAGTGTGGTTTGCTTTGGTGATACGTCCTTCTGCTAACATGTTATCACACACATTACAGAAGACTTGGAACTTCTCTTCACGGGTGAGCACATGCGGTTGAGCACATGTGGCAATCACCTTGAGCATTTGTGCTTTGGAAGTGATCATGGGTCGTTCCCTTGACTACCTTAGTAGTATAGCGTCTCAACCCTCGTCGTCGAAGGACTTGAGACAGTTCTCCAACTGGCACATCATCTGAATGTCGTCCATCTGGTTCAGTTGAGCAAGTTTGGTGGTAAGTTCGATGGGAGCATCCATCATGAGATCGATCAAGAAATTGACCTGAAAGGTGGTCAGATCAAGCGAACGGGTTTCCATAGGTCTAAGGGGTTAGAGGGGTGTTACAGGCGATCCTAGAGGGGTCTCAGGACATGCTGATCTTAGACGATCAGCAGCGATTTGGCAATAGTGCTCATCCGAGTCAATTCCAACAAAGTTTCTATCAATTCCCAAAGCAGCAACACCAGTGCTGCCACTACCACAGAATGGGTCAAGCACCGTAGAATTGACAGGAGAATAGATTTTGATAAGATACTCCATCAAACTTACTGGTTTGACTGTAGGATGATCGTTGTTTTCTCCTTTCTCTTTGCGTGTGGCACGAGGGGCATAGAAATACTTTTGATGCTCATGTTGCACCTCGCCAATAATATTTGATGGGTAGCGTCCATCAGGATTTGCGTCTACAGTTCCATACTCTTTCTGTGTGCCTGTAGTTTTACCATCCTTACCAAATGTGCGACGTTTAGCACCTTGAGCAACCCAACCAGTTGGTGGTTTCTTATCCCACGGAATACGAGTGTTAGTTGTATCAATCATTCCGCATCCCCACTCCTCAAAGTTATCCTTGAGCGTACCAGTGTATGGTTTTTGTGCTACAACAATGGGTTCATGTGCTGGTTTGAGTTTATTATACTTTGGCATCTTAGTGGTGGTCATCCACATAATCTGATCCTTGATCATAAATCCCGCATCTTCTACATTACATGCGAGACGATGATACAATTCAGGAGAGCAGAATGCCAAGCAAAATGCTCCAGGACGCAAAGTTCTATAAACTTCACGCCATACTTCTACACTAGGAACAGAATGATCCCAGTGTTCCATACCCATACCATAGGGAGGATCAGTAATACATGCATGAAAAAAGTTCTCCCCGTAAGTGGGGAGAACAGATTGACAATCACCAGCTAGGATATTAAACATCAGTACATCTTAATCATTTTGGTTTCACCAGCAAATTCAGGAAACGCTTCATACATGGGCAAAGTACCAGTATTATTAATATAGATTTTGTGGTATGCTTCACCCATCATTTTCATGTAGTCACCAACTTTACAGATGAACATGCGACGTATCTCGTCTGCTTGCTTAGAATCAATCTTACCAGATTTCTTCAAAGAAAACAAGACCTTCATGGGACCATTTTCATTAAGAACATGTTGTGCCCACTTAGTCGCTACTTCAGAGGCACCACGACCTTCATCTTGAGCAAGAATAACTGGAACATCATTGTTACCAATGTAATCATAGATGTCGCTAGAAGATGTAACCCACTCTTGGAAAGTAGAATCTACATATTCTTTCATAAAATCAGCATCCCATTTCTTACGCTCAGGTGTAAACCCACCTTTGTGTGCTAAACGACGAACGATAGCATCACGGGTTTTAGAATGAACGTGATATGATTCAACCTCATCACGAATAGCATTCTCTTCCTTTTCAGGAGTAGCAGCATTAGCAATGGCAACAGAAATGTCAGAGTTTTCATCACTGAGATCAAACAAAATGCTCTCAGTGATGTCGATCAAATCATTACGAGGATTAGATGCGTAACGCTTACGATTAGCTTCAGCATTAGCCCACTTACGAAGTTTGCTAAGACTGATGTCAATAACCCAAGCAATAATATGGGTTTGACCAGCAAGACGAGCAGCGTAAAGGCGATGAGTTAAATTAGCAATGCCATAGATTCGCTCTACGCCATCAGAAGAAATACTCATGCCTTTAAACTCTTTGGGAAGACGGAATACCGCTCCTTGCATTAGAAGAGGGTCCCAATTCTTGTCACACATATCCTTGGCGATCTCATCAACAGTGTCTCTGTCAAGATCTTCAGCAGCGCGAGTTTGGAATCCGCGAGGATGAAAGTTGCCGTAAATATCTGTAATACCAGAAAGATCGTGGATCTGACGAATATCAATCAAGACAGGATGTTTTGAAACTGCCTTACCGTAACCATTAAGAATGGTATTGATATGAGGACCTTTCTTACATGCTTCAAACAACGCAGTGTTGAAACAAAGGTTTTCGTTTACCTCAATGTCAGTGTTCAAATTGAGAATCTCTTCTAAAGTTTCCATTACCAGTTATAATTAAGAACGTTGGATTCGCACATCTGACGGTCAGAGTGCTTGAAGTAGTTGGTGCGCTTCCAACCACCAGACTGAGTGAACATGTTGCGGATGTAGAAGTTAAATCCACGGTTGTCATCTTGCCACTCAGGCATTGCCTGATACTTATCAAGAACTGCGCGAAGTTCTTCAATCAGACAAGCAAACAGTTCACGCTTGCGGTTAGAAACAACATCTTCAGCAAAATAAATGGTGGTCTCGTTATACTTGGCAGAACTGAAAACATACACAGTACCTTTCTCAGGAAGACCACCGTTGTAAGTTGGATGCGCTTGCTTAGAAGACTTACACTCAATGTCAACAGTCTTGCCGCTGTCAAGTGTAACACGAAAGTCGGGAGAGTTTTGAATACCGTTAGGTTGTGCCTCGTATTTGATGTTATGCTTGATCAGCAGTTCTTCAACTTGCTGCTCATGGAGAGGATTATCTTGAGAGTTGGTCTTGTAAGGGAGACGGAGAATGTCTTGGAAAAATTGTTGCATTGTTTTTTACCTTTGAATGTCTCGGACTTAATTGCCCGTTGTACAGTGGAGTCTTTAAGGGCGCTGCCTTTCCCATGAACTTAATATACATGAGTTGGGGGTCTGTGTCAACCCCCTAGTCCAGTCTGTCAACTGTCACTAAAGATTGGGATGATGTCCGTCTTTGCGTGTTCAGTTTTGTTAATGTGTTGTTCCCACATTGCGGCGTCTTCCAAATTGTAAAAGATCGCTTCTTGGCGGGCAGTTCCCTTTTTCTTGTTCTTCATCCAAACAACTGCGTATTTCATGCCAAAAACTAGGATAAACAATGAGTGTAGAGTAATGACGACCCCACCGCGAGTTTGCTGACTCTGGCAGTGGAATGTCTTTGAATACTATACTAACGTAGTATTCACTGATGAAAGAAATATAACCTGTAGTACCTCGATATTCTACAGGTTGTAACATTTCAAAATCAATCGACTTCATCAAATGCTTTGCGATTCTTGTTCTCTGGTTTAGGAAGACGGAACATCTCTTTGAGATCGTTCAGATCATTTAATTGTTTTTGAAGATTGTCAATTTGTGCTTGTAAGATCTGGAAGTTATGATCATTATTGTTTTGCATCATCAACATATTGTTGATTGCTGTTTTAAAATCTTCTTCAGTCATGATTCAATAGCGGTGAGGTATTTTATCTAGTTGCCATTTTTCAGCAAGTTCGGGGTCAATGTCATCAACAACGCGATGACCCATCATGAGTGATCTGAGACCAGTGGCACGATTAAGAGCAGTTTGATGATACTCAATCACATCATCAATACATGATAACATCTCCTCATACACTTGTCTAGAATCAACTCCGTCATCTTGGAGGTAATCGTCGATAGCATCCTGCATACGATCTTTACGTTGCTTTGAATATTCTTTTTGCCAGTGATCATCTGACAATTTAAATTCTGGGCGTCCTTCAATAGTCATTAGTATTGTTCTCCATCACGAACTTTGGCGGGGGCATGAGCAAGGTCAACAAAAGTCATAGCAAATTCAGAGTATATGCTGGGATATGTAGTAAAACACAATCCTACAATCGCAACAAAAAAAGATATCGTCCAGAAATGCCTCATAATAACTGGGTATTGAGTACAGAGACATTATACCATTTTCTGGATTCTTTTTTCAAGTATGTGACAGTTCAATCACTGTCCACAGCATCAACCGATTCAATGTCGCATACAGGAACCTCATGCTCACCAGCAATGATGTACCAGTGCATTAACTGTCCATGATACTCTGGATGAGCAGGATAGTCTTCTGTATACTCTCTTTCGCCAACATATACTAATTCAGACTCTGGAATTGAAAAATCTCGCAACATAGCTTGTAATTGCATATGCTGTAATTCTACTTTGGTTGGTACTTTCATGTTTTGGTGGCATCTTAGCAACCATAACAGAAGGTCAGGAAGTTGTCAAGTCCTTAAACTTTTCAACTTTAAAGTGTAAAAATGTTGTATTATTTACTACTCCAGTTTCATCAATATCAAAATCTAATGTAAAGTATGAATTACCAGTACAAACAGATCTAATAAATGCTGCTTGTTCTGATGTGATAATATGAAAATCAGTATTGTCAGTATATGGTTGAGAGTAAAAGTTCAAATACATATCAACCATTGAATTCCTATCATCAAAGATTTTCACCATTCCTTTACCAAGATAATTCCTATCAGCACAAAGGTCATATCTTGACGTTAAATGATAATTAATATCATTAGAGTCAGGACGAAATGCTACTTCCCCTCTAAAGTTATCATGCATTTTGCTTGGTATTTCATTAATATTGTTCAAAAATTCATTATCATTGTATTCTGAAAGATTGTATGTTTTATCACATACTCGGACAGAATATAATGACATGTCTTCATTATAAACCAAACCAGTAATATAAGTATCTGGTTCAGCAGTAACATCAGTCATTCTTTCAATATGACTTTTACAATTATTTAATTCTGGTACTTTTATTTCATCAATAAATTTATTCCACAAGTGATAGTTGCTAATTGTATTATATCTAATCTCTTTTCTTGCGAAGAAAGAAATAATCTCTCCAGCATTATGTTCCACATACAATTCATGCATCCAATTGTAATTAGGATCAGTAGTATTGACTTGTTCAAAGTCAAAATATAAATTCAATTTTTCTTTTTGAATATCACTCAACGAAGGAAGATACCTAGAATTTTCTAGAGAAGTAAATCTCCTAGGCATCATCTCAATGGTAGAGATCTTAGTCTCTGTGTTGAGATCATACCTATCAGCAGTAAAGTAATTTTCAGAAAATATCATTATTCGTTATTTCCGATAATTTGCCCAGAACTATTTACCAGTGACCAGTAAATATAATTTTCTGGTGTTGTCGTTGTTGCTTGACTTGCTGGTAGCGATGATTCTACAAAATTTAAAGTATCCTGAATATCATCAATTTCTAAAAATACATGTTCAGATTGCTTAAGAGCAGTCCACATGTCTAATGGAAGAATATTCTCATAAGCATCATATGAAGCATTAATAGCATCAACATTTGTGCTATTGTTCCACCCATAAGATCTTAAATAGAGAATTGCTTTGCCCTTCAAGGCAGCATATCTCTCTATAAAGTTATCAAAGTAGAATAAGTCGTAGTTAGTGTTCATTTTAGTAGCAATTTCCAGGCAATAGTTACACGAAGACCAGTGAATAATCTCGATACTCCTTCAGCCATATGAGATATTTCACCAGGGAAACAAATAGCTGTGTTGGGGTATGGATCATAATATTCGTATTGATTATTTAAATTGAATATAGTTTTTCCACCCCATTCTGGCATCCACCTCTCATTAGCATAATAAAGAAATGTTCTTTCACTAGAGTCATACCAATCAACATGAAAGTTACCCTGCGTTCCAAATGTATGCCCATTAGCATACACATGATATAGTTTATATTCTCGCTGAGTTAACTCCTGTATCATATTTAGAAGATGTTCAGTATAGAAAGAGTCATCACTTAAATCTTTCATCCAGAATGGATAACCACGTCGTTTATCTCCAGGTGGATAAGAACCATGACCAAATTGCCAACCCTTATCTGCCATGTCTTCATGTATTTTCTTCACAACATTAGAAGAAAAAACATTATTATATCTTTTTATGGGTTTCATTTTTCCATCCATACTATAAACACATCTCTTCTCCCAGATTTTACTTCATTTACTCTATGAAGTAAATCCCCTGGATATATAATCGCTTTCCCTTTTTGCAGTTTTATTGGTATCTCTTCACCATCATTAGTTATTACTAATTCACCACCATCATAGTTATCACTCAAAAAACAAGTCATACTATAATCTGGTCTCACACCACCACATGGATTGGCATCATAATGATCATCATATTTACCACCAATATCATACTTGACAAAATATATCTGTGATATTTTTGATACAAATGAAATCTTATCAAGTATGATCTCCCTACAATACATGTTCAAGTCATAATTACCCGAACCATCAAACACGGTTTGACATACTTTTTCTACAGTAAGATTACTCTTCTTACCATCTTCGAATTTTAGATACTTAAAATACTTTGTAATATATTCTAATTGTTCATTATCTAAAAGATCAATCTCACAGATCATAATTCAGATTCATCGGTATGATATTTACTCCAATTGACTGGTATCTCTTCATCTACTCTTAGAAGTCTCATTAGATCAATAAGTTCTTGAGAGATTTTCTTTCTATTAACAACACCACGCTTAGAAAGATTATAGATATTTTCTTCTCTACTTCTCATGAAATCTGATGATGCTTCAGAATCATGTCTTACCCATTGTTGGGTATCATTTTCATCCATGAATGCTGGTGCTGGTGTTACACCATCTTCCAACATATCATTTGGATATAATTTTCTATAATTTTTAGGATCTAAAGGAAATAACAATTCATGAGTATACTTGAAATATTCTAATCCAGATCCATTAAATCTTTCATCTGTTGGAGCAGGAACAGTATTCTCACGAATCCAAGATCTCCACGCAATCCATCTATCTCTTTCTCCATCATAACTTTCTGTGACATCAGGGAGAACTCTCCAATCAGTCATTTGAAGCAATGCTTCCTTTTGTCTCCTGAGTTTATACCACCTCTGATCAAGTAATACAATATTTTGATCTATTGATTCTACTTTTGCTTCAACTTTTAAGTCTTTAACTTCTTCAACTACTTCGAAAAATCTTTGTAATAATTGATAGAACTCCTCTGCTTGAGCAGTAGTTCCTCCCTTGTACTGATATGATTTGTAAAAATATGTTTCTGTTTCAAAATTATAAGTTTTCTCAGATCTCTGGCAAAAATAATTACCGTCACTAAAGTATTGAAAAAACTCTATTCTATCTTTATCAGTGTGCCAAAATTCGGGTACTTGTTCATTTAGAAACTTATTCTTCAAAGTTTCATCCATTTTATACTTTTTTGCGCCTGGAGCGAGAAAATCAACACCACCGTCTGGTAGTGGTAAAATGGCATTATTAATAAAATCTATCTCTAGAAGTAGTTTTCTTGCTTCCATGGTTGTTACTTACCTTTAATGTACCATCCTGTCAAAATATATTTATCCTGAGTAAACACGGTATTACCTTTGTGAGTGTGAGTAAAACCACCTGGCCAAATAACAATCGTCCCTGCTGTAGGTCTAATTCTTCTTTTTTGATACAAAAACTCAGTCTCTGCTTCACCTTCTGGCATGTCATTTAGATAAATCATCCATGTCAACTCTCTCGCCGCATGTGCAAGATCAGCATTTTCATGATGCCATAAATGATATCCACCACCAGGAGGAGTTTTTTGTGCTTTGATGTCTGTAGAAATTAAAGCAGATCTTATTAATGCCTGATACTTATTAACATAGTGTCTAACACAGGATTTTAGAACTGAATTGATTTGAGTGACAAGTTCTCTATTTGCATAATTAAGCAAAAATGACTTATCATCTCTATTCATTTTCCCATTGTAATACATATACGACTCATGAACTGGTGTTTCATCTTCTAGTATATCTTTACTATCTTTCTGTAGGATTGCTTCTTCAGTATATTCACTATCGACAATATTTAAATGACAACCAATGTCCATCATCGAGTCCATATAGTTGATGATAGTATCACATAGTGGTTTTGGCATAAAATTGTGCCAGACCCCAATAAAATCATCAAACTCAAACTTTGTAATTTTTGGGTCGAGCATCAATTCAAGGGGACGATAATCAGGAAGTGATGACATAAAATTCAATATGCTTTAATGATATATTTAGTCTTGTGGAATGGGTTGATAATAGGAACTTGTCTCTGTGGTCTCATAGTAACAATAGGAGTTGGTTTCTTAAAACTACTCGTAAACTCAAATAATCCATCAGTCATGTCCATAAAAATATCATTTTGTGTAAATGTAACTTGAATATTTGTAGCAGCACCTCCTTCCCCTGCTTGACCGACAGCAGTAACTTCAAACATTCTATCACCAGTACCGTCAAGATTATTCCACCATTCTACAGTAAGTTTATCACCAACTTGATAATTTTGACCAGAACTAAGAATTAAATCAACTTTATATCTTGTATCTCCATATGGAAAATTACCATTTATAGATGGCCATGGAGTTGCTGTCCATCGTATCCTCGCTCCAGATCCATTTTGTGGTCCTGTTTGATCAGCAGAATAAATCAAATCATCCTCTCTCGTAATTGTATCATCTGGACTCGTCCAATAACCATTTGGATCTCCAGTATCAGGTCCACCAGCAATACGATATGCCCAATCACCAATGCCACGGTTTACATATGCTCCACCATCATCCCTAGCACCAAATTCATCTCGTTTTGTCCATAATCTAAATGTTTGAATTGATCCCTCAACACCAGCACCAAGACCACTACCAAACGGATCTGCTTGTGATCCAGCACCAGATAAATTACCACCAGTAAAATCAGTTTGTGGATTTGGAACAGAATTTTCAGTAATTAAATGGGAGTGAGATAAAGTATTACCAGTCGCTGGGGTATAATTATCAATTCTAAAATTGACTGGTTCTGTGTCTATAACAGCACATTGCTCTGGTCCACCGCCACTACCTACATCTTGTAAACTTGCTGAATCTAATTCAGATACAGGAGATGTCCACCAAACTAAAAATTCAATTGCGGGCACTTGATAATCATTTTGTGGTTCACCCCAACTTGTGTCCCCATTAAAAGGATTATTTTGATTTCTTTGATCACCAGTGGGTAAATTCTGTATAATCCAGGTTCGTAAATCAAAATCTCCTCCATAATATACTTGTAGTTCCTGAGCAAAATTAGTAATAGTACCAAGCCAGGTTTGCCATGCTCCAATCGTCATCTCAACATCTTCTGCTCTATAATCTCCTGATCTACTATCTGAATTTCCTCCAGGTACTCTTGATCCAGTTCCAAACATAGCTTTTTGGGGGTTCCATGGAATGAGAGGTTCCCCGCCGTCACTTTCAACAACAGCACTTATAAAAGCATGGTTGTGATTGGGTGCTGCGACAATAACATCATTTAAAGGTCCAATTTGTGCTGTAACAAGACCATTAATACTAAATGTAACACTATCAGTAATAGTTTCAAGACCTTCAAGTCTTACTGTTCCAAGAGAGAAGAATTGAGAATTCAATCCACTAGTTGAGGTTGGTGGTCCTTGAATTTGTTCCAAAGGTTGAACACCAAATGAGTCTACTTTATCAAAATACCAATATCCACCCTGTGCTCCAACATCAGTAATTCCTTTCCCTGATGTTGAAACTGGTAAGAATGCCGAATTGCCCCTAGAAGAATCTACAACACCAACTCCACACAATCTTCTATTTCTGTAATCTGGTAAATTAAAAGATCCTGTATATGTTATAACTCCTTCTTCTGTTTCATTTCTAATACCATTACCACCATAATTATTTCCTATAACATCAAATAAAGGACCGTATTGAGCTGCGTCTAATGATTGTCCCTCGCAAACAATAAATCCAGGATATCTAGATGCCAAAGTTCCTTGCAGGTTTCCATAGTCAGCAACACCTTCTTTCAAGATTGGTAAGACAGTTCCTACCTGATATCCATCAAATTTCTCAGTTTTTTTACTATACCAAACACCTAATTGTGCGGCACTTGGAGGTACTGCAGCATATGTTCTAACAGTCCATGTAAATGGATTATTGGAAGATCCTGTGCCAACACTAACTTCTGTAAATTCAGGAGTATTTAATTGTGTAGCTGATTTAATGACCAGATAAAAACTACTATTTACTCTAGGATCAAATGTTCTAGGACCAGCAACAGGAGTATCATAATCTATCGATATTAATGCATCATATCCACTAAGAACTTCAATAGTAATTGGTCTATTGATGCCACTCACTGTTATAGGAGCACTACTTACAAATGTATTTGGGATTTGATTGTTTCTATCAGTTGGTGGTGTAAATACTGCTGTAGTGTCGGGACCAGTATTTGTTACAACTGTCCATGTAGCTATCTGTCTAGAACCAACTTTAATAGTAGCAGTAACATTATCACCAAATGTAGCAGATGATCGTGCGTAAAGTGTAATTATATCACCATTATCAACCGTTGCTGGAAACACACCAATAGAACCATCATTAATTTTAATCTTTACTTCAGATGCTGTTGTTTGATCATCAACCAATTCAACCTGAACAGGAATTCCCAATCCTGTTAATCCACCAACTGGTCTTGGATCTGATGGTTGTAAAAAATCTTCAATCGCAGCAGGTATATCAGGAAAACTAAAAGAATTTGGTGTTGTAGATGGATTAGCATCAGTTGTCACTGACCATGTATCTCCTCCAGAAACATCAGCGATTGACAAATCTGTTGCTGTTGGAGTAAGACCTGTGCCAGCACTAAGAATTCTTAATTGTAAATAATCACCATTTTGAATAGTTCCTTGAGTACCAGTAAATAGAGTATCTGATAGAACAGTAAATCCATCATTATTTGTAAATGTGTTACCAGTAGTACTTATCCCATACTGACCACCATTTGTCATGCTAATTGGTCCTGGTGAATTTAATCCCTGAATTCGTATGACTTCACTATAACAATAAGTATTTGATGGTTGATCAATTAAATCTGTATAATCTGGAAATGGTTCTGGTTTATTCTGTGGTACTGCTTTGGTAGTTATTCTCCATGTTTCGTTCGACGTACCAACAGCAAGAGTTAAACGTAATGGAGTATTGTTAAATGGAGATGTTGTTCCACGAATTTGTATCTTCGCACCGTTTACAACGGTTTGTGATCCATCAGTATGAATCCACCCCGTATCCCAAGTGCCATCACCATCATAATCAAAACGAATAGAATAATCAGCAGTTGTAGATCCAATATTAGAAGTTAATGAAACCGCTGCTTGAGTAGTATCAGTAAGACCAGTGATCGTAGTTATTGTCTCTGCAGAACGAGTACCATCAGCCCAAACATACATTGTTGAAAGTTCTGCATCTTCAACATTAGTAAAAGGAAAAGGATCTGGAGTAAAGTCCTGAGGAACTGTTATGATACTCCAATATTGTGTTAAATCACCAATCTGAATGGTAACTGTCTGCGTGGTAGCCCACGTAGAAGGTGCCTTAAATTTAAACTGAACATAATCACCCTCTGACACATAAAGCGGGTCATTAGCAGCAGCATATGAATAAACCATTCGTTCCTACAAAGGCGTCCAGTATTAGTTATTTATTATAACTGTCGAACATTCTCCCAGACACCCTCATCATTTACTTGTACTTGAATCGGGAAATTGGCTTTAATTTCCACATCAATATCAATATCATCGACTAATAATTTTTCACTTAAAACATCAGTCTCTGGTGTTATAACAGGTTCCTGATTTGCTATCAAATCATCGCTATCTGGGGGATTTAAATTTTCTGGTGTATCATCGATATTAATAACGACAACATCTGAAGAATTTACTGTACCTCCATTACCAGTTCCTTCAATGGTGTAACCAACAGTGAGTGGTCCCCTATTTGTATAGGGTATTGTAGTAGTATAAGTGGAAGTAACCTCAGTTGTTCCAACATTCTGTTCTGCTGAATTTGGACGAGATAGTTGTACAGGATCTCCAACAACTGTAACTCCTTCGAGATAATAATAAGTTGGTGTTAAAGTTAACGAAGTATTTGTATAAGTAGCCGTATATTCAATTGTTCCTTGTGTTCCATAATCTAAAGAAGTAGGATAATCAACACTTAAAATTGGTAATTGATAAACAGTTACCGTTATTGATGCTACAGGACTAGTACCACCCAATCCAGAAACTCTACCAGAATATGTTGTTGACACGGTTGGTGTTAAAACTACAGAACTATTCAAATTTGTATTAGTAATTCCACCCGTTATCCAAGTAATCGTATTAGCATCACCAGTAGTATTCCAACTCAATGTAACTGATTGTCCGACAACAATTGAAGTTCTAGATAAAGTAAGATATAAAACAGGAGGAATATAAACAGTTACCGTTAATTGTGCATCAACCGCAGTTACACCATCCAATCCAACAACGGACAAAATATATGTTGTATCATCAGCAGGAGATACTGTTAGACTACCATTTGGCATGGTAACACTAACATTTCCAGGATTTATTACTCCTGTTGTAGTAAATGAAGTTGTCCAAGACAATGTTGTTGTATCACCAGAAATAATTGGATTTGGAGAAACAGTGAAACTATTAATTACTGGATTTGCCAAATCATATTGTACTGTAACGTAACCATTTCCAGATATCGTATCACTGTTTGTGTAACTTATGTAACTAGAATTATACCAACTAGAACCACCACTGCCACCACCAGAAGGATAACGTCCTGCGCGATCATCTGCGCCTTCTCTACCGCCGCCACCACCAGGAGATCCAGCGCCACCACCGCCACCGCCACCACCATCAAAACCTTGAGATGCTCCTGTGCCACCACCAGATAAGGATCCATTTCCACTGTTCATACCTCCAGCATTACCACCATTCCCTCCTCTAAGAAAACCATCGGGATGAGATCCACCACCAGCTCCTCCGCCACCTCCTAAAATAGCTATACGACCACCAGCAATACTATCAGATAGAGTAGTAGCACCGCCACCTCCACCGCCTCCACCAGAGCATCCCTGTGGTCCTGTATTACCGCCTCTACCACCAGAAGCAGCTCCAGACCCACCATTTCCTGCGCCACTTCCACTTACACAACCAAATCCATTTTGTCCTTGATTTCCAATAACCCAACTAACTGTTCTTGAGGTATAATTGGGAAATATAAATGTTGTTCGACGACCGCGACCACCAGTTCCGCCTGGGTTACTATCATTTCCACCATTCCCACCACCACCAGCAGCTGCTGTAATTCTGATATTCTGAGCATTAGAAGGAATAAACTTACTACCATTGCCACTATAAGTTTGATTGAAAGACATTATAGCTCCCTCACATTTTCCCAAGTACCACTGTTATTTAACTGTACTTGTATTGGATAATCAGCTTTAACTTCAACATCAATGTCTATATCGTCAATCAAATACTGTTCAGTTAAAACGTCAGTATCTGGTGTTACAACAGGTTCTTGATCTGCAAGTAAATCTTCACTATCTATTATATTAAGATTTTCTGGGGTTAAGTCAATAATAATTGGTACAGTAGCACTAGATGCTACAGGTCCACCATCACCAGAACCAGAGATAACAAAAGCAACAGAAATTGGTCCCCTATCAGTATAGGGTATAGTCGTAGTATAAGTATCAGTAACTTCAGTTGTTCCAACACCAGACTCAGCTGAGTCACCTTTGCTTAAATTAACAGTATCACCAGTCACTTCAACATCATCTAAGTAATAATATGTTGGCGTTAAAGTTAAACTGCTATTGACATAATTACTAGTGTATTCAATAATTCCTTGTGTATTATAAGCAATACTAGTTGGATAATCAACAGTTAGAGTTGGTATTTGAGAAACTCTAACTGTCACTGAAGCTGTATCACTAGTGCCTCCTAATCCAGTCGCATAACCAGAATATGTTGTGGTAACTGTAGGTTCCTCTTCACTTTCACTAGTCAAATTTGTATTGCTAATGCCTCCCTGAGTCCACACAAAGTTATCTGCATCACCAGAAGTTGACCATTCTATCGTGACTGAATTCCCAACAATAATTGATGTTCCAGGATTAGCACTAATTGTAACTGAAGGTCTAGTGTAAACAACAATTTCCACACTATCCTGATTACTACCACCAGCATTGGTCGCTTCGAAAGTATATGTTTGTGTTGATGTAGGACATACTGTTGCTGTTCCACTAGATCCTGGATTATTAACATCAGTTAAAGTAAAAGTATCTCCACCAGAAGAACTCCATGTTAATGTAGAGCATCTATCGTCTTGATCACCACCAACAATAACAGTTGTTGGATTGGCGTCGAGACTTACTGTAGGTTTATCTGGAACTGTTACAGTAACAGTAACATTTGCTGAAGCGGATATTCCTTCAGCAGTTGTTACTGTATATGTGTATTTTGTGGTTTGACTGGGAGTAACTTTAAATCCATTTGCGGGACTATTAGCACCTGGACTAGCAACAATAACATTATTAGCGCCATCCGTTAAAGTATATGTTGATCCATTAGAAGAACTCCACGTCAATGTAGAACCGTTTGGATCACCCAATACAAATGACGTTGGCGAAGCACTGATACTAGCAGTTGGTTGAGCTGGTGGAGGAGATCCTATAGAAATAGTAACTGAATCTTCAGCAGTTGTACCGTCTGCAGCAGTTACTATGTAAGTATATGTGGTTTCTACAGTCGGACAAACTTGATAACCTGTTGTGTTACTGGCACCTGGATCAGAATTAATAACAACTCCATTAGCTTCCAAACTATAGGTGCTTCCGTCAGTAGAAGACCAAGTTAAAAGAGCACATCCTGGTGGTATAACGCTAGAAACATCTGAACTAATAGATGCGGTTGGATTGCCTGGCTCTGCTATTGTTACTTTTATATCAGAATTAACAGTTCCTCCTGGTCCTGTTACTTTATAATTGTAAGTTGTAGTTTGTGTTGGTGTAATAGCATAAGACCCACTACTACCTGGATTTGTGTATATAGAATCTCCACCTTTGACTTTTAATTCATATGAATATTGAGGTTCTTCTGTAACCTCAGTAATTTTAATTATTCTATCAGCAGACTGAAAAAAATCATTATTCCATATAGCAGGAGAAAGAATATCACCAACAGAATATCCAGTGCCACTTTTCGTAACTCTATTAATTACAATTTTAGTATTTCTTGCTTTAGGTGGACTATCATCATTCGTCAAAGGGTAGAATGATATATTCATCTTTATATTGGAACCATTTCCACCATCCATATCATAAGTGCCAGAAATAGGATTAGCACCAAAACCATCAAATTGTGTACCACCTTGCCTGAGTTGCCACCCTGTAAAATCACTATCAGATCCATTATAAGTAGAGTCTGGTGTAGCGGCACGACCCATAGGTTCTAAACAGTAATTAGTATCCCATATACCACTGCCGTCACCAATGGGACTACCACTATTAAGATCAACTTTATATCTTCCATCCCATCCACGAAGTTTTCCAGCAGGTGGGTGATTATCGATTTTAGCATCACCTTCCCAACTCAAAGTAACTTCTGTTCCTGCAAAAACAGTAATATCATTAGTGCCATTATTTACTTTAAGAAGCGCAGTAGGTTCTTCAGTAACTTCCTTTATTCTAAAAATGCGGTCAGCAGAATCAATAAAATCATCATCCCATATATCACAAGAAATAACATCACCAACAGAATATCCAGTGCCATAATTTAGAATTTCATTAAGTATAATTTGTGTATTTCCTGCTTTGGTATTATCTGAATTTCTAAGAGGAGCAAATGTCAAATTCATCCTCAATCCAGTTCCAGTTCCACCAGTCATATCATAAGTGCCAGTAATAGGTTCAGCATCAAAACCATTACTAGATGGATCTATAGTTTCCCAACCATCATTAGGTGAACTAGATCCACCTAAACTTGGTCCTGGTGTAGCGGCACGACCCATTGCCTCCCCGACTTGATTCAGATCCCATAGTTCATCAGAAGTGTTACCAAGAGAATCTCCACTATTAATACCAACTTTATATCTCCCCTCCCATTCAAGAACTTTTCCGATTGCCATTATAGTTCCCTCACGTTTTCCCAAGTACCATTATTATTTACTTGTACTTGTATTGGATAATCTGATTTTATTTCTACATCAACATCAATATCATCAATCAAATATTGATCTGTAAGTTGATCAGATCCAGGTGTTATAACAGGTTCTTGATCTGCAAGTAAATCGTCGCTATCTTGTATATCAATATTGACGGGTGTTATATCAACGTTTGCTACAAGTGTATGAGTATCAGAAACTAATCCACCATTTCCAGTTGCTGTCATAGTATATACTATTGTCATGGCACCACGACTAGACCATGGAATTTCTGTAGTATATTCATCAGTAACTTCCGTTACTCCAATGCCAAATTCTGCGGAACTTGGATTTGATAATGATACAGGAGTACCAGTAGTGGTAGTTCCATCTAAGAAATAATATGTCGCTGTTAGTATTACAGATGTATTAGCATACTCAGTTGTATACTCAATTAAAGCTTGATTTCCATAATCAACTAATGCTGGCCAAGTTACACTTAAAGTTGGTAGTTGATAAACTGTAATTGTAACAGATTTTGTAGTACCAATTCCACCAAGTCCTGTAGGATAGGCACTATATGTTGTTGTTACCGTTGGAGCAACTATTTCCGAACTGGTAAGATTAGTATTTGTGGGGTTATTACCACCTCCAGGTTGAGTCCAAACAATTCTATCACCATCACCACTAACACTCCATGATAAAGTACGTTGCTCTCCAATAATCATAGTGCTAGTTGGACCAACAGTTAAAGTTAATTCTGGTATCTCATAAACTGTTATGGATACACTATCACTTTCAGTATTTGTAGTTGTAGTAGTTGTACTTACGACTTGACAACACTTGTCAGCTAAAAGACCATTTGGATGTGGTAGATTACTTCCACACTTCCAATGTCCAGATGGACAAGGAACACCAGGGGAAACCCAACCAATTAATGTACTAATATTGGTATATGAAATACTAGTATAAGTTGTATCAACTGTATATGTGTATGTCTTATCATCAGTAGGAGATACTGAGAAACCTGCTGGAGGACTACTAGATCCTGGATTATTAACATCAGTCAAAGTATATACACTGTTGCTTCTATCTACAGCACTCCATTGAAGTGTTGTACTTTGACCTTCAATAATTGTTGTTGGATTAGCTGTAAGGAGAGGATTTGCTGATCCTGGAGGTGCTGGTAATACAGTAACTGTAAAAGTATCTGTTACTGTATTACAAGTTCCTACTGCTGTAAGAGTATATGTAGTGGTAGATGTTGGAGTAACAGTAGTAAATCCATTTTGATTAACAATACCAATATTATTATCAAGTGATACTGTAACTCCAGATCCCTGAACATACCAAGCTAATGTAACATTAGATCCACTATAAACTGTAACGCCACTGCCAACTAAATCAGCAGTTATAGTTTCAAGTTGTGTTACACTTGCTGTATCAACTATATCATACGCTCCCATTCCATATCCAGCATAAACATTTAAAGTATAAGTTCCAGGTACAGAACTGGTAAAAGTATTAGTTTGTGCCGAATTAATAACTACTGCTTGAGTTCCATTAGGATTAAGCACTTCAGCAGACGAAAAATCACCAGTTACTGTATATGTAAAAGTTCTAGCAACACCAGGACATGTTGTGCTCTGATCAACACTCAATGAACCTGTTGGTGGTTGTAAAACTGTTACTGTTGCTGTTACCGCTGTTCCACTTCCAGCAGAATTTGAAGCATTACATGAATAAGTTGTAGTTGTTGTTGGATTAACACTTAATGTTCTCTCAGCACCATCAGTATAATCAAGACTTGTTTCTAGGTACGATAAAGTCATGGAAGTAATGTTTGTACCAGTAGCACCATAGGTTAAAGTAGAACTACCTCCATTAATAATAGTTGTTGGATTTGCAGAAATATATGGTAGTGGTGGATCCGAAATAACAGTTATTGTGCGAGTTACTGGTGTCGCATCAAGAATTGTCCCATATGATCCTAGTCCAGTTCCTCCTACAGTAACTGTCGTAGTTTGAGTTGGAGTTAGCGTTTGCTCATAAATCAGACCCAATGCCAAATCATCAGCATCATAGTTAGTTGTAGTGCTTCCATTACCATCTGCCACAGTAATGTACATACTATTTTTATAAATGTTTAGAAAACCACTTAGGTAATATCTTACCACTACACTCTCAGTAATATTAATAGTTACATCTTGCTGTAAATTATTTAAAAAAACTTTAGGGGTTGGAGCAGGTGGGTCATCAACATATACAGTCTTAAGTTTTGAAGTTGATGCACCCCCAGCATCTTCAACATAGACTTGATAAGTTGTAGTCTCTGTTGGCGAGAGCTCTTCCGTTTTGGTATAAGTTGTACTCTGAGTGGCACTATAAGTTCTGATAGTGGTATTATCTGGCCATGGATATCTTAATTGAAGGTAATTAAGATTTTGACCTCCTAAAGCCGTACCAGTAAATGTTAAATTATGACTATTTCCCAACAGAATACGATTTCTATTGCCACCTAGAGGAGCATCTGTAGATATTTCTAACGTAGGAGGACCTATAATGGTTATAGCGCAACTATCAATTACAGTATTTCCGTCGCCATCAGTAATTTTAACGAAAAATTCTGTTTGATCTGTGGCTGGTATAAAGGCATAAGTACTGACACCCCATGTTTTATTGGTACTAGATGTAGATCTACTCCAATATAAGCTAGAAGAAACAGGAGTAGCATATCCTGGTGACGTAGCAGTATAATATGTAAGTGTTACAGAGTCTCCCTCAGAAATTGTTGTTGGAGATACAGAAATAAATGCCGTAATGTTTGGAGAGTATCTAACTAAATCAAAAGCATTGTTATTATCTCCACCAGGAGGTGCTTGATATGAGCAAGATTCATCATTATTATCCCACCCATAAGTACTACCTCTATATGTTCCAGGTTTGTAAATATATCCATCATAAAAAACAGTAAGTTCATCTTGTGCCGTATATCCATCATTAGGATTAGATGGAGATATAGGTGAAATTAAATTATTGTTTCTAATAATTCGTAATGATCTAACATCTTCATCAGGATTAGATCGTGCTTGCCCTGATCTTGTATACCATCCATTATTGGGGCGTGGCGAACAACCAGGATCTCTATTAATTCCATTTTGTGCTGTATAGCTAGTTCCGCTGCCGAGATGCGATGACATGGTTAGAACTTAATAATATATTCTACAAGAATAAAAGGAGTTACTAATTGATCTAGTTTTTCGTCATCAGAAATATCAACATCGACAAAAGCACTGACACCAGACATGTCAATATCAACATTATCGTGTTCATATATGAAATTATGTGCGTATGTAATAGGTCTATCAATGTTGTGTTTATGTATAGAATCAGCCTCCCAATCGCTAGAAAAATCTAACTGGTTATAAGATCCACTATTTGCCAATCTTTGACCCCGATCTTTTCCTCCAGTTTGTCCTACGGCATGATTACCAGAGTAGTTTATAAATTTTTGAGTTGAATTATGAGCATGACCTTGGAAATTATCAATATTTAATTCAGTTTCACTAGTTTCTCTTTGAACAATATATCTTGGATTTCCTAAAAATTGTAATTCTCCACTAGCAGCAACTTGAGCATTTCCAACAAAATTTGAAGTTATCCTATTACCAAAATTACTGATAACTTCAATTTGAGGTCCAACTCTATTTGTTGGATTAGTAGTAACTACACCAGTATCTACAGTAGTTGCGTTATATATTCCTGTGCCTCTACCACCAATAATAACTTTTGATCCAAGGTCAGGTAATTGAAATTGCCCTAGATCACCAGTTTCTTCATTTGGTTCTCTAATATTAGCATTATCTTTACGAAATCTAGAAGAATCACCCGACCCCAATACTCTCGATAACGCTACAAAATCTTTTGAATTTAAAATACTTCCATCACATCTCAAATAACCAGCAGGCAATGTATCTTTAAAATTAGCAGTTGTCGGATCATTAGCTACTCCTAATCCAGGAGTAGAATGGACTAAAATAGTCCCAACCATACCGCCAAATTTTGATCTTTCGTTCGTGTAATTTGCCATTTTAGTATGCCCTGATGATGTATACGCAAGTTAGAGAGGGTTGAGAAGTATTCATACTAATTTGTAACGCTGCCGTATTAGTAGCATTATCAAGAACTGTAGTGATTGGAATATTTACCTCAGATTGCAATCTAGATTGAGGTTTTAAACTATTTTGGTCATAAACTACCTGAAATGGATCATGCGCGTGTGCTTGGATAGAATCATCCAACCAAGCACTTCCAGTATTACTTACAAATGTTGTAAAATATCCAATAGAAGGAACATCAGGATAGTCATTCCTAAATCCATCTGGAACTCCAAAAGGTTGACCCCCTGGACCATATTGAATACTACCACCGCCAGCCCATATTCTATAATCAAATTCTTCAAAATTAGCAATGGGAGTTGCGCTTACATTTTGAGCATATAAATTAACAGGAGGATTTTCTGATCTAACTTTAGCAAGAGTCCTACCATCAAATCCTTGACCTGCTCCACTAAACTGAAGTAATTGTGGATTATTCGTAAAACTTACTAAATCTATACCGTCTTTTTTCCACCCTAAACTAAATCTAGCTTCGTCTCTTGCGCCGTCACCACCATTAATGCCAGCTGTAATAGTAGCTTCATCATAGTTCGCATATGTAAAGTGTGCTTCTACATTACTATATGGAACAACACCTAGTCCTGGTCTATTACGAGAAAGTTCAGCAAGTGTTTCATATGAACCAGAGTGTGAATGAGTTCTGATATGTCCATGACCCAATTTTCTTCCACCAATGAATACATCCTTTGCTCCCTGTCCATCAACAATAGTATTTCCAGAAATTTTACCACTGTAACCAAATCTATCATTTAATTCAAATTCGACATCAGTAGAAACATCATTAAAAACTTCAGGAACACCATTATCAATATTTTCACCAATATATGGTCCAATCAAATTACCAGCATCGGGATCTTGATCAATATCATCTATTCTACCAGTAACCTGAAAGTACTCTTGCTCAATATCCATCAACATTCTACCATCAACTAAATTAGGTAAAACGAAATTACCAGTATATGCTGGAAATGCTCCACCTAAATTACTAGTTCCTTCATTATACGTATCTCCAATTGCTTGTACTAATAGTGGATAATCTTTTGCCTCTGGTTGACCACCATCACAAATAATCCATCCCTTTGGAATCTCACTCAAAGGTCCAGACCATGGCATAATGGTGCCGATAACGGCACCTTTCATAGTTTTTGATTCTTGATAAAACGGCATTTTTATATGTCCATTAGATACCAACCGACAAGAGATGATGGTGCTCCTGGCAGTCCGTCTGGTGTAGATGGTCCAGCATAAACTAAACCAAATGCTGCGTTTGGTGTTTGTACAACTAATTCACCGCCACCATATCCAGCAAATGATGATGGTGGAATACCAGCTAACACAGAAGAACCAGTGTTAGATGTCTCTCCTTGTACTTTAACGTTATCAGCTGCTCTGATAACCATACTTAAGTTATATGTTAAACTACCACTAATATCTATAATGCGAATCATATCACCCATTAGAGCATTTTGAGGTAATTTAATTAAAGTATTACCAGTACAATTAACAAAGTAATTAACATTTGCCTCTGCCTGGATAACAGAATCTGCTTGATACAACCACTTACGACCACCAGTTTGTGAGAAGTAATTTGATTGACCCGCAATAGTAACAGATCCATCGTTATCTACACCAAAGATTTCATTACCTCCAGAATTGACAGTTAAATCACCACCTTGGACAAACAAATCACCAGCAATATCAACATTACCACCAAATGTAGAAGTGCCAGTTCCTAGAGCAGATAGAGAACCATATACAGTAAAGTCACCAGACGAATTGACAAGAGTTAGTCTTGGATCATTCCCATCAGCACTCCAGATGTTAAAGTTACCACCATAGATGTCAAGGTCACCAGTTGCCGTGTCAACTTGTAAAGTTGTTCTCGCCGCATTACTATCGTTACCACCATCTGTAATGGTGAAGAACTCAGTATTTAAATTTCTAGAACCATTAATTGTTAATGTATTTTCAGTAGTTAGAGTACCAGCAATATTAGTATTACCAGTCTCAGAATTAACAGTAAATTTGTTAAAACCTACACCAGCAAGAATATCACCAAAGATGTAAGTGTCTCCAGTAGTAGACTCAACTTTAAATACATCAGCTGCTGGTGATCCACCATCATTAACAGTTAAAGACTGTGGAGATGTGCTAATTAATTGAGCAACTCCAACAAATTCAGATTGACTCAATCTTAATAAATCTCTAGTAGTTAAAGTTCCACCAAACTCAGCAATACCGATATTGACATTACCAGCAGAACTGCCAATACCTGTCAATGGTTCATCTAATTGTCCATTACCATCTAAGTCAGATCCAGTAATAAAACTTGCATTTGCTTGTTTAATTAATTTGGCAATGACGCAACCGTCAGGGTGATTGACATATGTTCCTGTTCCTTCCTGTCCTCTAGAAACAATTAATCGATAACCATTAGGATCAGATGGGTTTGCGATATTAGCAATACCAACAATACGAACAATTTCACTTTGTGCTTCATTTCTAAGTCCAGTAAGTTGATTTGGTGCTACGCCAACAGTGTCTGGAGAGGAAGAATTTCCTCTGTCAATCAACAATAGATCACCAACTTGGAAATCATCAACACCAGGAGTGGTAATAGGTAGATAATATGAAGTACCAGCAGAGTTAGTTCCATTTACCTGGAAGGTAAAGTCTCCTCCTCCACCACCACCTAACTGATCATCAGTAATGGTTAGATTTTCATTATCAGCATAACCCTCACCAGGACTATCAATAGTAATATCAAACGTAAAGTCAAATCTAATAGTAATCGTAAATGAAGCATTAGTTCCAGATCCATCGCTTGTAGCAGATAGGAACCTATAAGTACCTGGAGTTCTGGAATTTGCTCCATTATTGACAACGTTGTCAATAGAAGCAATTTGACCACCAGCAACTAAGAATGTATTTGAACCCCAAGCAGAAATACCAGCAGTATCAATCAATCTTCCAGTATCAAGATACTGATAGAAGTCAATATTTGGATTCTCAACACCACCAACTTGGTGACCGATTCTTGTAGTTCCAAACTTACCTCTTTCAATCTCAATAATACCAGCATTCAATCCACCATCTAGTCTGATGTTACCCTCAACAATGTGAGAAGCAAGAACATTCAAAGTATTACGGATGAAAGTTGTGCCACCAGTTGAACCAAGAGTAAATGTAGTAGCGTTTGTAGCAAGATTAACTGTATTTGTTTGGTCACCATCAAATAGATTAGCGATTCTAGTTTGAGTAAACAATCTAGAAGAGCTAGTACCAGCACCATATCCAGTACCAATCTCTAAATTACCAGCAACACCTGTATAGAATGTGCCAATCTTAAATGATGAGTTAGCATCTGATTGAGTTGCCCATGCTCCACCAATCGTAATGTCGCAAACTGAAGTAACGTCATTAGATACTGTACCAATTTCAATACTTGCGTTATCACTGTTTCTATGAATCTTCAAGGTAGAATTGGTTGCTGCTTCACCAATTAATATTGTTTGTCTTGTAGAAGAGTTCGCAATATTTACTGTTTGATCGGTAGTAGTATTGTTAATAAGGTTCAGAATCTGACCTTCGCCAGCAAAGTTTAAAACATTTGCGTTTGTATTAATAAAGTTGAAAGCATTATTTGTAGTTGTGATATCACCACCATTTACCTGAAGATCTTGAGTAATCTCAAGATTATCATGGATTCTAGCATCACCAACAACAACAAAAGTTCTATCAAGATTCTTGTATGGATTTACAGTATCTCCAAGTGAAGTATTGATGCCAACTCTACCATTATTGGTAGTCATTACTCTCAACACTGAAGGATCATCAGGAGAAGAACTATCACCGCCAACTAGGAAAGCATTATCTTGATTGGTTTCTGTCTTAGAAATAGTATTCTCAGAGAGATAAGAATTAATGGTCTTACCACTAATAAAGGTTGTACCAACAACATCTAAGTTTGCTCTTGGTTCTGTCTCGGTTGAAACAAAAGCATTTTGAGAAGCATCATGTGAAGAACGAGCAATCGTGTTGATTCCTAGTTTGTAATCACCAATAGATTCAGTATCTGTTCTGATTGCTTCAGCACCAATTAAACCATATTCTTTGAAATTTGAATTGGAGAATTCAACTTTAACACCAGGATTTGCAGCGACAACCGCACTCCAGTTTAAAGTTTGAATGGTGATAGAGTCATTAACTTGGAAATGTACATAATTGTTATTAGAAGAGAATGCATCACCGTTTGGACTGAATACAATCCAAGGAACAGTATTCAATCTGCTATCAGGATAAT